GGAAGAGAGTAGGCGGTGTGATGCTCTGAAATATGCCGTGCAGAACGGTTTGTGTTTTGAGGATGAGAAGAAGCCTGTGATTGAGTGGCAGAAGCTGAGAGATCTTCAGTGGAAGTATCAGTTAGCTGGCATTTCTTGGCCGAGAGAATCCGCGATTCGAGATGTGTGCCGTCTGGCAGCTCGTGACCGTGGATTTGAGTACAAAGGATATCTGCGAAACACATTGACATTTGGTTATATCACTGATCCGAAAAATATTTGCAAACTTGGTATCGTAGATTGAGAGGGATTTGGAAATGAATAACACTCGTAGAAAAGCTATTAAGCAGACTATCGATCGTTTTGATTCCATCCGTAAGAAACTGGATGAGCTTGCTGCGGAGGTCGAAAGTGCAAAGTCCGATGTTGAGGATATCCAGTGGGAAGAAGAAGAGTATCGTGATAACATGCCGGAGAATCTGCAGGGAAGTGAGCGGTATGATAAAGCAGATGATGCTTGTACGAATCTGTCTGATGCTGTGGATGCTCTGAATGACATGATTGGTGCTCTGGATTTTGACTTTGGTGATGTGACTACCTCTCTGGAGGAAGCGATGGAATGATTAAGACCACAAATCCATTAAAGAGAAGTGCATGGGCTGTGTTCTTGTACAGAGGCAGGCAAGTTTGTTCATATCTTTTGCGTAATAGCAATCTTGGGGACAAGGAACGCATGGTAGAGCTGCTGGCACGAAGGTACATGACAGAGCCAGAAAACATTGTCGTAGATATTGAATTTAGAGATTGAGGTGATAGAGAATGACCGCGTTTATGATGTTTATTTTGAATATGGCACTGATAATAACAATGGGTAATGACCCATTTGCGTTTTGAAAAAGGTGATTAAGATGAGTCGAGAAGAGTATAATATCTCAAAAGAAGGAATGAAAAGACTGCTATATTTGCTAAAGCATCCGTTGGTAGATGATGCAATAAAAATATACGGAAATTGTCTCATAGAAGATAGTGAAGTGGTTGAGTTTAAGGATCTGGATTTATCATTTATTGATAAAACCTAAATTCTTTGGAGGGAAAACTAAATGATTATTACTATGTATCGAAGAAAATGGAAATTCTCGGTGATGAGCGCAGAAGATGCAGAAGACTTTATCAGAGAGCCGCATTTTGAACGAATTCGATTTATTTCAATTACTGAAGCTAATGGTCATCATATTGATTTTCATAAGTGTGAGGGCAATATTACTTTTCTACCGCTGAAGTTTGATGATTGCACTACTGATTTAGAAGGCACCTGTATCACTGATATTCAAGCTAAGAATATTGTGAATTTTGTTTTGGATAACCATGAAGAAGATAAGACGGATTGGTTCTGTGTGAATTGTAGTGCTGGCGTATCAAGATCCGCAGCCGTGTGCGCTGCTGTTATGAGAATTTTGTGTAATGATGATATGCCGGTATTTACAAACAGCTACTTCTGCCCGAATATGACGGTGTACAGAGAGGTGTTGAATGCTTGGATTAACCGTCTGTCTGATGAAAATGAAAGCGTTTCGACTGAGATATGGAATACTGTAAATAAAGATATGGTAGAGGAGTAAAACATGAAATATACAAAGCGTGAAATTATTAGCGCATATCGAATTCTCACGAAGAATATTCAACAGAATGATCTCGGCTGGCGTGGAAAAATGATTTTAAGTGATGTACTTGATAACTATTTCAGCCGTATTGAGGGTGAAAAAGTTGTCGTTGATCCGAAGTATGGAAGTTTTCGTTGTCCCAAATGCAATACCGTAATTACAAGTGAATATGACCATTACTGTAGACAGTGTGGTCAAAAGTTGGATTGGAGAGAAGTGCGATGAAGATTGAATTGACTCTTAATGAGGCACGAGTAATCCAAGACGCACTTGATGCGACAAGCCTATGCCGATCTGGATGCTATATGGGTTATAAGAGCGGCGACGAGGATCTGTGCTTTAGGCTTGATAAGGATGGAAATTATCGCTGTAAGCTGATGCGAGAAATTGATTCTATCAATGATAAGATTGAGGACGCAATGGGCAAAGGTCGATAAAATCCGGGTTCTTGTGGATATTTAACAAAAGGATGTGTGGACCGATGATATAACTATTGATGACGTAGGATTATTAGTAAAATTTTGGTAATTTTGATAATTGTGTTGAATAATCTCTTTGTGCGGTGTATGCTTGAGACAACCTCAATACAAGATGGTCAAGCCAAAAGAATGTGAGGTTAATATAATGTGGATTATGATAATTTTACTTATGGTATTGAATGCTGTGTGCGCATTTGGTCTGTTAGGAGCGCTTTCCGACGCAGATGATCAGAGTGAGCGGCTGGAAATGAAACAGGGAAGGAATGGTCGAAATGGATAATTTGAAACCGTGTCCATTCTGCGGTGGAGAAGTTACCATAGCAGAGGGCGGTTATCGCCAAACACGATGGATGTATGTTACGAGAGGAAACAAAGAAAATAGGTGCAACTGCTATGTTATCATGGAAAGCAAAACTTACGACTTTGATTCCTCTGAAATGGAAAAAGCAAAAATCAAAACCGACCTTATCGAAGCGTGGAATAAACGGATTTATAAAAACTAAGTTTTAATAGAGGTGATTCTATGACAAGAAATGAATTGCTTGGAGCGTTATGCTTTCCAGAATATAATTTTCTTCGGGAGAATGAGCATCTTGGCAAACACATGATGTTTGTGACGGTCGGTGGCAGTCATGCTTACGGGACAAATGTTGAGGGCTCAGATCTTGACATCCGAGGTGTAGCATTGAATTCAAAAGAAGACCTTCTTGGTCTCGGTGAGTTTGAGCATTATGTGGACACTCAGACCGATACAACGATTTATAGCTTTAACAAAGCTGTGAAATTGATGTGCAGTGGAAATCCCAATATGCTGGAACAGTTAGGGAATGCCGATGAACTCGTTATTAGCTATAACCCAATGACGCAGCTACTTATGGACAACAAAAACCTATTCCTTTCAAAGCGTGTGATTTACTCGTTTGGAGGTTTTGCAGGCAAGCTGATTCAGAAGTCTGATATATTAGACAAAGATCCAATCTACCATAATTCAAAGAAAATGCACAAGACGGTAATGAATGCAGTTCGTGTATACCTGATGCTCTTTGACATCTTGGAAAAAGGTGAAATTAAAACCTATCGAGACAACGATCATAACCTCCTGACGCAGCTTCGCAACGGTGAATATGATTACAAAGAGATTCGTCAGCAACTGATTCCGGCCTATGAAAGCAGATTGTCAGTTGACAAGAGTGAGACTTACCTGCCGGACAATGTTGATTGGAAGCTGGTCAACGAGCTTGTGATGACTGTAAATGAGGAGTCTTTAAAGATTTGATAAAACCAATATTTTTGAAAGGAAGGGATTCTTATTAACTCTAATTTGTTAATGAATCGTGAGCAAAGTATTGCTATTGTGTGTATAATGTGCTTGCTGGCAGGGAATTTGATATCGAAGATTAGCCCGGTGAATCAGAACAATTCGTACCTTTATAATAGTAGTCCTCCGGCAATTAGTATTGTGCAACAAGAGGAAAAGGAACCAGAAGTCATTGTAGAGACTGTTACTGAAACGAAGGTGGTGAACTTTAGTCAGGGTAAACATGAGCTCACTGACGATGAGCGTGCTCTTGCGGAGCAGATTGTTGCTTGTGAAGCAGGTGCTGATAGTTTGGAAGGCCAAATGGCTGTGGCCCAATGTCTTTATGATTCCGCTGTGCTTGATGGTTTAACCATTCAGCAGGTCTTTAAGAAGTATGGTTATAGCTCCTTATATAATAGGAAGGTGACGGCAGAGAACGAACTGGCTGTGTCTATGGTATTTGATTACGGCGCTAAGATTTCAGACAAACCCATTCAATGGTTTGTGACCCCGGCGTCAGCTCCCGGCAGTTGGCACGAGCGTGGAGCAACCTTTGCTGGACAATTTGGCGCACACAGGTTTTATTATGACGCGAAGCTGGTTGTGGATGATGCTGAGTAAATGGCATCATCTAAAATTTCGATAAATAATACAACAAAAAGATGTGTAATATATTGACGAAAACAAAAAGATGTGTATAATATATCTTGAAAGTTGTTTATGTGAGCGGAAGGCGGTATTTCAATGAGTGAGAAAAAGGTTTTGGAAATTATACAGGTTGAGAACTTTTTGAAGTACATAAGAAAAAAGCGAGTGTGGGTTTGTTTTATTTGCAATGGTGTGGATGTTCACATGATCTGCAAAAAGATGGATGACATTGGTGTAGAGACACATGGGATTGTCAAAGGCATTGAATTTTTTGGAAACGAAAGTCATGTTGAGTTGCGGCAAGAATGCTACGAAGTAAGGAGAGTTGAGTTTAGGCCGGGCGATAAAGAGAAAGCGTATGAGATGATCTTCAATAACACCAGCGTGTTTGTGTCAGAGAATCCCGAGTTGTACGGGCACTAAAAATATTTTCAAAAACCTCTTGACTTATATGATTGTATCCTGTATAATATAGCTATGGAACGGAGCTACACTATTATAGAGGAGAAAGATTATGGACAACAATATTGACCCAAAGGTCGGAGAGGTTTGGTTGGTCGATTTGTCAAATGCGACAGGTCATCAGCAGCGCGGTATTCGACCGTTCGTTGTGACGAGCAACAATAAGCGCAACTTCTTTAGCCCCACAATCAAAGAGAATCCATTGTCTTCCAGAATATACAAGCGCTCTCCGGTTCATGTTCTACTTTCAAAGGAAGATTGTGATTTCTTAGAAGTTGACAGTATCGTTCTTTGTGAAGAGACTGACACGCTTAACAAAGGACAGTTCATCAAAAAACTTGGTGTCTTGTCGGAACGTCAGATGAATATGATTGCAATGGCAAGATGTAAGGATGAACCGTTTTTGCTCGCAGCATTCCTGAGCGGCGTACAACATACTATGGAATTTCAGAATTTTGCCGCATTTGCTTGATTTTTTATAATGTTTAATGGTACACTACATATAATAAGAAGGAGTGTGCCACTATGCTTACTGAAGAAAAAATCAACGCTTTTGCCGAAAGGTATTCTGATAAAAGCGGTAAGTTTGTTGTATCGACACTTAACAATGTTATGATCTATGAGGCCGAGTGTGGGTATGAGTTGTTTGATTTTACAAAAAATGATTTTGTAAAGATGTTTGCAAAATACAATTGGGTGAACTCAAGTCGTTCATTTAGAAATGTGAAATCAATAATCACTGGCTACATCAAAAGTGAAGATCGTACAAGTTTGTATGACTTGGCTGAATTTTCGGAAAATGACGTAAGTTCAGACGATATGTATGCAGACAAGTATTTTGCATCGGTTGATGAATTTGTTGACTTATTAAATAAATACGAAGAGCCATATCAGATTCGTATGAACGTGATTGCTGTATTATACTGGATCGGACTTACCGCTGGTGAAATTGTTAATCTAACAATCAATGATGTTGATTTTGAATCTCGTACTGTTCTCAATAGGACTGGTATTGATGCGAGGTTGATGGATATCATCAAGCAGTGTTATGAAATGAAACAATATGATGCTCCCAACATGGGAGGATACAGAACGTTTTATGTCATAAACGGTGATTACATCCTTCGCAAAACAGAGGACAGGACTGGAGCAGACAGTGACCCAAAGATATCTACAAATACAATTCATACCTATTTTATGAGATTGAATGATATTCTCGAAAAAAGAGGTTGTTCTAAGATTTTGGACCAAAGACATTTAACAAGAAACAACGAGTATATCAAGGTTTATGACTATTGCAAAACTCATCCAGAATTTAATCTTGTAGAACTTAGCTTCGGAAATGGTAAAGATCCTCTTGCAGACATTATCGGAAGAAAGTGTAGCAAGGTAGCCTATATTAGCTTCCGGCAAGGATACAAGGGCTGGATTGAGTATTTCCATAAAAATTAAAAATAGGGGCTTCGGCCCCTTAATTTTAACACGTTAGCTATATAATACAGGATACTTATTAGAAAGGGAAATGTAGATGAGAACGCTTTTGCTGTTCCGTGGAGCACCAGGTTGTGGGAAGTCCACCTATATTAAAGAGCATAATCTTGAGCAGTATGTATTGAATGCTGATACACTTCGACTTATGTGCCAGAGCGCACAGGAAACACCTGCCGGGCGGATGGAGATCTCTCCGCAGAATGATGATGTTGTATGGGAGATGCTTTTCAAACTGCTTGAGGTGCGTATGAGTCATGGCGAGTTTACCGTGATTGATGCAACGAATTCCAAGACGGTCGAAATGAATCGTTATAAGAATCTTGCAAAACAGTATCGTTATCGGATGTATGTTATTGACATGACGGACCTTCCGATTGAGGAATGCAAACGAAGAAACGCTCAGAGAGAATGGCTGAATCGAGTTCCTGAAGCGGCCATTGATAAGATGTACGCTCGGTTTGCTACTCAAAAAGTTCCTTCTGGTGTGACAGTTCTTCCTTCTACTACGGATGTGATGTCCGATTTGAACTACTGTCCGAATGACTTCAACCAGTGGAAGAAGATCCATATCATCGGTGATGTTCATGGCTGTTATACTTGTTTAAGTGAATACCTTGGTGAGATGAAGGACGACGAACTGTATATCTTCGTTGGTGATTATCTCGATCGTGGCATCGAAAACGTTGAGGTATTCAAGTTCTTGTGTGATGTTGTAAATAACAACCGCAAGAATGTGATCCTTTTGGAGGGCAATCATGAGTGTTGGCTAAACAAGTGGGGGCATGATGAACCGGTTCAGAGTGAAGAGTTTGCAAACTACACTCGTCCGCAGCTCTTTAAAGCCGGTATTGACAAGAACACTGCTCGTAAGATCTATTCCAGAGTAGGCCAATGTGCCTACTTTGAGTATGATGGGAAGCGGTATTTCGTGAGCCACGGTGGTTTGAGTTATCTGCCTTATTTTCTTCCTTTCGTATCTGCTGATCAGATGATTAAAGGTGTAGGTCGCTATCCTGATATGCTAACCGTGGCTGAGTCTTGGGAAAAATCGATGCCGGATAGCTACATTCAGATCTTCGGCCATCGAAATGTGCAGGATGTTCCTATTGATATGGGGCATCGGTGCTACAATCTCGAAGGAAAAATCGAGTTTGGTGGATATCTCCGTTGCGTTGAACTTGAACACGGTCAGTCAATCAAATGTGTAGAAACCAAGAACGATGTGTTCCGAAAAGAGGAGCCAAAGACTGAAACTGCCGTTGAAATGAAAACTGAGTTCGATAACGCAGAACTTGTTAGTAAGATGCGTCAAAGCAAATATGTGTTTGAGAAGCGATTCGGAGATATTTCTTCTTTCAACTTCTCTCGTGAAGCATTTTATAAGAAGCACTGGGATGAGGTTTCTACCAAAGCAAGGGGATTGTTCATTAACACAAAGACGAATAAGATTGTAGCTCGAAGCTATGATAAGTTCTTTGCGGTTGATGAGCGGAATGAAACGAGAATTGGAAACCTACAGAACACTTTGAAGTTCCCAGTGACTGCATATCTAAAAGAGAACGGATTTCTTGGTATCATTTCGTATGATGCAGAACAGGATGGTCTGTTCATTGCAAGTAAATCCACTCCTGAAGGGCCTTTTGCAGATATGTTCCGAAAGATTATTATGGATACTACTTCCGATGAAGATCGTAAGAATCTGAAGGAGGTTGCCAAGGAGCATGGCTCCATCATCTTTGAGGTTATTGATCCTGTGAATGATGCTCATATCATAGAATACAAGAAACCGCACATTGTTTTGCTGGATGTTGTTGCAAACGATATGAATTTCAGTGTGATAGATTATGATGACTTGAAACGTGTCGCAGAAAAGTGTCATCTGCAGATTAAGGAGAAGGTTAAAACCTTTGAGAACTGGAGTGAATTCTATCCTTGGTATGAGGAAGTCATGAATGAGAACTATCTGTACCATGACATCGAGCATGTTGAAGGCTTTGTTCTGAGAGATAGTAACAACTTTATGTTCAAGTTAAAGCTTCCTTATTATAAGCATTGGAAGTTCCTGCGTTGTGTTATGCAGAGCGTCCAGAAACGTGGCTATTACGAAAACACCGCCAAGCTGTTTACGGCTGAAGATAATTTGTTCTATGGTTGGATGCGTGAGCAACGAGAGAAAGATCAAGAGGCGTTCAGCAAGAAGGGAATCATTCAGCTGCGAAATGAGTTCTATGCAAGTCAGCAGAAGAGTTGAGTTAAAATAGACATTTTATCGTGATTTTCGTTAAAATAATTAACGAAGTATCGTGATATTTCTTCCTCCGAAAATGCCCTGCGCGGGGCTGACAGCCGGGAAAGACCGGCGATATGGGGATATGGTGAAATTGGCAGTCACGCTTGATTCAAACTCAAGTGTCGAAAGACGTATCGGTTCAAATCCGATTATCCCTACCATGAAGATCAGTTGTTCTAGCTCGTTCGGGGATTGGCCGTACATTGGCGACCGGAAAAACGTCATACCGGTAAAGGACGTCAAGCCAGACAAGAAGAGAAATAAGGTGTAAGCCGACTAGCTATCGGATAAATACTCTTCGGTTCGCCAGAAAACTAGAATGTAAAACGAATGGTTGGCTGTTTCTGATCTTCTATATAAGCTACCGTGGTGGAATGGCAGACACCGGAGACTTAAAATCTCCTGTCGGCAACGACGTGCCCGTTCAAGTCGGGTCGGTAGCACTAATATCCGGGTGTAGCTCAGTTGGAAGAGCGCGTGCTTTGGGAGCATGAGGCCGCAGGATCATGACCTGTCACTCGGACCAGCCTGAAATGGCATGTAGAATTTTTCATTCACATTATTCCCAGCTCTCTGAAAACAGAGCAGTGTGGCGTAGCAAGCTGGGTAAATGATGCGCCATCGCCAAGCGGTAAGGCAGAGGACTTTGACTCCTCCATCGCAGGTTCGACCCCTGCTGGCGCAATATGCGGATATGGTGGAATGGCAGACACGCCAGACTTAGGATCTGGTGCTTCGGCGTGTGGGTTCGATGCCCACTATCCGCACCACGGTCATAGAATGGTTGCGTACCGTTTTGTTGATCTCCTTTGACTGCCACTATTATTCCCGGCTCGCCAGTGATGGTGCAGTAGTGCTTTGTAAGCTGGGTTTTCATGCAGCGGTCGTACAACGGCTAGTACATCAGCCTTCCAAGCTGAGGATGAGGTTTCGACTACCTTTCGCTGCTCCAATCTCGTATGGGTAGGATTTTAGCGGTCAAATCCGGCTGTGCCTGTGCGAGATACCACCCCGAAAGGGGCGAGATATAGGAAATGTGCATCACTGTTATTCCTTCCTCATCTATATGATATAGATGCAATAGTGTTTTATAAGGAAGGTGCCCAGTTGAATAGTTGCAGCTGTTTAACTGGTTTTTATGGGATAGTAGCTCAGTTGGTCAGAGCTGGCGGCTCATAACCGCTTGGTCGCGAGTTCAAATCTTGCCTGTCCCACCAGCCCAATAGGGTATACATAAAATCTGCTAGAACTTTTGTTTTATAGGCGAAAAAATAATATGACGTTGATACGTCTATTATTTTTCGCTAATTTTTAAAGTTTTAGCTATATAACACAGGATACGAAAAAGGAGGAATGAAAACTGAAGCATTACGGAGATATCACACAACTTCATGGATGGCAGATTGAACCGGTTTCCTGTATCACAGGAGGTAGTCCATGCCAAGATTTGAGTCAGGCCGGTAAACGTGAAGGTTTGGCTGGTGAACGCTCTGGATTGTTCCTTGAAATGATCCGTGTGATTACAGAAATGAGGGAGGCCACCAATGGAGAATATCCAAAATTTGCAATCTGGGAAAATGTCAGAGGAGCTTTTAGCTCAAGCAAAGGTGAAGACTTCAGATGTGTGTTGGAAAGATTTGCACGCATTGTCGAGCCAGACGTTTCAATTCCTCGACCTTCAGAAAAGAACGGAAAGTGGGCAAAATCTGGAGCGATTTCCGGTAATGGATGGTCTCTTGCATGGAGATTGTTTGACGCTAAATACTGGGGAGTCGCCCAGCGCCGCCAGAGAATCGCGCTTGTCATGGATTTTGGAGGACAACGTGCCTCAGAAATTCTATTTGAGCGCACGAGCATGTCAGGGGATTCTTGTGAGAGCATCCCGGCGTGGAAAACCTTTACCCGAACTCTTAAAACAAGCATTACTGGATATGATCGAGTGGTGGAATCCGGGAACTGTATCGCAAGTTATGCAGAAAGTGAAGGAGCAAGAAGGTCTGGGAAAGAAGGAACTAGACGAGTATTGGAATCAGACAATCGAGAGACTTCGACTCGATGCGCAGAACCTGCAGCCTACACTCTAAAAATCCGTTCTGGATGTGAAGGTGGCGGTAAAGGTGCTCTGGTTCAAACTGAATTGAGCGCAACGATTTCTACGTTGCAAGACCAGACGCTAATTTGCTTGGCAGAAAATCCCTCCTTACATAATTTAAAACAAAAGATTTCGCCGGTGGTATTTGAGAGTCACAGTCAGGACTCTCGATACACTCAGCAGGGTGATACAAGTCCGACTTGTACTGCTCAGTGGGGAACTGGCGGTAATAATATGCCGCTGGTTGTTGAAAAGAAAGCCTTTGCGATGCAACGCATTGGTGAATACAAGGAAAGTGAACAGGCTAGTACGATGAAGTCTCGTGACTACAAGGATGCTACTGACCTGATTACAGAGAAAGAAACGAAGAATCTACGATGGATTGTTCGCCGTTTGACTCCTTTGGAGGATGAACGGCTTCAGGGGTTCCCTGATGGATGGACAGATATCGGTGACTGGATTGATGAGAACGAAAAGAAGCATAAAACCTCTGACGCAGCTCGTTATAAGGCCCTCGGCAATTCGATTGCGTTGCCGCAGTGGTACTGGATTTTCCAGAAGATGAAACCGTATATCGGTGAGAATCCTACTCTTGGCAGTCTCTTCGATGGGATCGGCGGCTTTCCGCTAGTATTTCAAAGCACATATGGTGAAGGTACTGCCATTTGGGGGTCAGAAATTGATAGCTTTTGTGTTGCGGTAACCAAGAAGCATTTCCCAGAAAAAGAAATCTCATAAAAGGCTAATTCAAATAAGAGGTGACACGATGAACAGCAAATTTCCTATCAATGCAACCATCGACCCCGGCTCTTTGAATATTCCGGCAAGTCCTATCTTCCAAAAGGAAAAGAATACATATCTTTGTCCGTTTTGTGTGACGAAGCTGGAGAAGTTCGAGCGTGAATGTTCTGATTGTCATCGCAAGATGGATTGGAGTAGGTTTACTGAAAAGAAGGAGGAGATGTTCACTTGAATATAGATTTCTTCCAACGGCGCAAGACTCAGCTTGAAGATACGCTTCTTTTGAAAAATCAGGCGGTCGATATGCTTGATTATTTAAAGACACATTGTATCAACAGCGACCAGTATTGTGCTATTCGAGACTACATTGAAGAAGCTGCGAAGATTCTGGAGAGTGACCTCGAATACGCAAACAACAAGTTGCAGTCCGCATTCAGACCTAAGTATGGTCGGAATAACAGATTAACTCGTGCTCAATCTAAGATGTTCCGTGATAGAGAATATTAAAAATGGGGTGATGCCATATGAACACATGCAAGAAAATATGTAACTGGTGTGGTCGTGAAATCAAGCCGATAGGTAGCGAGCAGGGAATCAGTTTTGAGCATCAATACTCTTATGGTAGCCAACTTGATGATTCGCTTTTGAGTTTTGATTTGTGTCCTGAGTGTTCAGAACGGTTCCCAGTAGTGCTCGGCGCAATGTTTATACATAATCCATTAAAGGACGATTTCTAACGGCGGGTGCCGTATGAAATATAAGCCATCAATAAACCAGACGGAGGATAATACATAAAATGAATAGTGCATGAATTGATTTAAGACGATAACAGGAAACATAAGTGATTATCAATGGAACAAAATTACATAAAGGAGACTTGATATGGCAGATAGAATTTTTAATCTTCCTCAGACCCGTGGTTCTTTTGAGATGGCTGGTAAGGTCACCGGCACCCAGCGTAGTAACTTCTATAACGAGAAGGAGACTAAGAGTGGTGCTATGCGCCGTGTCCTGAGCTTTGGCGTTCAGACTTCCAACGAAAACACTTTCTACGTTGATCTGGCTGGTATGCCTCGTGATAAGGTTTACTTCTTCCGTCGTGCCGATAAGGATAAGGGCATCGAGAAGGATAAGAAGGAAGTCGCTTGGAAGGATCGTCTGACTTATATTGCACCGGAAGGCTACGACATGATTGGCGTTAAGGTCGGTGTTACTAAGAAGACGAATGAGTCTGGTAAGGTCGTCAATGATAACAAGACTCTAACCGACTTCGATGCAGCTAAGGAGATTTCCGAGAACCTGCATGACGGTGACAACGTGTATGTCCGTGGCAATATCGAGTACAGCACCTATAACGGCAAACACCAGATTCGCTTTGTTCCTACTCAGGTTTCTCTGAGCTCTAAGGAAATCGACTTCGATGCAGAGGGTTTTGAAGAGCTGGCTCTGTTTACTCAGACCATTGTTTATACTGGTTGCCGTAAGAGCGATGAGTGCGATGAGGTAGTTGTCGATGCAAAGATCGTGAACTACAACACCATTGAGGATGCAGAGTTCTTCATTGATTATAAGGCAAACGCTCAGAATAAGGTTCTGGCTGATTCTATTCGTAAGCGTCTGAAGCCTTATACTAGCTTCGAGTGTTTTGGTCCCATCGTTAATCAGCAGAAGGTTGAGGAAGTTGAGACTGAGAATATCTGGGGTGGTCCTAACAAGATGAAGCGTCAGAGCACTCCGGCAATTCGCAAGCTGTATATCGAGGGTGTTAATCCTGATTCCTTTGATCCGAATCCTGGTGATAAGGACGCGGAGCCCACTTACACTGAGGACAATATCTCTGAAGCACGGGCAAAAATTGCTGCCAACGCTCAGGCAAAGAAGGACTTCGACGGCAAAGCTGCTGAGAACGACACTTCTTGGTGGGGTGGTTCTAACAAGTCTACTGCAACTCCTGATGATGAGGAAGATATCAACTGGGGCTAAAATTTTTTAGTTTTAGCTAAGTAATACAGGATACCGATAAAAGAAAAGATTTAGAAAGGAATTTACATATATGGCTATTGTTTGTGATGCATCTGCTATTCGTAAGAAGCTTCGTATGCTTGTGTATGGCGAGCAGGGAACTGGTAAGTCTCGATTTGCTATGCAGTTCTGCTACATGAAGACTCCTGAAAGTCGTCCGTTCCGTGTTCTGTATCTGGATACTGAGTCTGGTTCTATCGACGATTATCGTGAGGAACTGATGGAGAATGGGCTCGACCCGATGAATCTCCGTATCGTTTACACTCAGTCTCTCGCAGAGGTACAGGATTTCATCCATACCGTTGCAGATAATGAGGACTTCGAGGATGAAGATGGTAACGTTTGGCTGGATGCAGATGGCAAGCCTTTCCGTGCCGATGCTATCGTTGTTGACTCTGCAACTATTCTTAATCTAACCACAAAACAGGGCTTGACCAATTTCTCGCAGAAGCGTGCAAAGGTTAAGGCTGCAGCACAGGGTCTGACCGGCGACGAGAAGTCGGTGAAGATTGAGGGTGCTGGTATGGAGTTGAAGGATTATCAGCAGCTGAACTTTAAGGGTCAGTCCCTGATTCTGGATCTGAATGCAACTGGTGTGAGCTACATCGTTATTTGCCGTGAGAAGGATGAGACTGAAACCAAGCTGGTGAATGGTTCTTCTGTGAGCGTTTCTACCGGTCGCAAGATTCCTGATGGCTTTAAGGGTCAGGAGTATAATGTCGGCACCGAGTTCCGTATGTACCATCCCGGCGATGATAAGTCTATCAACTTTGCTTATTTTGATAAGGATCGCACCGGTGTTCATAATGGCGGTGAGGTTGTCGAAGACCTGACTCTGCTTGAGTATCAGGAGTATCTTGACCGCTCTGCAAAGAACCGTGAGGTCATCATCAAGAATGGTCTGAATGATGCAGTTAAGACCGAGATGAAGCTTCGTGCTCGTGAACTTGGTCTTGATGACAATGATATCAGTGATGATGCTCCTGCAGAGAACACCTCCGAATCTAAGGAGCCTTCTCTGGATGACATTAAGGCAAAGCTGAACGATCTGATTGCTTCCGCTTCTCCTGTAAAGAAGAGTGCAGCACAGAAGGCAGTTAAGGCGGCTGGCCTGTCTACCGCATTCCGTTCCATGACTGACATCGAGGAACTGAAGAAGGTTGCCGCAATCATGGAGAAGGAACTGGCTTAATGGAACTTACCCGTAAATGCAAGATTTGCGGGAAGAACATTTTCATCGAGCGAGACCGTAGCACTTTTTTCTATGACAAGATTGGTTTTTACCATAAGGATTGTTTTGTAGAGAAAAAGAAAAATCAAAAACGCCCTTGGACAGATGACCTGCTAAGGGCATTTTTTGACAAAGTGAATGACACTACGGATAAAAAGGTCGATGATCTTCTTTCCAAAAAGAGAGAGCAAGACAAAAATCGTGAGCTTGCTCATATCAAACAGGAAGAGAAAAAGATTCTTTTCGACCATATTCGAGATACATACGCCCCGGCGGTTGTTCCTGGCAGCTTTTACTCGAAACTTACGCAGTTAATTTCCGGTAATTATTACAAATATAGAGGTTCTATTCCTCCGCTAGAACTTTACGATATGTGGGTTCTAGCGAAACCCCGACTAGATAAAATAATTGCCGAGAAAGAAGCAAAGGGTTGCGATATGAGTCAGCGATGGAATTACGACTTGGCTGTTTTATTGGCTCAATATCCTAGTTATCTCGAACGAAAAGAAAGACTAGCTTCGATTCGCAGTGAAAGCGAAGACAAAACGAAGGAAAATCTGACTGAAACGGTACTGAAACGGATGAAAACAGCACCGAAACAGAGTAAAAACGAGAATGAAATTGATATAAATGCAATTCTCGATGAGATATAAAAGAGGTTGGTAAATGGATAATACAGTTCATGACGCTCAAAGATTGAAGGAGCTCCAGGCACTCCCTCTTGAGCGAAAGATTCAAATCACTCAAAATCGCATCCAGGAATGGTATATGCACTATGATGGCGGTGTGTACGTCAGCTTCTCCGGCGGTAAGGATTCTACTGTACTTGCTCATCTGACAAAGCAGCTGTTCCCAGATGTCCCGCTTGTGTTTAGTAATACTGGCTTGGAATACTCGTCAATCCAGAAATTTGCACGAGACGCAGATGCTGTTTTTGTTTATCCCAAGATGGGATTTAGTGATGTGGTCTCTACATATGGTTATCCTCTTATCTCTAAAGAAGTTGCGGAAGCGATTTACTACGCTAGACGAATCAGAAATAGCGGCGCAGCCACCATGAGAGAGAGAGAGAGAGAGAGAGTTAAGAACAACTCTCAGGAAAAGACAGGAACTTCTTGGTTTAAGGACGAACTGTCCGGGAGGTGTCTTTAGCAACCCGTGGCTTTACGATGAAACAGGAGTCTTTCAGGGAAACAGACGGACGATTCTACTTGGTAATGAACCGGGAGCTGAAATGCAGGCTGGAACAAAATCCATGTTCAATAAGGAAAAATGGTTGCCAGCAACACAAGAACTTCCGTTTGCAATTTCTCATTACTGCTGTTCAGTTATGAAAAAAGGTCCGATGAAGAAGTACGCAAGGGCAACCAAGCGTAAACCTATTATTGGAACGTTGACTGATGAAAGTCGTGTTCGCAAGCAAGCTTGGATTCGACATGGGTGTAATGCTTTTGATAGTAAGTCTCCAACAAGTCAGCCTATGAGTTTTTGGACTGAGCAGGATGTGCTCACTTTCATTAAACAGTCAGAAATTCAAATTGCGGATGTCTATGGCGATATTGTTCCTACGAGTGATAAGCCGGATGCGCCATTGTGCTGTACTGGGTGTGATCGTACCGGATGCACGTTTTGTGGATTTGGAGCTCACAACAAGAATGATAATAGATTCCTGACACTTGCCGAACTTGACCCAAAGAAGTACGAGTATAGTATGAACGGTGGTCAATGGGTAGACAATCCAAAGTATGATGCAACTGCACCAGAGTATGATGGCGTATGGAAGAATTGGAACCCGAAGAAAATCTGGGTGCCAAGCAAAGAAGGTCTTGGACTGAGAAAAGTTTTCGATATGTTTAATGAACTGTATCCAAACAACAAAATTCAATATTAAAAAATATAAAGGGAGGTGGATGAGTGGAACTCATTTCAAATATCCCGAACGAAATTTTATTTGTTGGCGCAATTTACAAGCATCCTGACTATTTGGTCGAGTATGGGCATTATGTCAAGAGCAAGTACGATTTTGCCGATGAAGCAACAAAATTTTTCTACGATGCAGCGTTGATTATTTACGAAACTAGGACTCAAGAATTTAATAAAACGTCTGTTTTAACGTTTATGGCTGAAGACGAGTCCAGATTGTCCCAATATAAGCGACTGAAGGGCTGGGCAACCATTGAATACTACATGAGCCTTGCGAATGACGATGATATCAAGGGATATTTCAATATCCTGAAGAAATATTCGCTACTTCGTGAGTATCAGAGAAACGGTTTTAATATCGAAGGTATCTTAAAGCATCGACAGTTTGAAATGTTTGGTGCTCAGGACATTTACAAATTGATTCGTGGCAAGGCAGACAAGATCAATACGGTTATCATCACAAACGATGATGCTGAGATTTTGAATAATGGTCTGTTGCCAATGGTTAATGAACGTCTGAGTGTTCCTGATATGGGCTTGCCGTTCCAGTATCCTATCATGAATGATTTGTTCCGAGGATTGAAGCTGGGCACTGTGATGTTCAATGGTATGCCATCTAACGCTGGTAAGACTAGATACATGATGGCGATTGTTGCCTACGTCACATTGGTTCAAAAGCAAAAAGCACTCCTGCTGCTGAACGAGATGGATCTTGAGTCAGTCCGGTATTGCTTACTGGTCACCGCCATCAATAATCCTGAGTTTCAAGAGTTGCATGGTCATCGCTTCCACAAGGATGAGCGAGAAATTACCCTTGGAATGTACCGGGATGCAAATGGAAACTTCATCTTCCGAAAGCAAAACGAAGACGGAGAATACATAGAAAGCATTGATGAGTTCACCGCTCGTGTCTACGAGGAAAGTGAAGAGTACCGCAATGTGCTTGATGTTTGCCAGTGGATTGAGAGTGAATCACAAGGTTTGATTATCGCAAAGGATGTCTCCGCCGATTATAGTGACAAATCCCTGCGATTTGAAATCCAGAAGGCAGCTCTCACTCAGGGAGTTAAGTATGTGTTCTACGATACTCTAAAGAACGACATTGCATCGATTGGTGAGTGGGCAGCATTCAAGGTTACAGCCACCGAGCTTGAAGAGATTGCGAAAAATCTAAAGATCTTTATCTACGGTAGTATCCAGTTGGCTGAAAATGCTCATGAGTATCTTCCCGATGAGCTAAATTCAAACAACATTGCTGAGTCAAAAATGATTAAGCATGTTGCTTGGACGATGGTATTATTCAAGGAGATTCCAAAAGATAAGTTCGCGAAGTATCAATATATCTCTCATGACCCTGAGTGGGGCGGTGACTGTGCCCATCGGCTGAATCCAGATAAACGGTATTACGTTGGAAACATTGATAAAAACCGTTTTGGTGAGAAAAAGAAAATCATGTTTGAAGTGAATTTGAACCAGAATGTCTGGAAAGAGGTCGGTGTCTGCACCAGAAAGTAAGGAACTACAATGGTAAATATCGCAGATCTGAAAAATTACATTCTTGAAGAACAGCAGATTGAGCCGATTCTGGAGGAGCTTGGTTGTCATCACATCAGTCACAAGACTGGTTATTACCAGTGTGCAAATCCAGATGGTGACAATAGAACGGCACTCTGCATTTACGAGAATGAAAATCTTACTGCGGTAGATTACACACGAGATATTGCCAATGGAAAGACCAGTTATGATTTGATTTCTGTCGTCCAGTTCTTTCTGGAACTGTCTTTCCCAAAAGCCATTAAGCAAATCTGCGAATGGGTTGGTCTTGACTACTATCATAACTTCGAGGAAGACCTTCCTAAAAGTATGTTGATTCTAAAAGAGCTAATTGCTATGCAAAATGAAGGTGAAGAACACGAGGATGACCGTCCGATAGTCCCCATCTCCGAAGCCATTCTCGGTTATTATAAACCTTATGTGAACCAGATTTTTGCTGACGATGGGATATCTTATGAGACGCAGCAGGAGTTTGAGATTGGCTTTGATGAACTGACAAATAGAATCACGATTCCAATCAGAGATGAAATCGGTACTCTGGTTGGTGTAAAGGGAAGATACTTTGGCAAGCCGCCTGAAGGTGAATTGAAGTATCTGTATCTTGAGCCGTGTGCCAGAAACCGTATTCTGTATGGTCTGTTTAAGACAGAGCCGTACATCAAGAATGAAGGTCTGGTATATGTTGGTGAAGCTGAAAAGTCTGTTATGCAGATGTGGAACATGGATGTCTGCAACTGTGTGGCAACTGGCGGCAAGAAGGTTTCACAAAATCAAATCGAAATTTTGACACGTCTTTGCGTTGATATTTGTTTTGTTTTTGATAAAGACGTTCAGCTTAGTGAGCTTATGGTTCTCGCCAATCGATTCGTTGATGGCGTAAGTGTGTATGCTGTAGTAGATGATAAAGGGATTCTGAATGAAAAGGAAGCCCCGACTGATAATCCTGAAAAATTTAAGGCATTGATTGAGAACTGTGTTAGGAGAATTAAATGAATGTAAAGCTCTGGAAGGGGAGTAGGAACGACCTATCAGACCCGATTGGAACGATTATGGAGAACAGAGGGGTTGAGGATTATAAGACCTACATGAACCTAGATGATTCTTGTCTGAATTCTCCGTGGGAACTGGACAATATGGAAGATGCTGTCAGGCTGTTGAACAAACATATCTGGAATAAGTCTATTATCTCTATCCTTGTAGACTGTGATGTGGATGGATTCACAAGTGCTTCAATGATGTTTCAGTATTTGAAGACGATTGGTTACTTTGGAAAAATCAATGTTCTGCATCATAGTGGCAAGGAGCATGGACTCTCTAAAGAAATTGAGATCCCACCTGAAACTACCTTGCTGATTATTCCTGACGCTGGTAGTAACGATGTTGAGCAGTGTAAGGAACTCCGCGAAAAGGGCATCGATATTCTGATTCTTGACCATCACATCTGCGACAGAGAGAATCCTTACGCAGTAATCGTCAACAACCAGAACGGTGCATATCCTAATAAGGAATTGTCTGGCGCTGGCGTGGTGTATAAGTTTCTTCAGGCTGTTGATGAATATAATTGGACTGATGTTGCAGACCGGTATCTTGATCTGGTGGCAGTCGGAAACATCGGTGATGTCATGGATATGCGCTCGTATGAGACAAAGCGCCTTTGCACGAAAGGTCTGGCACGAATTGTAAATCCGATGATTTGTGCTTTGGTTGAGGCGAATAGCTTCAACATCAAGGGTGACCCGACTATCAATGATGTTCAGTTCTACGTTGTTCCGATGATGAACGCACTGATTCGTGTTGGCTCATCCGAGCAAAAGAAGCGAATGTTCCGTGCGATGATCGGAGAGGAACAGACCTTCCAGTATACTCCGACTCGTGGCAAGAATGCCGGTGTCACGATTGATGAGACTCTGGCGCAACATGTAGCTCGTGAGTGTTCGTCTTGCAAGTATCAGCAAAATAAAATGAGGGACAAAGCAATCCCGGAACTTCAAGAGGCCATCAAGAGAAACGGAGCAGACAAGAGCAAGGTTCTTTTTTGTGACTCTACAGGAGTATTGGATAGCCGATTGACTGGCGTGGTGGCTATTAAGTTGGCAGAAATGTATAGTCGCCCGTGTGTGTTACTTCGAGATTTTGCTGATGAGTCTAATGTTTATGGCGGTTCAATGCGAAATCCAGATGGATCTCCGATTGAAGATTTCAAAAAGTTTTTAACAAATACCGGAGATTTTGAATCCGTTTCTGGGCATGAAAATGCAGCTGGCGTAAGAATCAAAAAAGAAAATATCTTTAAAGCTATTACAGATTGTGATGAATTACTAAAGGATACCGTGATGGATAATGCCACAGTATTTGATTTTGTATTTGATTACGACCAGCTTGGTATTGCACTTATTAAGAAAATGCATGAAATGCAGAAGGTATGGGCACCAGGTATTCCTGAGCCACTGTTTCTTATTCAGAAGATTCCGCTTACTCATGATAGTTGCAAGCCAATGGGAAAGAACGGAAATATGTGGCGGTTCAGCGACGAAGAGAAGGGTATTGATTTTGTGTGCTTTGCAGATAATGGCCGGATGATTGGCTGGATCAATAATGACTTCTATGGTGGTCAGGAAGAGAAATATATCAATGCTGTATGTCGGTTATCTTTAAATCAGTACGGAAACAAAGTAACTCCGCAGGCGCAGATTGTTGATTTTGAGGTGATTTGATATGGGAAATTGGAAACGCGCTATTGCCATCGACTTTGATGGCACTCTCTGTGAGAATAATTATCCTGATATCGGTGAACCAAACTGGAATGTGATCTACCAGGCAATTCAAGAACAGAAGCACGGTGCTGGTCTGATTCTCTGGACTTGTCGGGAAGGAAAGCTTCTGTATGATGCAATGGAGGCTTGCTTTGATTGGGGTATTCAGTTTGATGCAATCAATGAGAGTCTTCCTGAGTGGAAAGAGCATTTTGGCACTGCTCCTAGAAAGGTTGGAGCTGATGAATATTGGGATGATAAGGCTGTAAAAGTAAAGAATGGAGAGTTGGTTGACAATGAATAAAGTGGATGGTTACGATTTGTCATTAAATTTGCTTGACAAAGCACATCAATCACTTGCACATACTATTGCAGATTTAGAACTACTTCGGGAAGGTACAGCATTTAATCAGATTTTAAATGATGGTGCTCACATTATTGAACCGGATGAGTTGACTCATATTCTTGATAAATTTGCAGAGCAGCATCCAGATTGGGAGATTTGTATCGAAACTGACCACGGATCGGTTAGTGAGAAATTCAAGATGGATCATGTTTTCTACGAAGGAATGGGAGATATGATTGTTCTTGATTTTGAATGAAAAATGGAAAAACGACGATATAGATATTACAAAATTGATTACCGTACATATAATTATACGCTCAAGAAATATCACAACTTACACAGAGAAATCTACGCTGAAAATGCAAGAGATGCAGTTAAAATGCTAAGAAGCAAAGAGTGTAATCGTGAGTTTGAGATTGTTAAAGTCTACTTTGTTGATATTTTCGGTGATAGAAACGATAGGTTTTATCCACGAACTTATGTGATTGATAAAGAAGATTTTGAGTGAGGTGAGTATATGGTTTACATTACAGGTGATATTCATGGTGATTTTAATCGGTTTTTAGAATTAGAAAAGTCTTGCTATGAACACAATCTTGGAAAGAATGATTGGATTATCTGTCTTGGCGATGTCGGTTTAAACTACTACGGCAAGGACGACCCGCGCGAATGGAGCATTAAGACTATCGCCGCAGATATTCCTGCGAATCTGTTTTGTATTCATGGAAATCACGAGCGCCGCCCATCTCGTAAGGATGGTTATAAGATAAAGGAAATCAATGGAGATATTTGTGGTAAGGTGTGGCATGACCCACATTATCCAAATCAGTATTTCGCTATTGATGGCGAAGTCTATCAGATTCTTGCTGACAGGGAAGTATTAAACTGTCTTGTTTGCGGCGGAGCCTATTCTGTAGATAAGTATTATCGGTTGGAACGTGGCTGGAATTGGTGGCCGGATGAACAGCCAAGTGAAAAAATAAAAAAGAAGGTTGCAGAAGTTGTAAGAAACCAAACGATTGACGTGATGCTTACGCATACATGTCCGACGAGTTATGTACCAACCGAACTATTTCTCGATGGTGTTGATCAGAGTACGGTTGACAATTCTACTGAACGATTTTTCGAAGATGTTCTCGGTCGTTTTAGGTACAATGAAATTTTTGGATGGAACACACCATTCTGGTATTTCGGTCACTTCCACGGAAATAAATACACTGATGACTATGTGATGCTTTTCGACGATATTATTAAGTTTGGAGATAAGGTGAATACGAATGAGTGAATATCATGTGAGCTGTGGTATGTTTGGTATTTACGCAGGGACTGTTAAAAAGAATGGAACCGAGAGGAAAGATAAAACTCGTGTCACAGATGAAGCTATCGAGGCAGTTCGTGATTGGCTTCTTTCTGAAGCTCAGTTCAACAATAGAACTTTTGGTGGATACACATGGACAACAAAAGACGGTAAGACTGTAACTTTGAGAGTGTCCATTGAAGATAAGGAGCAGACAGAATGATTAAAGACAAAAATTTACGAGTGCTTGATTACATTGACGGCAAGGAAATCCTCATTCAGATGGGAGAGGAAGGTTCGGAACTATCAAAGGCTGCAATAAAGTTTTATCGTGCAATTGACATGAAGAATCCAACACCGGTAAGCATCAATGAAGCTTACGAAAATCTCGTAGAAGAATTCGGTGATGTACTGAACTGTATCTACGCATACTTTGATGATGACGCAGACAAAATTTGGAAGTTCACTGTAGAGGCAGATAAGATTGCTGATGAGAAGCGCAAGCGTTGGATTAAGCGCCTGAAGGAACGCAATCAGTTTTAATGGTGAAAGGAGAATAGATGTCAGATAATTTTGTAAATCTTCATGTACATACAGCGCAGGGTTCGTTACTTGACTCTATTCTTACCGTCAAGGAACTTGTAGACTTTGCCAAAGAGAATGGTCAGAAGGCTATTGCTGTTACGGATCATGGCAAGATGCACTCTTTTGTTGACCAAGTTAAGGCTTGTAAAGCAGAAGGTATTAAGCCTATCATTGGCTGTGAAGTTTATGAAGTAGATAATCAGGCAGAGAAAGCCGACACAAAAGACTATAAACAACCTCGTTACCATCTAGTTTTACTAGCGAAGAACGAGACCGGTTTAAAAAATCTATTTAAGGTTGTTTCAAATGCTTGCGTTGATGGCATGTATAAAAAGCCTCGAACTTCTTTGAACATCATTGAACAGAACGAGTGGGGTAAAGGTATCATCTGTCTTACAGCCTGTCAAGTTGGTCGAATGAGTAGATTACTTGTTGATGGCAACGAGACTGAAGCATGGCAGTTATGGAATAAACTGAAATGGATCTTTGATGACGTGTTTATGGAAGTTCAGTCTCATGATACGCCAGATCAGGCTGAAGCTAATGCAAAAATTGCAGCTTTTATCAAAAAGTACAATCTTCCGTATACCATTACAACCGATGCTCATATGCTTTCCAAGGAAGATGTTGATGCACATTCAGTTTTTGTAGAAATTGGAGAAGGACGAGAAGTTGGAGAAAGTTATGTTGACTGCTATCTTCAAACTGAAAACGATGTTTTGAAAACATTGTCAAACCAGTTTGATGAAGACTTCATTCGAGAGGGCTGCTCAATGTCTGTGAAAATCGCAGACATGATTGATGATATCGATATCGGTCTTGGACAGCCGAACCAGATGCCGGAAGTGAAAATTGAGGGAAAATTTGATTCTCATTTTGATTATCTTCGGCACCTTGTATATGCCACTTTTAATAAAAAATTCGGGTGGATGAGTGAAGTGGAACAGCAAACCCGGCGGAATCGTATTGAGATGGAACTGGATGTTTTGAAGTATGTTGATTATATTGACTATTTCATTATGCTGTATATGCTTTGCAAAAAGGCTGATGAACGCAAAATTCCTCGTGGGTACTCTCGTGGTTCTGGCGCAAATTGTCTTTGCCTTTTTATGGAGAATGTTACTCAGATTGACTCTGTTCGTTGGGATCTTGACTTCTCTCGCTTTGCAAACAAAGGTAGAAAGAGCCTGGCAGACTTCGACTTCGATGTCTCTAAACGTCGTCGAAAGGAACTTATTGCTATTGCAGAAGAACTTTTCGGCAAAGAAAATGTTGCTCCTATCGCTACGTTTAACTCTTTGTCTACAAAAGTTGCCATCAAAGATATTGGCAAAGTTTTGAACGAAGACCCAGAAAGCCCGTATTATATGCAGATTCCGTATGAATTACGTAATGAGGTCGCCAAGTTAATTCCGACTGTAAAAACGTTGGATGACCTTGGCGAAGAAGTTGAAAAGGAAGTTCTACTAAAGGATATCCTCGGAAAGAGTGAACAGCTTTCTAATGTATATGACAAGTTTCCTCTATGGTTCAAATACGTTATGCGTCTTGAGGGTCTGCCTAAGAGTATGGGTCGCCATGCTGCCGGTACATTGATTACGCCCAAGCCTGTCATTGAATATTGTCCTCTTTGTATGGACAGAGAAGGCAATCAGATGTGCCAACTTGAGATGCACAATGCCATGGATGATTTGTCGCTGGTCAAGATGGACTTCCTTGGTCTTGAGAATCTGGACATTATTGACGATACGTTAAAGATGGCTGGATTAACATGGGAAGATGTCGATATCAACCATCTTGATCTAAGTGATAAGGCTGTCTATGATACCGTCTACAAGTCGGGAAACACAATTGGCATTTTCCAGATGGAATCTGCAGAAGCACGAAAGATGTGTGTTGAAGCAAAGTGCGATAATGCTGAGGATATCATTGTTGTGAACGCAGCGAATCGTCCTGGTACTAAGGACAGCTTCCCGACGTATTGCTCCAATAAACTTCATCCAGAGACTATCAAACTACTCCATCCTGACATCAAACAGCTTTTTGCTAAGACGCAATACATTCTTCTTTATCAGGAACAGGCACTAGCGGTATTTCGCTATGCAGGATTCCCTGAAACTGAGGTTGACAATGCTCGTCGTGCTATCGGCAAGAAAAAGAAAGATGTTATGGCATCCTTGGAAGTTCAGTTCCGAGATGGTCTTCACAAGAAAGGATGGAATGATTACCAGATTTCTGAGATGTGGGCATTGATCTTGAAACAGGCTTCTTATTCCTTCAACCGGGGCCACGCAGTTGCTTATGGGCTTCTTTCTTACCTGACAGCATACCTGAAGACTCATTATACTGAGTATTTCATGGCTGCGTGTATGATTACTAAAGAAGATGATTCTGGCAAAATGGGTGTGTTTATCAATGAATGTGACCGTTTACATATTCGGGTCCTTCCCCCAAGTGTTAACAAGTCTGATATGGAATTTAAGGCCGATGCAGAGAAGCACACAATTCTGTTTGGCTTGAAAGCCATTAAGGGAATGGGCGAGAGTGTCGCATCAGGAGTGATTGCAGATCGTCCATATTCTGGATTGGCAGACTTTGTTCAGAGAGCAAACGGTGGCAAGATTGGCACTTCAAACGTTGTCAAGTTGATTAAGGCGGGAGCTATTCCAACAAAGGACAAGAGAAAAATCTTAATCACTTTTGCGAATATGGTTTTTGAGAACGAGTATAAAGAGAAGAGTTTCCACGAAATGGCATCTATCCCCAAGATCTCTATTCTCAAAGACGAATACGGAATTGACACAGATTCTATTAAAGACAAACCTACCAGACTCGCCTTATATAATAAGGTAAGAAGGGAGCGCTGGGAAGCGGACACATGGAATCGAAAGAAAGAAAAAGACAAAAAGCGGAATGCCTTTATGCAGGCGTTTGCTGAAAAGTATATGCAAGACGAGCACATGTGGGAATTTGAAACCCTTTCAATGTTCTTGACTAGTAATCCCATTAAGGATGCTTGCACCTATATTGATGCTGGTCTTGATACTGTAGAGGATGGCGGTGAGGCAACTGCTATTTGTGTCATCGTAGACATCCAAAAAAAGAAGGATAAACGTGGCAACCAGTTTGCATACTTACATGTTTACACGACAGGTGGTATTGTTGAAATGATTTGTTGGGCATCTCAGTATGCACGATATTCAAGTCTAATTTCAAAGGGCAGCGATCTTGCAATCCTTTGCAAGAGAAAAGAAAATTCGTACATTGTTGAGAAGATGAAGCCTTACAAACAGTGGCTGCATGATAGAGAGATAAAGCAATGAATGATGTTTTATATAATGGTGTTTTATATACTATTGACGGAGAGGTTCTTTGTGAATTTCCTGAGTTTAAAATTGATTGGTACAAAGATAAAACTGTAATTAAGATACATTGTACGAATTGTTGCGTCGTTAGAAAAGTTCAGAAGTGGAAGTTTGACTGCGCAGAACAATGCGAGCTTACCACAAAATGGTTTTATTGCAGAGTGTGCGGAGGACTGACAGAATTTAGATTAGGTGCATAATAAGAGGGTTATAAAGTGGCAGATAAGAAATTTAATGAAAATATAATTCGTTGCTACATCAGGATAAAACGAGTCTTTTATCCGAAAGATGGGAGGGAGGTGGAGCCCGGCGGCTTCGCCACTTTCTCCGCCGAGGTGGTAAAAGTCAAGCAGGGAAATCCTATCATGAGCCGATACAGCGACCTCCGGCTAAAAGGCAACGTTCCTAGCCTCGATATGAATAAAACTTATTCGTTCTGTGGTGAATATGTTCACCATGAAAAGTTTGGTGATCAGTATAAAATTATCTACATGAATGAGTTTCAAGAGATTACTGACCCGGAAGAACAAAAAAGCTTTCTCCGTTTTATCTTGACTGACCATCAGTTTGAGATGCTTTACGAAGCATTCAAGAATCCGTATGAAATCATCAAGAATGGTGACATCAAGTCTCTTTGTACTGTTAACGGCATTACGGAAGGTCGAGCACAAAAGATCATTGACTCTTTTGAACGCAACATTGATAACAGTGAGGCGTACACAAAGCTGATTGAGTATGGCTTGACTTCTAGTGCCATTGAAAAGCTTGTCCGTCAATATCATGGTGCAGACACTCTGGTAAGAAAGATTGAAGAGAATCCATATGTCCTGATCGATGATGTGTATGGCATCGGCTGGAAGAAGGCTGACGCTCTAGCTCTGAATATGGGTTTGAAACACAATTCTCAATTTAGAATTGAAGCTTACGTCATGCACTTTCTTGCTGACCGTGCAGAAGAAGGCAACTCCATCATCCCGGCAAACCAGACAATCAATAGCTGTATCAAGGAACTTGAACTGGACGAGGGCGACCAAGAAGTCATCAAGAGGGCACTCTTCCATTTACATGATGTCCGTGAAACACTTTGGTGGAGTGATGACCGTCAAGAGTTTGCTTTGACCAGAGTGTGGAATCTGGAAGACAAGATTGCCAAAGAAATCAAACGTCTGGCAGATGCACCTGTCGAGCCGATTGGTCGAAACATGGATGCAGCAATCAATGAGGCCGAAAATGCGCTTGGCATCGAGTATACCGAAGAGCAGAGAGATGCTATTAAAAAGGTATGCTCTAGCAACGTCTGTATCTTAACAGGCTATGGCGGAACTGGCAAAAGTACCGTTGTCGCTGGTGTTCTAAAGGTTCTTCGTGGTAAGTCTTTTGCTCAGACTGCACTATCTGGTCGTGCCGCAGCTCGTATGCAGGAGATTACTGGTCAGGACGGTAAGACCATTCATCGTCTTCTTGGTTATGATATCGAGAATGGTGGTTTCATCCATAATAAAGGCAATCCTCTTGAAGAAGACATTATCATTCTGGATGAGACCTCTATGGTTGGGGCTCAGTTGTTTTACGACTTAATTCAGGCAATTGAGACCGGAAAGCGATTCATCATGATTGGCGATGACGGTCAGCTTGAGAGCATCGGTATGTGTAACATCTTCAAGGATATGCTTGCATCTAAGGTGGTTCCTGTTGCTCGTTTGACTAAGATTCATCGTCAGGCAGCTAAGTCTGCAATTATCACCGAGAGTATCAAGGTTCGTAATGCTACGCAATTGGTTCCTTATGGCTGGGCTGGCAATGAGATTCGTGGTGAACTTCGTGACTTGGAGCTTGATATCTATAAGGATGCAAGTGAGTCATTCAACCACATCATCAATCAGTATCGTACCTTATATAATAGGGTATGGAATGATAGTGCGAAGATTCAGATTGTACTTCCACAGAAGCTGCGTGGTAGTATCTGTACTTATGAAGTCAATAATGCTATTCAGGAAATTGTGAATCCGAGTCGTGGTCAAGCAGAAGCAAAGGTCACAATCTATGGTGATGGCAAGGATAGGGTGTATACTCTGCGTGAGGGCGATCAAGTCATTATCAACAAGAACAACTATGAGCTTCACACATACAATCTCAAGACAAAGAAAAAAGAAGAGAAGTGTCCGGTGTTCAATGGAAACCGTGGCATTATCCGAAAGATTGAGAGTAGTTTTATTCTGGTTGATTTTGACCAGTGGGGCACTATTTTCATTCCGCATTACTTTGGTGGGAATAACATCTGGGCAACGCTTGAACTTGCTTATGCTTTAAGTTGTCATAAACTGCAGGGCAGTGAGGCTCCGTATGTGATTGTTGGAATGGATAACTCTGCGTACCTGATGCTGACGAGAGAATGGCTATATACGGCTATCACTCGTGCCAAGAAGTATTGTGTGATTTGCGCCGAAACTCATGCTCTTGATCGGGCTGTAAAGACTTCGAGAGTTCCATACAAGCGGACGTTCCTGAAGGAATTTTTACGGAAAGAATTTTCAGAAAAGCATTGACAATTATGTGTGTATCCTGTATAATATAGCTACAAAAAGTCTCCATCCCGGAGGCTTAAAATTCTCTCTTTAGCTATACAATACAGGATACGAGAAGGAAATGGCTTGCTCGTAACGACAAGCCTTTCTTTATTAGCTATAACTATATAACACAGGATACGCAAGGAGGCTTTATGACAGATAAAGAGCTCATAGGTAAGCTTGATGCGATGGTAAAGGCATTGCAGAAAACAAAGAAAAAGACGGACAAGACCCGCATTTTGCTGGATGCACGTAAGGATTTTGGAGATGAAGCTGATGAGTTGATGGCATTCTTTCGATTTCTGCTTGACCCGGCAATTGTTACTGGCCTGTCTGATGCAAAGATCAATAAGAAGGTAACCGCAAAGCCGGATATCGACGTTCAATATCTCAGTTGCGGATACCTTTATATTATTGGTGCTGGGCACAATACCGGTTCTGATGCATCCATCGCAACAATCCAGAATTATTTACATAAAAATCCTGAGTACGAAGAGTTCCTAAAGCGACTGTTCACCAAGAACCTGCCGATTGGAGTCGAGGCAGCTACTGTCAATAAGGTGTACGGCGAAGATATCATTCCTGTTTGGGAGGTTCAGCAAGGATATCCGATTGATAAGGTTAAGCTGAAGATGGGCACTTGGTTCAGCCTTAGCCAGAAGATGAACGGAAATAGGGGAACTCTATATCGTGGAGATTTAATTTCTCGTCAGGCACAGAAATTTGAAGGTCTTGACCATATTAAGAATGACCTGCTCTCTCTGTATGACGGCGATGCAACGAGGCGAGATTTTTGGGTATTTGACGGAGAACTTATCTACAAGAATCCAGAAGGAATGTCAGACGGAGAGGCGTTTCGTTTCGGAACTGGCCTACTTAATTCTGACAACAATGACAAGACTGGAATCAAATTTGTGATTTTTGATGTGATTCCTGTTGTAGAGTTCGACTGTGGAAAGTGTACTGTCCCATATAAAACTCGCCGTATTTGGTTAAATTATCTTCGCGCAAAGATTATTTGCAAGAACCTTGAAAACATCGAAATTGTACCGATGGTCTATGAGGGCACTGACCAGAGCGTGATTCCAAAGTGGCTTGATTATGCTGTCGAGCACGATTGGGAAGGTCTTATGTTGAACACGGACGTCCCTTATCGCCGGGCTCGTCACAACGGATGTCTTAAAATCAAGCGATTCTACACTGTTGATCTACGAATCACAGCGATTGAGGAAGGTCAGAACCGTCTGGCTGGTACGATGGGCGCTCTTGTTGTTGACTACAAGGGCAACGAGCTTCGAGTAGGCTCTGGATTTGATGACGCTACGAGAGCTGCTGTGTGGGCAAATCCTGATAATTACATCGGTAAGATTGTGGAAGTAAAGTTCAAGGAAAAGAGCTGTGACAAAAAGACTGGTCTTGAGTCTCTGCAATTCCCGACATTTGTGCGATTCCGAGACGATAAGAACGAAGTAAGCTACGGATAAGGAGAAAGCTATGAATCTTTCTAAGAAGTCCATTAAGCACATTCTTCGGATTCTTGATGACAAATGTATCGAAGTTCCTACAAAGGCATCTGCTTATAGCAATGGTGGACGTAGAATTTTGACTCGTGATTTTGAGCCAAAGGTGTCACATGGCATAAATGGCTGGCAACGAATTGTCTATGTACCGTCCGAAGGATATTTTTACGGAATTTATAACGGGCAGACAAAAGAAGATTGGGACATTCCAGATATCTGGTCTCCTGCACAGCTTACTGATTTGTGAGGTGTAAAATGCTACTTTTAACGCTAGATGGAGAGATTATAAATCTTGACCGCATGGCAATCATTGATACCGCAAGCCTTAATGTTTATGCAAGGCAGGGCATGGGTGAGCGTGGAATTGTTCTTGGCAGCTATAACTCCGAAAGTAGATGCTATGACGTTATTGCAAATATTTTTGACTGCTATCGAAAAAATGAGAAAGCATACATAATGCCAAAATGAATGATTTTAAAAAACTAGCTATCCCAAAGAAAGAACGACTTGAAGTTCAACTTACGGATGGCACAGAAGAGCACAATATATTGTACATAATTACATCTCTAGCCACTATTAAAGGTGCTGAGATTTTTAAAAATTTTCGTTTGTATTCTGTAGGCTCCGCCGGGGAGCTCAACTTATTAGAGAAGCGAGACGGCGATCCCTACTTTGATAAGCTGAAAGGAACAGAATATGAGTAATTCGATGAATCGAGAAGACCGGCGCAGAGAGCAGCGTAAGGCACGAATCCTCGCCAGGCGAATCAAGAAAGCTGGTGGTCCCGACTTTCTGGCTGGAATGCCCGCAGAGGAATGGGAACCAAAGATTGGTGATGAGGTTACTATTAAGGTAAAGAGGATTCAGGGCAAGAAAGACTTCTTTAAGATGAGTCCTCAGTATCAGGACTTTATCAATAGCCTTGAAGACGGAAAGCCTTACAAGATTACCAGTACCGGTATGAAGGGTCAGGTTTACGGCATTGACGCACATCCTTATTTCCAGATTTGGAAGGGTGATATGGAACCCTACAAGGAGCCCTAATGAAGCAGATGTACTTCAGGACGGACTACAAAGATACACTTCTTCCATCTGGTGTATTGCTTATGAAAGGCCATTGGTATGATGTGCTTGATGATTATGATGAAGGTTATCTGATCTGTAATATACCAGAGTGTACGAAGAAGAGATTTCGTCCGTCTGAGATGACTGTGATTCTAAAAGAAAATCTTGAGGATGACGTCTATGTCGTGACCGGTAAGAGTGAAGAATTTAAGGAAGGAGGTGGGGCGATATGATTGGTATTGACCATCGTGAGCAGGGTCGTAAGGAACGAGCCCTTGCAGAATATTACAGAACCTTGGCTCGATATCCTACCGAGTGTGGAGAGCCGATTACATATCAGTTGTCAGAAGAGCAGCTTAAACAGGTTCTTTACGGAGAGGTTACTGTTGATGAGTTGATTGGAAGAGGTGAGGTAAGTGGCAGTTGACCAATACGGGAATTCATTTGGTGTTGGAGATTATGTGTTGATTACAGAGGTTCCATCTGGCCTCCCTTATTTTGCAATGATTTCGGCTGTAAAGGTCGAAAAAATCGAAAAGGATAATCATCAAAAAGATATAATTTATTTCGAACGATGGTATCCGATTGAACAACGTGGCGAACTTATTTACCGGGAAGCAGGTGATTGTGTTGTGACAACTGAACATAATTATCTTGTTGCACTGAAACAAAGAGATGAGTGGGACAAGAAGGAGGAAGAAAATGGTTGACGTTCTCGGCAAGAAAATTAGCGTTGGCGATACAGTGCTTCGAGCAAGCACAAAGGGTCATGAAGGTATCACTTGGACGACGCACAAGGTTATTGGCTTCACTCCAAAGTATTTAAAGGTTGAGCCTGATGACTGGACAAAGAAGTTTGGAAGCAAAGATTATCAGCTGATTATGCCATTCAACAGCCTCGTTATCAATGAAGAAAATGCAAAGTATTTGGAGGATTAAATGATTGTTGATTTGATCGCGTACACACAGCGAGTTGTTCCTACAAGTGATAAGAATCCTTTAGATATTGTGGAGGAAGCTGCGAGTATTTGTTACGATTCTTCAATGACTGACGATTATAAGATTGCTAAGGGATGTAAGGCAAGCGGTCACTATTCTGTGCTTGAGCACATCAATTTTACGTTTTACGTCAAAGATGTAAGCCGAGCACTTCTGGCACAGATTAGTCGTCATCGACATATTAGCATGAGCTGCCGCAGCCAACGTTATTGCAGCGAGGATGGATTCAAATATGTGAACCCGTTTACCGGTGAAGATGCTGATGTTTTCGATAATATGATGTCGGACATTGATACCGATTATCAGATTCTCAAGAAGTATCACAACGCCAAAAATGAAGACGCCCGTGCAGTTCTGCCAAATGCTTGCTGTACAGAGTTTTACATTACGATGAACGCTCGTGCTTTGATTGAGATGAGCCATCTTCGACTTTGTTCTAGGGCCCAAAAAGAAATCCGCGAGATGTTTACAGAAATGAAGAAGGAAGTTGCACAGGTTTGTCCTGAAGTGGCAAACTGGATGGTTCCTTCCTGCGAGGCTAATCCGAAGTATCCGTTCTGCCCAGAAGGTCGTGGCTGCTGTGGCCGTCATCCTAGGTTGGCAGATGTTTATAAGCCTATTGAAAAAAAACAAGGAGGTTATTGATGCAAACACTTGACGAAATTAAGAAGAACGTCGAGCACCCGTCTTATTACGGCGGTGCAGACAATCCCTATGAGGCTATCAAAGTGCTGCGAGAGTGGCAACTGGACAAGGATGCTTATCTTTGGAATGTTGGTAAGTATTTGAGCCGGGCAGGACACAAAGATGGCAATTCTAAGCTTCAAGATTTGATGAAGGCACGTAAGTATTTGGACTATAAAATCCGGCTTTTAGAGGAACAGCAGAAGGTTGCCGAAAGCGTCATAGATACGCTCAAGAAAGTTCCTAGTGAGGTCACTGATAAGCTGACTACGATGCCGAAAAAAGACAGCCAAGGAAATTTTTACGATCCTAGACTTAATTGTTTGGTAAACGATTGCGTTTACCGCCCTGATGATTCATTCAAAGAAAAGCTGGCAAAAGCAGAGCCGATGTGCAACATCGAGACTGCCGTGGTTCCTGATTGTGCCGATGAGGTCAAATTTTAAGAGGTCTACATAAATGAGATACAACTGGAAGTTACCTATTATCGTTATTTGTGTCGTGTTGATTTCAATTCTTGGCATGACCTTTATGGTACAGGGGCCTAAGAACACGGCTATCTCTTATGAAGAGCAGATTCAGGAAGCTAAGTCTGGCATTGAAATTCAGGAAAAGCGCAGAGTAGATCTGATTCCAAATTTGGTTGAGACAGTTAAGGCTTATGATTTGCATGAATATCAGACCCTGATGGATGTTGTGAATGCTCGTGGCGCTTCCGGCCAGGCCGCTCAAGAAATTACGACTCAGATTGCAGCTATTGCGGAAGCATATCCTGAACTGAAGTCCAGTGATAACTACAAGGAGCTTATGAATGAGTTATCCGTCACTGAAAATTTGATTGCAAACTATCGTGGCGATTACAATCGTGTCGTGAAGGAATACAAGCAGAGCGTTCGTAAGTTTCCGAACTCCTTTCTGCTGGGTCTGACTGGATATGAGGTTCAGAATTATGAGTATCTGTCCTATGAGGGGAATGAGGCGGCACCGGCAGTCGGCAACCTTTTTGGAAATCGGTAATGCCGAAATTACTTATCGTGAATTGATCGTCAGTGTTGGTATTGTGTTCATCATGCTGATACTTGGTAGCGTTATCGCTGGAAATATCACCAGAGATTCGCTTGAGCAGAAGAAAGAATATAATACAGCAATTTCGATTGAGTCCGAAAATATGTTCGATTATGGAATAAGAACTAACGTAGGCAACGCCTTTTGCCAAGGCGCACTAGAAGCAGTAGATACCGTAAGTGATTCACGTATCGACGGACAGTGGATGTACATCTATTGCGAAGAAAAGCATTATACGATGCATACACGAACTGTAACTACTACGGATAGCAAAGGCCATACAAAAACAAGAGTCGAAACGTACTGGACTTGGGATTATTACAGTTCAGAAGAACACAATTCTAAGAATATTACGTTTCTTGGCAAAGAATTCAAGTATGGTGACATCAAAATGCCATCAAGCAAGTACCTGACAACTGTACAAGTCAGTCCTCATGTGAAATTCGAGTTTTATGTCAAAGAAGTTCATTATAATGGTACGTTGTTTGCAAATTTGAGCGACGAAAGTATACATGATGCACAATTCATTAAGGATAAAAACATCGAAGAAGCACGAGATTATATGATTTCTGCAGCTGGTACACGAGTGATTTGGTTTTATGTACTCTGGATCGCATTGATGGTAGTTGCGGTTGGAGCTTTCTATGTTGCAGAAAATCGATGGTTGGAAGATTAAGGAGTGATTGCATGGAATATGTAATTAAACGCGATGGAACGAAAGTTCCTTTTGATAAGAGTAAGATTGTAAATGCGATTGAGAAGGCGATGACGAATACGACTGGGGGAGTTGATTCTCGCGTATCTAACGCTATTGCAGACTACATCGCAGACATCCCTGATACGATGTCTGTAGAGCAGATTCAGGATGTGGTCATTGACCAGTTGAAAAGTAGCCCTCTTTCAGATGTGGCTGACGCTTATAGTCACTGGCGTATTCTTCGGCAGGAGATTCGTGAGAAGCAGCGAGCATATGGCGAAATTCTTTCTATCTGTGATGTAGATAATGAGAAGGTCAAGCAGGAAAACAGCAACAAAAATCCTGTTGTGAATAGCGTGCAGCGTGACTATATGGCTGGCGAAGTCTCCAAAGATCTGAGCTTTAATCTGCTTCTCCCGAAAGACATTGTGGACGCTCACTATGATGGCCGAATTCATTTCCACGATTCAGACTATTTTGTCCAGCACATGTTCAACTGCTCGTTAGTCAATCTGGAAGATATGCTGCAAAATGGCACTGTGATTTCTGGTACAGGAATCGACAAACCACATAGTTTCTCTACGGCGTGCAATATCGCAACACAGATCATTGCACAGGTGGCATCCAATCAGTACGGCGGCCAGAGCATTACGTTGTCTCATCTGGCTCCTTTTGTGGATGTCTCCCGAAAGAAGATTGCGGGTGAAGTCCATGAGGAGTTTTACGACATGATTCAAAACAATGAGATTGATAAAATGCCAAATCAGGAGACTATCAATCGAATTGTAGAGAAGCGTTTACATAAAGAAATCGTTGCAGGTGTTCAGACTATTCAGTATCAGGTCATTACTTTGATGACCACAAACGGGCAGGCTCCTTTTATTACCATTTTTATGTACCTAGATGAAGTTCCTGAAGGCCAGACCCGTGATGACCTTGCAATTATCATTGAAGAAGTTCTTCGTCAGCGCATTAAAGGTGTGAAAAATGAAACTGGTGCATGGATTACTCCGGCTTTCCCAAAATTGATTTATGTGCTGGAAGAAGACAACATTCGAGATAATTCTAAGTATTACTATCTGACTGAACTGGCAGCTAAATGTACTGCCAAGAGATTCGTACCTGACTACATTTCTGAGAAGAAGATGTTTGAGTACAAAGGTGCTTGCTACCCCTGTATGGGATGTCGCAGCTTCCTGACTCCTGATCGAACCACCGAGAATATTTCTGGTGCCATGAATTGGGAGAAGGGCCACAAGTATTATGGTCGCTTTAATGCCGGTGTTGTCACCATCAATCTGGTAGATGTTGCTTGTAGCTCTAAGAAGGATATTTCTGAGTTTTGGAAAATTTTTGATGAGCGTCTTGAACTGTGCCATCGAGCACTTCAGATTCGGTATAAGCGATTGATGGGTACGCCTTCTGATGTTAGTCCAATTCATTTTCAGCATGGTGCAATCGCACGTTTGAAGAAGGGCGAGAAGATTGATAAATTGCTGTTTGACGGATATGCAACCATCAGTTTAGGTTACGCAGGTCTGTATGAATGTGTAAAGTATATGACCGGTAAGAGCCATACTGATGATAAGGCAAAACATTTTGCTCTTGAGATTATGCAACATATGAACGACAAGTGCAGTGAGTGGAAGGCAGCAGAAAATATTGATTACAGTCTCTACGGCACTCCGCTGGAATCCACCACCTACAAGTTCGCCAAGTGCCTGCAAAAGCGGTTTGGCATCATTCCAGATGTAACCGACCATGATTACATCACCAATAGCTATCATGTCGTGGTTCGTGAGCATATTGATGCATTCAAGAAGCTGAAGTTTGAGTCTGAGTTCCAGCAGCTGTCTCCCGGCGGAGCCATCTCGTATATCGAGTGCCCTAATATGACCAACAACATTCCTGCTGTGATGAGTGTCATCAAATACATCTACGACACTATTATCTACGCAGAGCTGAACATCAAGTCTGATTATTGTCAGGTTTGTGGTTATGACGGCGAGATTAAGATTGTCGAGGACAATGGTAAGCTTGTTTGGGAATGCCCAAATTGTGGTAATCGAGACCAGAATAAACTGAATGTTGCACGACGTACCTGCGGATTTATTGGGACTCAGTTTTGGAATCAGGGGCGGACGCAAGAGATTCGAGATCGAGTAGTTCATCTGAGCGATAACTAAACAAAGGATGAAATATGGATACTACACAACAGATTTTAGAGCGAGATTGGGATAATGATTTTGTTAAAAAGATGCAGAATCGTATTTTGGTATCTCATTATAAATATGGTTGGATGAATCAGACATATCCAGATTTGGCTCAAGCTGTAAAGGAAATTTATCCAAGAGTCAAAAAGTATTTAGAGACAGGAAATACAGAATGGCTCATTGATGTTGCTAATTTTGCAATGATTGAATATTTGCATCCTAGCGTTGTTGGAGCGCATTTCAAAGGAACAGATAGTGAAGAGTCTCCGGGACTGACAAGTGGAATCAGCTACAAAGAACTCGAAGAGAGTATGAAGTAAAATTTGAATATAAGTGGTGGGTTGGTGGGATTACATATGAAAGAAATCATTGTTTTCTTCGTGATTGTATGGGTTATCGCCTATTACATTCTGAAAGACAACTATAAAGATTAAGGAGATATTTATGAAGAAATTTATGGCAATTTTTGTTGCATTCATCGTTGCAGTTGGCGCAGTGCTTTGTACCGAGCGGGTACATACTGGTTATGTTGGTGTTGTTTATTCCGCGAAGGGGGTCGAGCAGCAGACTATTTCTCAGGGCTGGCACTTTATGAGTCCTCTGAAGCATGTATCTGAGTTCCCGATTACTCAGCAGCGAGTAGTATTTTCTAACGCTCCGTCTGATTATGGCGCAAAGGAACACGCAGATTGGCACATTGATGCTCCTGCTAATGGTGGTACGATTGCAATCAACTTGACTGTCAATTATAACTTCCTGCCGGAGCATGTTGTTGAACTGTATACCAAGTTTGGCGGAATGGACGGAGAGAGCCTGATGGAGAGTAAGATCCAGAATGATATTATTGCTTATGTCAAGGAAGTTACTCCTCAGTTCAGTGTTATGCAGATTTATTCCGATGACCGTGCAGGTGTTAATACCGCAATCACCGACTATCTGAATGAGAAGCTGACCGCAGAATATGGTATCAATGTTTCTTCGGCACTGATTGTTGACGCACAGCCTGATGATACCCTGATGCAGAAGATTCGTGCCAAGGAGCAGGCGAAGCAGGATGCAGAGATTGCAGAGCTGAATAAGCAGACCGCTCTGGCTCAGGCAGAGACTGATAAGGTTAAGGCACAGACGGAAGCTGACGTTAAGATGATTGAAGCACAGGCCGAGGCTGATGCAAATAAAGTGCTTTCCGAGTCTATCACTCCTGAACTGATTCAGATGAAGGAAGCAGAAGCTCGCCTGAAGCATGGTTGGGTTACCGTACAGGGTGCCGATACGGTCGTTACCAAGGGTGAGTAAACGAGGCTTTATAAAATGAAAATTTTTGAAAGAAGGTGATTAACATAAACGCATGGAAGAAATTCTTTAAGGCACTTGGTTCTTTTCTTGGAATTGTTCTGATTCTGGTGGCTACATATTTTATCTCGTGGATTACCACGATCGGTATTATCTGGCTGATTTTTAAGCTGCTGAATATTACGTTTACCATCAAAGTAGCAACCGGTATCTGGCTGGTATTGATTTTGCTTGAATGTTTTATCAAAGGTAGCCGAGGTAAGTAAATAAACAAGCAGGGTGGGTGTGGTGGCATGAAAGGAGTTTTATGGATTATTGGTCTGTTGAAGTAATGTACTATGATGATGGACATCAGGCATTCAATACATATATGGTAAAAGCACAGGATCAGAACGATGCTATGAATAAAGCACATTATCGTTTTGAAAAATCTCATCCCGGTATGAGCTGCATGGTTCAGAATGTAGAAAAGGCAGGTAGCTGAGATGGAAGACGAAAATATCGTTTATGAAAACATCAATTCAAAAGACGATGATGAAAAATTTGTTCTAGCGCCTTGGGGTTGCCTTAATTGTGCATTCAAGGATTTCGGTTTAGAACTTCCTAAAATCTCTAGAAAGATGGCAGAAGCTTTAATGGATGATTTCTTTGAAATTATGGAAATGGCTGGCATTATAGAGAGGGAAAATGAATCTTGATAAAAGTGCCGTTCTAGCGAGGTAAATATATGAAGAAATGGACAAAAGAGCAGCTTGAGTCTGAAGGATACGAAATTTGGAATGCAGAAATCAAGAATGTATCTCTTAGTATGGAAGATCATGCTTGCCTTGTTTCTTATCTGAGTCTTGATGGTCATGGTCCTTGTTGTTGCTATGGAGGATATGTTCTTGGTAAAGGATATGTAGGAGCAAAAAACTTTAAAGGTTATGCTTCCGGCATTGAGGCCATCATGCGGATTATGGATACGGTTGGCTGTAGTACGTATGAGGGCATGAAGGGGAAATATGTCCGTGTTGCAACTAAAGGCTGGGGCAGTACAGTAAAGATCATTGGCAATATTCTTGAGGATAAGTGGTTTGATTATGAATCTTTCTTTGATGATATGAAAAACGACACTGCCGATGATAAGGGTACTGAGGTAATATGGAGAAGAAATACGTAAAAATTTTTAAATGCCGTGGATGCAATCGCGATATCATTAAAAATGATGTTGATTTATCTATTGCTGAGAAATGGACTCTTTCAGGAATGTTTCAAGATGGGTGTAAACCAGTTGAAGTGTCTGGCGGGTCTAGGCTTTCTGGACAGAACAAATTCCTGCTTCATCGGTGTGATCTGGAGAAGCTTTGTATTTGTGATTTCATTGGATGGAAAGAAATCGAGGCTAAAAATGATTAACAATCCTTTTGCAGAAAAAGGTATTATTGCCTGCCAATACTGCGGAAGCGGTGAGTACCTTTATAACGAAGATGGAAACCGAAATAGCTACTGTGGTCAGTGTGGTTCTAAGATTGACTGGCCGGAGGACGAAGACGGTTGGAAGAGTACAAATGCTGACCTGCCAAAATATGGAGCGCTGTGTCAAATCAAATATAAAGATGGCCGAGAAGATACGGCTGTTTTAAGTTCTTATGTAGGATGGCATACTGAAGGCGTATTTAATACACTTAAAGAGCCGGATTATTGGCGTTATTTTACGGAGAATAACAATGAAGAAAGTAACACTTGAACTTCTGGTTGATGAAAACGGAGACGAAGACATCAACCCTATTAAAAGTGAGATTGAGAGAGCTCTTCAGCGCTGTTACCACGATATGAAGTTGGTTTCATATGAAGAAGAGAAGCTCGATGTACGATGGTTTTGTGCAAAAGACGTAACTCCTCCTGTCCCAGAATATGGTATGTGTTCTGAAGATGTCATCGTAAAATACAAGGACGGCACAGAAAGCGTTGCGTGCATCACATTTAATGGAGTGTGGTACGATACTAATTACAATGAAGTTGCAGATGTAATAGTGTATTGGCGATACATGACGGATGACGAGAGGCCAGATTAACAAATAAAATTCCGCTTTTAACAGAAAGGAAGTGACGTAAATGCTGACTGAGGTTGCTTGGCTTATGACCAAAGCTTATATTATTTTGATTTTCACCGCAGCGGTAATTCGCTCTGAGCAGATTCTGTATGACACCTCTACATATATTTTCCGAGGCGATAGGAAGAACGGAATATATGGCTGCATTGCGACGAATATTTTTATTATCGCTTGCGTGAGTCTATGGACGAAGGTGATTTGAGATGGATACCAGCTTTAATTTAAAACACGTTCCCGGAAGCTTTGTATGGATTATTGAGCGAGAGAATGCTGACAAAAACTGTAATAAATGTGATACCGACGGAAATGTGAATATAACATTCTTTGACGGTACTCAGAAAAAATGGCGTTGCCCAATTTGCCTTGGATACAAAAAGGTTGTAAAAGACGTATATCGAATCAAAAAATGTAAAATCAAGAGAGTAAACATCGGAGCAAGGATTAACGAAGATGGCAATTTAACAGTAGAAGAAGAATCTATTCAACTAGAAGGAACCAACGTAAGGGACAATATCGATCCTGATTTTGAGTATTACATTCGTAATATTTATGACATAGAAAGTGATGCAAAAGCTGCCGCAAACGAAATCAATAAAGCACGAGGGAATATTGATGAATTATATGAAGATTGTCCCATGTGATATAGCGAATGGTCCTGGCGTAAGAGTGACGTTGTTCTGCGCTGGTTGTACACATCATTGCCCCGGCTGTCAGAATCCTACCACATGGGACCCGAATGATGGTCAGCCATTCACAGATGAAACACTTGATAAAATTGTAGATTTACTTCGACCTGATTATATTCAGGGGCTTACGCTTACTGGTGGAGACCCACTGTTGCCGGAAAATAGAGAAGTTGTTGAAAAAATCGTCCATCGTGTGTGGACTGAATTTCTAAGCAAAAAAGACGTTTGGCTCTGGACTGGATATAAGTGGGAAGAGATATGGAATCAAGATGGGCTCGTAGCTGATATTCTTGCAGATATCAACGTCCTTGTGGATGGTCCATTTATCGAGGCAGAAAAAGATATTTCGCTTCCTTATATGGGAAGTAAAAACCAACGAGTAATTGATATAAAATGGAGTCTTGGGTATAAAGAACCGACCCTTTGGTGGAATCCAGAAAAGAAAGGAAAATAATATGGATCTAGGAAACGTAACTAAGTATTTTTATGGGCATCACGGAACTGTAGAGGCTTGTTCCAGTGTTTATCGCCCCAATATCAAGGTCAATAAACTACATGATGACGCTCATCTGCCGACTTATGGTTCTGCAAATGCTGCTTGCGCAGACCTGTACGCCTATATCGGTTTTGATGACGCAACGATGGTAAACAAGAATGGCGATCGCTGCATTATGATTCAACCGCACGAGACCGTTAAGGTACATACTGGTCTGCGAATGGCTCCGCCGGAAGGCTGGTACATTGCTATCTATGCTCGCAGCGGTATGGCAACCAAGCAGGGACTTGCTCCTGCGAATAAAACTGGCATCTGTGATCAGGATTATCGTGGAGAGTACATTGTAGCACTACATAATCATTCTAATATCCCTCAAATGATCACTCATGGCGACCGTATTGCTCAGATGGCAGTTGTTCCGTTCTGGCAGGCTGATTTTGAAGAAGTTTCCGAATTGGACGAAACTGAGCGTGGAGCCGGTGGGTTTGGAAGTACCGGAAAGCAGTAATGGAGAGAATTATGGGAAAGACGATTGATACGTCCGAGCTTCTGTATCGGATGGGCAAGTACGCAGAAATCGATGTTGGAGAAGAAGAACATAACGCGTTTATGCATTTTATGCTTCTTTTGACACGCACAATTGAGAAGATGCCGAATGTTGCATTAACTCATAAAAATCCGATTGACGATGAGATTATGGAAAATCAGTATAAGCTTGCGAACGCAATCTCACTGGTAACTGGCCGCACTCGAAACGACGGCTGGTATCCCACTTGGGTTGGCATGACCATGAAGATCGTGCGTCTGAAGAGTGGAGAATCAGCTGGTTTTCGGTATATCAAAGATAATAAGGGACATGATTATCCGGGCGCGATGCACACATCTTGTGTTGTTGATTATTACATCTCAAGTGACAAGAAAAATGTTATTGTCCAGACCGAGAACACTATTTATAAATTTGAAAAAGTCGAGGAGGACTAAATTATGGCTAAGTATTTTTATGTTTACAATATCGCCGGTGTCGAGGATTCTATTGTAAAGATGTTTAACACTGACACTGGTGCAATGGGCGAGAAGAGTGTCAAGAAGGATCGCATGGATGGGTTTATCGATGGTATCAAGACGAGTGGCTTTGTTTTGAATAAGGAGCTGGCAGAGGCTGATGTTGCAGAGGCCGAAGCAAAGCGTGTTCTTGCAGAGAAGATGACCGCTTATCAGGCAGCACGAGATTGCTACCATGAGAAGAGCGAGGCTCTGAAGAAGGTCAAGGCTAAGTACGGTATTAAGTAAGGAGAGTACATAATGAAGTATTATGCTATTGAATCTCATTACGAGAAAGAAGCTCCATTTGGAATTGCATGGCAAGTAAAGCTATTTGACGGGCATACGCTTTTGGAAGAATACGACCACATCTTCTATAACGAGATTGCTGGCTACTGCAAATGCCTTGAGGATATGGGGTTTATTGAAAATGTTGAAATCAAAGTTGATATTAAAAGCGAATTAAAGAAGCTACAGGATTTCCAGAAAAGTATCGATGAGATCACGGCGAAGGCCGCGATGCTGGAAAATCCTGCAAAAAGTGTAGAAACACCTTCAATTAGAACGAAATATTTATCCTGGTAAAAGGTAAATTTTACGGAGGAAGTGATTCTATGGCATACGCAGGCAAAAATGGATACGATAAAGACACGGATATTTTATTTCCGATAGCTACTAATATTATTGGATGGGTAGGTAAAACAGATAGAGAAGAGATTCTTGATCTCAGTTTTGAACGAATTTCCCTTTATCAAGTAGGGAAGATCCTTGAAAAACTTGGCTATCAGAATATTGATATGAGCGAAAACGGATGGGAAATGGATTACTGGTGGGAGTACGAACTTGCCAATAACGCCAATGATATTCCAAACCTTCCTTGTCGAGTTCAAATTAAAGGAAGTTGCGCAGAGGGCACAATGATGCTTAATGTTTTAGATAACGAATAACTCTAATAGTAGTGGTGGGTGGGAGGAATAAAGAATATGACTTATACACTTATGTCTGTTCCAGAAGATAAAGAAGTTTGGTGCACTGGATTTCGATTTGATGATACGAAGGCCGGCATCAATTGCAAGCCGGTACAAGGAACTATTCATAACAAGGATTATTGGAACTCGAAATTTAAAACAAAAAATCGCACAATCAGCGTGAATACAAATCAATCGTATTATGCATTTGCTGATACTTACGAAGAGGCCGCACATATTTATAATGAGATGATAAACACATTTCTTATTAACCTTGATAATAAATACCACAAAATTGCAAGCTCATTAGAGAGCTGCTATTTATCAAACGATCATGGTGTGATGTATTAAAAAACTAGACTTTTATGAGGTAGCAAGATTATGATTGAACGCGGGAGTTTTTATGTCGTAGATGATTTTATGATTGTGGCACATGATTATGAGCGTGAAGATGGGTATGGTCGTGTTTGGAATAGAGTATATTCAAACAAAGAATCTCTTAAAATCTACTGCGACGCATTAGTTGATTGTGGATATAGAGATACAACTGGTGAAAAGAAATATGACTAAACAAATAGGCTATTATAAATCTGACTGGTATATTATGGGCATTGATGGAAAATATAACAATGCCTGTATCTCGCATACAGAATCGCAGCTTCGATATACAGTTCCAAGGTCGCCAGAATGGACCATCAATGGATTGGGTTTTGCTTATCTTAGAGAACATGGATTTGAAGATTATCCTGAACTCTATGGTATTGTATTCTATGACATGGAGTGGTGGCGACGAAAACGCTATCCGGGTGACTTTTATGTAGAGATACCAATTTGCGATTTATGTGCAGATTCATTTCATTTAAAATGGCGTTGCAAGGAATTTCGTGTACATCAATGGTCTTGCTTGCGTAAAGAAACAAAGTGGGTGAAAGGCAAAAGTAACTACACTATTTGTGAGCTTGCCGATAAGTTGCCACATGAAGAATTTATAGAATATCTTAAAGACAACGGTATCTATATTGTAAACGAAGGTGGTGTTGGACTTGGATGATAATAACAAAAAACTTACTCTTGGAGAAAAGATCTTGTTTTTGACAGTCGGTGTACTCATTACTCTTATTGTTGGATATTTTGTATGGACGATTGGAGAAGGAATCTATCGCCAGTGTAACCCAATTGAATGGTCTGCTACTGTTGAAGAACTAGAACCGGGTATCTATGGATATACAGCCACTACGGTATCCAATATTCCAGCGGAAAATTATGAGATGCTTACAGTTCTTTGTAATGGCACATACATGAATATTAAAGGACATGTAAAAATTGTATATGATAGCAACGTTCCATATATCGAATATAAGTCAACCAATACTGTTAATGCTGACTCTGTAATAATTCATGTTAAAAAAGGACAGATTAAAAATAATGGAGTTAGTACAGTAACGAGGTGATTTTTATGGAAGAATTAGGGTTTTATAAAGGAGAATGCTAATGAAGGATTTTGACTTTTATAGAGCGAAGTACATCCGTGACGGAAAATGGCAGATTGAGTTTTTTGATAAAAACGAAAAATACATTGGTTCTATTTATAAAGTAGGGTCAGATGTCGTTCGTGGCTACTGTGAGTGTCTAAGAGACCTTGGTTACAAAACAATTTTATAAAACTTGGATTCTTATAAATAAAGGAGGCTCATAATGATTATTGATTGTAAATCTATTGCATTGGACATTAAAGATAAAATCAAAAATATCATCAAAAAAGAAGACTGCGTTCCTGTTTTACATATTTATCAAGTAGGGGATAATCCAGCGTCCAACACTTATATTCGTGGTAAACTGCGTGACTGTGAAGATGTTGGTATTAAAGCAGAGCTTATCAAGCTGCCAGAAGATATTACTGAAGATGAATTAAATAGAATGATATTGCAAAATCGTATCTATGAAGAAGCAAATGGTATCATTGTTCAGCTTCCGTTGCCAAAACATATCGATCCTAAGAATATCATTATTCCAGATGAACTTGATGTTGATGGTTTTAATTCTACATCTCCATTTCAGCCGTGCACTCCGCTGGGCGTTATGAAGATTTTTGACTCCATCGGTTACGATCTGGATGGCAAGAATGTGCTTGTATGTGGTCAGTCTGATATCGTAGGTCGTCCGCTGGTCGATATGCTGATTAGGCGGCACTGTAATGTTATCTCTGTGAATAGCACTGGTTCCGCTATGAAGGCCACTGCTTTTGGATTTGGAATGGTTGATGTCATCGTCTCTGCTGTTGGCAAATGCAACTTTATCACGCCAAGAGAATTAGATCAAGTTGAAGTCTGCATCGATGTTGGCATCAATTATGACGAGAATGGAAAGCAGCATGGAGACTGCTCCGATGATGTATATAAGATAGAAGATATCAAGGTGACCCCTCGTATCGGAGGTGTTGGCCTCATGACCCGTGCCATGCTACTTTATAATGTATGTGTAGCAAAGTATGGTGAAGAGAAGATGGGGGAGGTGATTGGATGAATGAAGTCCCAATTTGGGAAAAAGCGGCATTGACAATAGAAGAAGCTGCGGCTTATTCAAATATCGGTCAATGCAAAATACGTGAACTTCTCCAAGATAGAAATTGCCCGTTTATAATGTTTGTTGGTAAAAAGCAACTTGTTAAACGAAAAGCATTTGAAAGATACATAGAACAAACATATTCCATTTGAATGTATGGCTCTGATGTGATATAATCAAATTGTCACATCGGAGCTCTTTATTTAACGTAAGGAGCTTATTATGGAAAGAAGAAAAGACAATAAAGGACGCGTTTTGAAAGAGGGTGAGTCGCAACGTAAAGATGGTCTGTACCAGTATCGTTGGACAGATAAGTTTGGAAAGCGCCGCACTATTTATTCTGGCGACTTGAAAGAATTAAGAGCAAGGATTGAAAGTTTAACAGAGTTTGAAATACAAGGCATCGACCCAATAGCAAACTCAATGACGGTGAAAGAGCTTGTAAAAAAATATTCCAATCTTCATAAGCCGTCTTTAAAGGAGACAACAACAAAGAACATAGACACTTTCATGAAAATCCTTTCTGGGTGTACTTTTGCCAATAAAACAATCGCATCAATAACACCGACAGAAGCAAAAGTGTTCATGAAAGAACTATACGATAAGGGGTACTGTTATGGTACAATAAATAACTATAAAGGAATACTACGACCGGCTTTTGAGCTTGCCTGCGATGATAAAATTTTGTCAAGGAATCCTTTTAGCTTTCAACTTTCAAAAGTTGTGCCAAAAGAAAACAAGACAAAAACTATTCTGTCGAATGAACAATTTTCAAGCCTTGTTGATTTCTGCAAAAAAGATATCTATCTCAGTCAGCACGTTGATGAACTTATAATCTTATATGAGACCGGACTTCGTGTTAGTGAGTTTTGTGGATTAACCGTAAGTGATATTGATTTAGAGCAGGGAATTGTAAATGTGAACCACCAGCTTGTATATCTTCATGGAGAGTTCTCAATCCAATCTCCAAAAACAAAAAGTGGTGTACGAATCATACCAATGTCGCAAAAAGCCAGAGAAGCATTTTCACACATTATAAGTACAAGACCACAGCTGGATGAAGAGCCGAGCGTAAGTGGATATAGCGGCTTTCTACAAGTCAGTTACAAAAACAGTCCTCGTTCAGCGGTTAGTGTTGAATCAAATGTGCGACAAGCTATACAGAGGTACAACAAGGTCAATCCACAAGGGCAACTGCCAACTGCAATCACACCTCATACTTTAAGGCATATGTTCTGTACCAGAATGGTAGAGTCTGGGATGAACATTAAAGCCGTCCAGTATGTGATGGGACATAGTAAAGTTAATATGACATTAGATGTTTATAGCCATGTGGATGCCGAAAAAGCAGTTGCGGAGTTCCGAAAGATGGTTCAGTAATTTTATATACTTTATAAGAATGAATTGTCAACTTCCTATAAACTGGACAATTTTTACTACACCAGTTACTACACCACTTTCTCAAATCTGGTATGACATAATATAACAGAATATGAACTAGACGAGCGTGCAATAAATAGCGGTAGAAAAGCAAGAAGAGGAAAAATAACGAATTATCGTTATGAATGCAAAAGCGAACAATAACTCAAGCAAAAATATGTGCAAAGTGTAAAAATTACAAAAAAATTACCATCTCGCTTAAAATCTTCTTGAAATGAATGATATATCGAATAATAATTGTGAACCGCTATGTTTACTACACCACAACTACACCAATTTTAGATAATTGTCAAATCCGATTTTGAGTCTTAAAAGAGCCCGATGTGACAATCTGGCAAGACATATTAAAATTGAAAACCGTATTTGAACCAAGGCGTCTGGACCCTCCAGCGCCTTTTCTTGAACCACCAAGATATAAGTGGTATAATATAAAAAATCGAATTGGAGGACAATAATGAACAATCCAGCAATACTTGATATCGCACTCGGCTTCGTTCTGCACAAACATAGCCGGGATGAATTTGGCCGTAAAAATAATAAAGCACAAGCCATCCGTGAATTGTCTGACGAAGAACTTGCTGCACTCTTAAACGAGCTCGTCGCACAGCAAGATAACTGTCCAAACACTGTAGGCGGCTGGAAAGAATGGCTCAGAGAAGAAATAAAATAAACGCTAAAAAATGGGGTACTGGTCCAATTAAGGATCAATACCCCATCTGTTTTTATTCTGCTATTGAGTCTAACACGGCGTTGACAACATCCAGTCCAATCTGTCCGGGAGCACTTGAGTCTCCAGCGCTGGCAAAAGTCATGGCAGAGCCAAACAGCTCTCCACACAATCTGCTGGCAACACCAAGCTTACCCATGCTGATTGCGACAATAGGAGTAGCAAAATATTTATTTTTCATTTCAACCGTAGCGGCCAGTAAAGTCAACACATCCGTACTGTCGTGCGGCATAGCTGCTACTTTTGGCAAATCAGCTCCAACTTGTTGCATTTTAACCATACGAGAAACGAGCTCATTTTTATCAGGCGTCTTTTGAAAATCGTGGCTTGAGCATACAACCACAACCCCAGAAGAATGTGCATTGTCTATCAGTTCACGAATATCATCTTCGGCTGTAAAGAACTCAATGTCAATAAGATCGGCACAGTCAGTATCTATTACCGTATTGATGAAATCAAAATATTCTTTGTGGGTCAAAGACGCTTCTCCGCCCTCTGCCTTTGTACGAAACGTCACCAGTAAGAGTTTGTCCTTTAACGCCACACGAAGTTTTTGCAAACAAGACACAACAGAATGTATATCCATGCATTGCTCAAACCAATCGACACGCCACTCCACACAATCAATACGAAGCCTTGAAAATTCAAAAGCGCGTTCTAAAATTTTTGATTCAGTCATTTCAACGATTGGGATTATGACTTTGGGTCTACCTTCCCCAATATGACAGCCACGAACAACAATAGACATAGCGCACCTCCACACATGATAGATACACTATATCCTATACAAATTTAGATGTCAACAATCAAATCAAAACGAACTCCATGTTGCCATTCCGCAGATGCCGTCAGCCGTCAATCCATGTGCTTTCTGCCACTCTACCAGCTTAGCTTTTGTATCAGCGCCAAAGATGCCATCTACCTTCAAGCCTAAATGCCGCTGCAATACGGTCACAGCATAAGACACGCCACCAGCGCAGTCCTTAGAGCCCTGACGAATCGTAGGCATGATTTTACTCACGACCTGATATGCAGTACCACTCTTACTGATCCAACGACTAGGAGTTTCACGCACATCAACATGAACAAAGCCACCCGTCACCTGTGCACGATTATAATAGCCAATACCGCCATGCTTCTGGAAGTAGGGAAGGGAGGCTACGTACAGTGCAATACGAATTGGGTCAACGCCATTGATATGAATATCCGCTGCTGTGCCAAGACAATGTTGACTGCGAGAACTGCCACCGATTGAAATGTTATATGCAGGAGTACGGTAGGCAGAGCTGATTAGAACCGGTTTTCCAAAGTGGTCACGAATCTGCTGCAGAGTCTCTACCAGCTCAGTTGCCACCTTGAACTCATCGCTCCGGTCATTGCAAGCAAACTCATAGGCACAGAAGTTCTTGGACAGCTTCTTGTTCCAATCCTTCTTCATAGAATATGTAATAATGCTCATAGAGCCACACCTTCAATCCTTCTTTAGTTCCGCATTGATCTTCTCGTTTTGGATGTCCATCTCCTTGACTGCGGCCTCAATCATCATCTCGATAGTAGGAGTAATCTTGATATTCATCTTCTCCAATGCGGCAATAACATACTTCTTCTTGTCAGCTTTCTTGATTGCGCCGGTAACGCCCAACTTCTCGGCGGCACGCACAGCCATCTGAACAATCTTGTACATACCGATCTGCTTCAGGTAGGGGATGCCATAGGTCATAAATGCGGTGCCAGCAACAGTGATAACCAGCTTCACAATAACAGAGACGATCTCATTAACAATACTTGCCATAGTAATACCTCCTGTTTTTGAATAAAAAATAAAGCCCGGCACACACGTACCGAGCTATGTATTAAATGTCTTTTAAATTTTGTCCGTCAATCAGGTAGCTTTCAAGAGCAGCTTTGGCTTCCTTCATTGGGTCGATAGCATTACCATCAATGCCGTGACTAAGCAGAGCCAGCAGAGCTTTCATCATAACATTGATACCATGTTCACTCTTATTCACACGCTGCTCTACGCCAGCGATTTTTCGTCCATGGTCTTCAACTACGATGTCCTGTTCCTTTTGGTGCTCTTCAATGGACAAAAGCTTGGAGCGATATAAATCCAAAGTCTCTTTATCATTCTTGAGCTTGCGGTCGATATCTTCCAAATGTTTGTCGTGTTCAATCAACTTCAGGTTCTGTTTCGTGTCGGGCTCTTTTGCCTTCTTGATTGCATTTACAATAACGACAACAGCAGCTGAAATAGCCGTAATACCACCAGCAATACTTAGAATCATTTGCCAAAGCTGTTCTATTGTAAAGCTGATAACACCCGGAGTATGAGTTGGTGCGGCAGTCAACAAACCAATCATTTCATCACCTCGATTCTGTATTGACAAAAATTATACAATGTGATATTTTAAGTTCAGTCGTATCCGTCGAGCAGATATGACGAACTTTTCCATCGAGCTCCTGAGCCGCCATCTCGGGAGCTTCTTTTTATTTCCAATAGTATCGAGGTTTTTCTTCACCAAACAGAATATGCCGAATCCAATCATCCACGAAGATACAAACCATTGCGAGGAAGAACCACAGCACAGTAAAGGGTAGGCAGATTTGACCAAGCAGATTGAATGGCAGGGAAGAGTAGTCCCAGATGTGTAATCCCATCATCAGATTTAATGGAATGCCGACAACAAGCTCCATACCAGTCACAAATAACGCACCGACAAGACTCTGTTCCCACATGGGCATTTCCCACGGAATATAATTGTTCAACCCGCCAATGACCACAAAGCAGATACCGCCAACAACAGCCATAGTCCAGTGTGAGTGACCTCGCCACAATATCTCGATGCAATAATAAAGCGCCCCTCCTATCAAAAAGAGAAGCGCACATTTCAATAATTCTTTATACTTCTTTATGATTTTGCTCATTCAGCGACCTCCTTCAATCCGGCGGTTTCCAGATATTGCTTCAGAACAGGATCGTAGTTGATTTCGACTGCATCCAGCTCTTCCATTGTAGTACAAGCTTTAATATCGAGCTCTAATTCTTGTTGACGAGATACAAACGGTTGTACATATGTACCAATCGCCAAAGCCAGTGCGGCAAGGTCATCATACTTCCATACGGTGCATTCATCACCAGTGGTATTCCATTTTAAAGTAAAAGACTGTCCATTTGATACGGCAAGCTGATATAGAGATAGATTAGAAGTAAGCAGAGCCTGTTTTTCACTAGTAACACTATAATACTTGCCGTCCGTCCATTGAAGCGGGTGAGAGGCAAGATATTCAGAGAGAGCGGTTTTAGACTCTGAAATTTTAGAATGCTTTGCTTTTGCTAGTTTTGCTTCAGGGTCAAGACAAGACTCTTTACCTGTAATTTCCTTGAAATCAGCGTCGTTTATAAGTCCTTTGGAAACATACACTAGCAGCATCGCTTCAGAAATACGATTATTTTTCCAACGTTCACTCAACTTTTCTTTTGTTGTCATGTACACACGCCTCCTTATTCAATAGCTGGTAGATTTAATGCCACGATATCTTCTAAGGCGTCAGCGATACGAGTCTGATCACTTGTTTGTTTAGCCGCGATTTCCGCAGCTTTTTTCTGTGCTGCGGCTTGGTCTTTTTCGTATTGATCAATCAGGGCTAATTTCTCCTCGCCGGTAGTGCAGTTAGAAAAATCAAGACCCTGTGCTTCGTAATTTTCAACTAGAGAATTCAAAGTTCCAAAGAATGCGCCATTGATTTCTCCAGCGGCACATAGGATATCAATACTTTCAATGCCAGCAACGGGGTAACGAGCGATCCACTCTTCTGCAGATAGAACTTCGCCAATCGGAGTGATAATAGGATCTTTTTTATTCCAAATTTTATATCTCATAATATTATTACTCTCCTTTTAATAATCAGTTGGTTTATAAAATATAGGTTTACCAGTATAGCCGTTATACATTACAACAATATCATCAAAATTAACACTACCAACGCATTCACGTTCATAATCAGAGACAATACTGGACGGAAATCCAGAATACTGTATTATAGTGCCCTTCTTTCCGTCCAATATAATATATTGCGGAATAGAGCCGTCTTTCATACCATACACAATAAAACTGCCATTCGGGGTTCGTTTTGTTTTTTTTGCTAAATAGTTTGCTTGAGCGTATTTTTTGATAATGCCAGAATCACCAGATCCTAAATTAGTATTTATGGATGTTATAGTTAAACTTGGATTGATCAAATATGTGTAACCATTACTCATGCTATAAACCATGGCATAATCTGAATTAGAAGCGGAAGCAACATAAGTTCCTGGATTTGATATAACACCAGCATTAAATGTTGATTGTGTAAGCGATTCATTATATACCTCGGCAGTTGTGTTTGTGTCATACCTGATTATCAAACCTTTTCCACCAACATAAGCTGAAAGAGCACCACACTGCGTAGCAGATTTTAAAGATTCAATATCTTGTTTTGTTCCTGATGAATTCCATGCAGAAGCACTCACAAGATATGTACTGTCGAGAAATAATGTTCTCCAACCTCCAGCAATAATTCCATAATCACCTGCTTTTGTAGTAAGCTGACTTCCGCATTTGGTATATAGGGAATCTGCAAAACTTTTTGTTAGACTCGGCGTATACATGGTCACTTCATCACCGGTTCTACCATGACTATTCCATCCACCAGCAAAAAACGCATTATCTCCAATAGTCAAACCAACGCCATCGTTTTTCTCCCATGTAAGAGACGGAGCAGAAACTTTTGTCATTGTGCGCGAAAATGCTTCAACAATATCTGAAGTAGAAGGTGTTGTGCTACCACTAATGTTATTAGAATCGATACAATCTCCTCCTGCAAATATAGCATAATCGCCAGCACGAGCAGACCCTTGGAGCTTATACCGTTTTTTGCCGCTTCCAGAATATTCTTTAAATTCAACAGCCCTCATACGATATTCGTACCACAACCTTGCTATTTCGTTTACGCCAATGTATACTTTTTTGATTTTTCGAGCTACACCGTTCACGCCAATATACATGATATCAATTAGATGTGCATTATTGTCAACGCCAATGTATCCATTATGTGCCATTTATTCACCACCTTCTTATTCATAGACGATATAAATAACATTATTGTTGAGTCTTGAATAACCGGCAGTTAAATCAGAGGTGGACGCTTGAATTGTAAAACCATTTAACTGTGAAGCCGATCCCGCACTCGCAGCATACTTCACACTCTTATCTTTGTCCGCAGTGTTATCCACGTTACTCAGTCCAACTTCAGCCTTGGTGTAGCTTGGTTTTGTAGCTGCTTTAGCCCATGCAGATACATCACTTGCAGGCATAGAAGTTGGGAAATCCGTTATTTGGGACTTTGTATGCTTATGTGAAGCAGGTGCTTTACCATCAACTAATGTTTTCAAAGCTTTACCTTGTGCGGCACTAAGGCTTTGATCTGTACTATCACTTGTCAAATTATTCTGGATTCCGCGCCATGTGTTTGTATCAGTAAACTTAGCATCCGCTGGAACTGTTTTATTTAGAGCGTATGTAGTAGCAACGGGCTTGCCATCTTTAAAATATACAGGCTGGGTCGCACTACCGGCACTAGAATCAAGCTTGATTGCGCTATTAGCAGAACCACCAGCACTCCCAGAACCAGCGTAGTTATGTGTATGTGAAGCAGCTGCATAATTTCCTTTTGGCTGATAATTAGCGAGTTTTGTATTTACTTCACTTTCGGTATAATAGCGGTCATCATGCGTGTGCCCAGCGGCAGCATAATCTCCACTACCTTTAGTCACGATCGTGCCAAATCTACCACGGTCACAGTATTGAAGATTAGAAGATGTTCCGCCGTATGCACCATTCCAGTAAGCCATAAAAGACATCGTAGGGACATACTTGTCATCTGTTGTTTTATTGGTCCAGCCGGTATTTCCTTGAGCGCCCAATGTACGAACCATTTTGCTTGATGCATCTCCAAGAGTATATGTTCCAGCTACAGGTTTACCATCTTTAAAATAGATAGGCTGAGTAGCAGAGCCAGCAGAGGAAGTGAGTTTTGTCGCAGATGCAGAGTTACCTGTACAAGTAGAAGCACTATTAGCTGAACCAGCGCTTGCAACATATCCTCCATCAACTGCAGAAGCAGAAGATGAATACGCTTGCTTGTGAAGTTCGTTTCCGGCATCAGCAATTGTTTTCCAACATTCAGATGATGTCTTTTTGTCTGTTGCTGTTGTGCCGTCAGTTTCATTGGAGTTTATGAGAGTCCAAGTGCGACCTAAACTAGCTCTGCCACCGGAAGCTATAGCTCGTATAACTACACTCGTATAACCACCGCTTGATTTATAAAACGCATCACAATAAGCGCCATTTGTTTTATCTGTTTTTATTGCCACTTGAACCGTGTCCACAGAAAGTCCTTTGCGTACAAGCCATTCAGCAGCTAAACTTGCGCTACTAGAATCTGCATTGCTTTGATATACCAAACGACAAATACCGTAACCACCGCCAGAGTAATCCTGACTGATAAGGAATGTCATACTGTTGTCAACCCATGCATTTTTATTTGCGTCAAGTTTAGCGAATCTATGGAATGGGTAATTATTTGTATTACCAATAGAATGCTTACAAGAATAGAATCCAATATTTGCAGTAGAATTGTTAGAACCGTCATAATTAAAACTTAGCGTGATATCAGAACCGCCAGATACAGTACGGGCGGTAGTCAATTTAGCAGCGGATGCAACACTTTTATTTGCATCTGCTGTATTGTCCACGTTACCAAGCCCGATATTGCCTTTCGTAATGTTGACTGTTTTTGCAGCACTACCATCGTATGTAGCAGCAATTGCACCGTTGGTTTGAATCGTCAGAGCGGTCGGATTTTTAAGCGAGGAAGGAAAGTCGGTGATCTGTGCTTTGGTGTGGGTGTGTTCTTTCTTAGCTGCATAATCTATATAATTCAAATTATCAAGCAGCGTACTCCAATTACCCCACGTTCCATTTTGCTGATTTCTATAATATACATGAGGGTTTGCTGTTGTGGATAGTGCTAATTGAGAATCCCAGCCCCCATTACTATCCCAATTTAGTTGTAAAATACTTGAATCAGCAGGTGGCTTTCCGGTTGTAGTGGACGATGTAGCAACAAAATGAAACATTGCACCTGTGCCATTTGTTGACTTGGTAAAATTGATGTTTGCTGAACGGGCTCCGTACAGAGATAAATATTGATGTGTATGCCCAGCAGTAGCGAATTGATTTTTGTCACTTTCGTCAAGCACTCTATATTGACCTTCGTTTTGATAGAACCGTCCATCAATAACCATACTAAGTTGACCACCATTAGGACAGTCACGACGAAAAGCCATCGAACCACCAGTGGAATCATCTTCGCCATGAATAAAAGTACCAGTCTGAACGCCCCATCTTTGACTAGAACGAGAGGAAAGACCAGATAAAGCGTTGGCACTATTTGCCATTGTTGCCGTTTTTGCATTGCCATTCAAATTAGCTGTAATGGTAGCTCGGTTCACATTTACACCCGGATATGTAGTTGTTGGGGTAACACTTTGACCACTGTTTTCATATTTTGATTTTTGAATTGTCCATGTACAGTCATAGTCTGCCGCAAGAAAATATGTTCCACCACCACGAAGCCACCAAACAGGAATAGAACCATAACTCATCTGCTGATATCCAACTGGAGGTTTGCTTTCATCTGCAATAAAAAACTGGTCGTTAATCAACACTTCTCCTAACATTCTAGTTGTTCCCCAACCTGATGATTCTTCGAGGATGTCAACAACCGCTGTAAATCCAGAACTGTGTGTGCTCCAACTAGGCTTAGAACCACTGTTGAGCTGAACATTACATTTGAAATGCCTCAGACCATTATAAGGAACACCTGTGCCAGTCACAGGATACCAAGTATTTTGGTCAAGATCGGTTAAATTGACTGTTTTGTATTGATTGATATAGGTTTCTTTTGCAAAATTGGCAATAGCAACACTCTTTACACGATCAGCCGTGTTATCAACATTTCCGAGTCCCACTTGATCCTTTGTATGACTATGATTACTCGCAGCATAACTGCCTTTAGGCTGATATACACCATCTGCCTTGCCCTTAATGTATGTCCACAACGTACTAATTGGACGACGATAATAAGAAGCCGTCTTTCCATCATTGTGTTGACTAATAAAAACAGTTGTATCATTTGGGATGCCATCGGCAGTGCTCAGCTTATTGATAAGTCCATTCGCTCCCGCTTCGTTATTGTTCACCTTGCTGTTCAGCTTGCCATCCATTTCAGCTTCTGTGTAGTACCTGTCATCATGGCTGTGGCTTTTCGGAGCAAATTTTTCTTTCAGCTTGCCCCACAGATACTGTAAGCCAGCATAATCTAAATATCCCATAATCGACCTCCTGATTTAATTATCTTTATACCTAGATAAATGCGTAAAATTATACACATTGTTCTAGCCAGTAAATTTTATTGAATCTCCATTTCAGCACACAGCTTCTTGCTGAAATCTTTTTATACTGTTTATTATAACTTGTCATGTTTAGCTGATAAGAATCAGGATATAAAGCCGTAACATATCCGACGACAGATGACTTACCTCTTGGTGTATAGGAAACTAAATCTCTATGCCTAATTCCTAATACATTATTAGTTTTAGCTTTTGATTTCCTTCTCATAGGTCTGATAATCCATTCTTTCACATCACAAGTATCAGGAATACAATTTGTAATACATATTGCATCATTACTATGGGATTTTTCTATATTCCAATCAATCCTTTTATTTGCAGTCTCACCACCATTAGTCAGATATAATGGCCCCAGTTCGGATATTTTCCTCCGCAGGTAGTTTTTACCTTGCATAACATGCATAGCGTAATCAAATCGTTTGGGTTTGGAACCAATGATTTTGAAATATCTGTCTTCAAATTCCCGTTCCCTGCCTTCTGTTTTCTGATGACATCTGGAGCAAAGTGTGATCAGATTTCCAATAGTATCTGCTCCACCATACTTTCTTGCCCTGATATGGTGTACTTCTAATACACAATTGGATTTTCCACATTCCTGACATTTACATCCATCACTGATAATGGCAGCTTTTCTAAGATTTTCATCCAAACGGTTAGATTTCTGATACTGCCATTTATTTGGTTTGTATCCATCAGTCATTGCGCGGATATCTATGCAAACATCTTCAAGGCAATATTCCTGAATATCAATCCACCTGTTGAGCTGATATAACACCCTTAAAATTGCATCTTTCTTCTGTTTAATGCTTGGAGCAAGCCTATCACTTCTTTTGGAAGAGTAACGGTTATCAAACCTCGCCTGTCTGTATCTTTTATGGTAACGGTGATAACGTCTATATCCACGTCTTACATCCATGAGATGCTTTACATCTTGGCGTTGCTCAATCGTACCTTTAAAAACCACTTTGTTTTTTGTAGGACATTTCTGAACAATAGCAAGACCAACATGGACAGAACCGTCATCAATCCCAACGACCATCCGGCTTTCATCATATTTATCGTACTCAACTTCTTTTTCTAATTGAATCACCATGGGGTATCTGGATTTTATTTTTGCTCTGCCTTTTCTGACTAGATACCAGCCTTTATTCACTTTTGTCGGTGCTAATGGCCGACTATTTTTATCAACAACAAAACAATATGCAATTTCATTTTCCATCTCTGGATACCTTCCTTTTGGAGTAATTTTCGTCTTGCCAATGTTGGGGAGGGTATATGTGTTTCTCTGTTATCTGTGCAGGACATTAGCACAGTTTCTTGATTGGCACTCACAGAGCTTCGGACTGACGAGCACATCTGAAGGTGTGTCTGTAACCTTTTCCCTGACGTAGTTCATATCTGCAACATATCTTTCGATAGTAGCAGTCACTAAGGCTTGAAACCTGTTGCTAAGTAAATGTAAATAAGAAATGTAATTATACACTTGTCCACTTATTTACACTTTTGTCTATATATTAGACTGCTTAACAATTAGTCCTGTCTCAGTAAGAACTGAAATCAGCTTGCCAAAACATTGTCGATTTCAGTATTTGTGATCTTTGTAATAGTAAAAATTTCGCCCAAAGCATCCCACTTAGAGCCATTCCATGCATAGTTCATACCATTGCCAACGTCATACACATCACCAATGGTCTGATTGCTCGTAGGCAGCTTGTCTGTAGAAGCAACGGAACCCTTGTAACGATACATTGCCGTGATATCGCTCTTCAATGCATAAGTGCTTGCCGCACCAAAACCGTCCAGTTTCTTCTTGTCAGAGGTACTCATCAAGCCGTGAGTGCTCTGTGTTGCGTCACTGTATGTTGTATTGGTCGGAGTAGACCAAGTACCATCGCCACGCAGATATTGACCTTGCTTGCCAGCAGCCGGAGCGGGAACCAAGCCGGAGCCACCCGCAGCCGAAGCGGTAGCAGCTTTAAAAGTACCATATGTAGTATTTGTGTCAGGCGGAACCTGCCAAGTACCATCAGAGCGCAGATAACGGTTTGCAGCACCTGCGGCAGGAGCCGGAGCGAGACCATGCACACCAGCAGCTTCAGTAGTAGCACCCTTCATATCACTATAAGTGGTGTTATTATCATTGCCCCACTGAGCAGTACCATCAGCACTCCATCTCAGAATCTGACCAGCAGAACCACCTGCCGGAATATGTTTATTGCCGGCAGAAGTGGGGTGCGCGTAGTTATTTGCATTAGCAGCGATGCCATCCAGTTTCGCTTTGTCTCCAGAACTCATCAGACCGGCAGAACTGGTTGAAGCGTTATTGTATTTCGTATCAGGTGGAGTAGCCCATGTACCGTCACCTCTCAGATACTGTGTTGCATTAGTTGCGGCAGGGGCGGGAACAAGACCGGAACCGCCAGCGGCAGAACTTGTTGCGCCTTTAAATGCACTGTAAGTGGTGTTATTATCGTTACCCCATTGAGCGGTACCGTCAGAACTCCAGCGCAGGATCTGTCCAGCAGAGCCGCCTGCCGGAATATGCTTGTTGCCAGAACTGGTAGGGTGAGAATAATTGTTTGCACCGTTCGCAATGCCATCTAGCTTAGCTTTGTAAGCAGCACTAAAATCGTTTGTAGAAAGACCTTTGCCATCAACTTTATCAACTTTGTCTGCCAACTTTGCTTTAATTTTCTGCCAGAAATAAAGCAGGCCATCATAATCTAACCAAGCCATAAATTTCCTCCTTTACATTGAAAGTATCTTGTCTATATCTGAATTAGTCAGCGCCTCCATGTACATAGATGGATCGCCAGTATTCACAACCAACTCGCCATTCTCATCTGTCATAACGGTGGTGATGCCCGTGCCCTTGATGGATACAGAGCTTTGCTTTGCACCGTCCAGTGTGATTTTTGCTTTTCCGTTAAGTGCGCTCTTGTTTGCACCCAGCGAGAAATTGTTGTCGTTTAATAGTGTCCAGTTGCCGCCCAAGTACGTATATAGCTTATCGGGCTTCAGATAATAGATTTTTTCGGCTAGAGGAGCCAATGGTAAGTCGCTCACAACCTCTAAATCGCTTCCGATTTTTACGTGAGCCGTAGCAGTGTCTCGATAGGCGTTTCCGGTGTCAAGGCAGACAATAAGCTGTCCGTCGATCACTGGAGTCTTGTCGAGTTGAGATTGTGCAATCTCTAAAAGTGATAATTTTGACATCATGAAACTCCTTTTCGATAAAAATAACCCCACACTCCATTACAGAGTGCAGGGATTCATGTTAGATTATTATGTCTCAGCGTTCGCGCCGGAATCATCAATAGCTTTCCAAGTCAGAGCCCCCTCGACACTCTTAACGCGATTATCCATAGCAGTATTCAAGCCGTCCGCATAAGTTTTTGCAGCATCGCGAGCGGCATCCGCCTTTTTAGTAGCATCAGCAGCAGCGGCAGAAATTACTTCGGATTTTGCAGCAGTCAGTTCATCCTGAGATACCTTTGCATTCCAAGCCTTGCGCTCTTCAGCGGTAATATGCACAACGGCATCCTTAGAGTGTCCATCTAGCTGATCCTGCACCTTCTTGATCTTTGCGTCAGTCTCAGCCTTGGTATAAGCATCAGGCACAGCCACATACAGACCATCCTCTTCAATTGTAATAGAGTTATTGGCTTTTGCGGACACACGCACATCAACACTGATTTTATTGTCGTCAGAAACAGTCACAGTTGCAGTAGAAGTTGCTACGCCGATATAAATATCAATCAGGGAGCCAACAGGAATCTTAATGACCTCGCCGGTGGTAATAGTCAGCTCGATCTCATGAGTCTCGGTGTTATAGATACCACTCTTTACAACCAAGTCCTTGCCCAACGCAATCGTCAGAGTGTCGCCGCCAAATACAGGCAGCTTGATAGTGCGAGTTTCTGCATCATAAGTAGGCTCATGAACAATACCAGTCATGGTAGTGGTAACAGGTTCGTCACCCTTTGCCACACTCAACACACCAGCATTATAGGTAACATCTGTAACGAACTTACCTTTAATACCTTCCACCGCTGCAACCTTGGCATTAACATAGTCAGCGACAGCCTTGGTGGTCGGAATATCGTCATTGGTAGCATCTGCAGGAATCTGAGTAACGGTTGTTTTGTTCAGCTGCACAAACTCCACACCATTCCAAATATGCATGGTGTAGTCTGTCATGCGGAAATAAATAATGCCCTGAACCTGACCAGCTGCGGGCAGGGAAGACACCATTTTAGTGCTCTTAGTGTACTCAGTTGTACCCTTAAACAATTGCAACGTATCGGTCGTAAAGTACAGTGTATCCATGTCTTTTGGAGCAAGGGCATCGTACCGTGCTTTCGTACCATACGCAAATTTTACTTGTGCCATATTTTTCCTCCTTATTAGAATTCAGTCCATTGGAAATTTGTAGATTGAGTTTGAAAAGGCTCGACGAAGAACCGACCTGACTCCGCGCTTTGCTGCACGACCCACGGTTCATATTTGTCGTCTTTGCCTCGTATCATTACGGTCTGACCTGCATAAGTCGCATCATTCTGGTTGATTGCCTCATTTGCCGCCGGAATATTATCAAAACAAAGCGTCCGAGGCGCTACCTTTTGAATAGATAAGTCGTCCCGGACGTATATGAATTCTGATGTATCTTTTGTGATAATAAGGTCTTTGCCATCAATCAACCCAAGCGCAATCGCGGCTTCTACGTCTTCTGCGTTACCGTAACCAAGCTTCGAGTATTTGTATGCCATTCTTTTCACCTCGCTTTAAACGATGGTTAGAATGGGACAACACGTATACTACCATCTTCAGTTTCCACAGTTTCAGTCGTAATCTTAATAGCGTTACCAATGGGTTTACCCTCGGAGGTAAGCTGAATACGATGCTCTTCATCGTAAGTGATGTTATCAGCCTTGTTAGCCAGACTAGTATTGAAGCGGTCGGTCATCGCCTTGTTCAGAGCCTCCAGTGCGATAATACGCTGATCCAGAGTGCTCAGTGCTTCATCGGGGATCAAATCAGACCACTTGCTGATAGGAATAATATGTACAACGCCGGGACCAGCCTTACGCACGCGCTGAATTGTCTGTCCTTCAGAGTCCATCTCAACGTGAATGAAGGTCAACTGGAACTCAATGTCGCCAGCTTCACTGGTCAGAACCGTATCAAACGGCAGAAGATACTCCAGCCGGTTCTTGTACAAGTCTTTTGACTTTTGTAGAATTTCAGTTTTATAGCGTTTGCTCACAGGCAAAACATACTCCAGCATAACTGTATAGTCACTAATATCTACACCCTTGTAAGTCTGATCGGCAAGAAAGTGCAGATTGTCCACTAGCTTGCTTCGCTGCATGATACGCTCAGTCAGACTCGCTGTGATAGTGTTATCCTCGTTAATTAAAAAGGTATACATATCACACCTCCTTTCCGTTCACGATGTACAGGTAATCATCCAATGAGATCTTCTTGCCCTCAAGCAAGTTCTCCACGAATTTGTCCTGTACCATTCCATTCTTATAGAGTCTGTGCATACTCTCGACGAACTCAGTGAAAATCTTCTCCATCACAGTAGACCTCCTTGAATTAACGTCAACGTATAAGCATCAATAATGGCCTCAGGAGTTGTACCTCCCAAGGCCATGATTTGGTCATATTCGTATTTGTCAATCGGCTCAAGCGTTACGGTATCATATTCCGGGGATGGAATCAGGTAATAGCCTTCAACGTGCCAGATATACTTGCCGTTGCTGCTAATAATACCCTGTGCGTCATCTTCGGTGCAATTCACCATGATATCGTGTTTGGGCTGATATTTCACAAACTGAAGGCGATCAAGAGCATCGATCACTCGACCGTCTTTAAGTACCTTATAATACACTCTCAACACCTCCTTAAATGCTGAACATCACGGTTACTCCTAGCTGCTCAGAGGGATAATGGAAGCCATACAGCTCACCAGTCTCCTCAATTGCATAGAAGTATCCATCATAGGTCGCAAACGGGCTGCGCAGCCAATACTTTGTTGCCTTGCCCTCTGCGTTGTGCTTGATGCGTGATTCATTGCCGGTCATGTAGCTGATTGTTTGACCTTCGTAAACGTAAGGCTCGTCAATCATCGAAGAGCTTACTTCAATCGCAGATGGAATGAAGAAATAACAATCCGAGGTCACAATTTCCTTGCTCTTATTTCCGGCAGAACTCGGCACTTTGACCTTCTTAATCAGCTGCTTCCAACCAATTGGCAAAGCATCAACTAGACGAGAGTCAAGATACTCACGCAGAGAAGTGCTGCCCCAACCGCCAGCATTATTTGCAGCAGAACTTAACATCATATCCTGACCTAAAGTGTCTTTCTGCAAGAATGTCATGGAACAACGCTTGTTGGAATTATCGCTCAGGTAGTAGTTCTTAAAGCTTGCCACCTCAACGATCAAATCATCGTGTGTCCATGCGGCCAATTCGCGACAAGCAGCATCACCAAGGTCTGCGTACCAAAGCTTAGCCCAATAAACCGTACCTTTAGCGTAGCGCTCGTAAGCACCATCGTCTGCTTTTGCACATCCAAATACCAGAGTGGCATTCGTCTTTGTGGAGCGGGTACGAGTGATCTTTGTGTAATTCAGTGCAGAACCATAGATATTAGAGGAATAGACATACAGTCCATTATCACCCTTAATGTGCCGGATAACAGTCATATCGCGAGAACCGGCAGCAACGCCATTTGCAGAGTCGATACCCCAAGTCATCTTGACGCCAGTTGAGTTCCACAGACGGATACCATTCATACCGTTCTGCTCAAAACACTGCATTAAAACAGTGTTATTTGCATTTGTAATGTCCATCTTGTAGTCAACAGCCAGCACAAAATCTCTGTCCTCTTCAAACAGCTTGAGGTCAGTATCAATGTAGTTCTTGCCATCAAACACCTGCGGCTTACTAATAAGAACCTTTTCAGTGATGTCCTCATAAGAGAAATCGTTGCCAAGCTTGATGGAAACTTCATCCTTTGGCGTGGCAACATTCTGCTCAACTCCAACCTTGTTCATCGCATAGATTTCAACAGGACGAAGCTGACCGATTTCCTTACCATCAAAGTAGGTAGAAGAATACTCGCAGCTATCATAAACAGCATTGATATCCTTATCGCCGATGACGTAACCGCCTTTATCCCAGCCACTGAACAGGTAATACTTAAAAGCAGTTTCCTCAGAGGTATAAGTAGGAGTATCGCCGTCATACAGCACCATAGAGCCATACGGAGCAACAGTTTCCTTCAACACAGCGCCACGATTCATATAACGAACAGTGTACTTGCGCACAGATTCAGTATAAGTTGCAGTAATAGTCTGATTGCTGAAAACAGTCGTAAACTCGGTATCCCATCCACTGAAAGTAAAGTCCGTAGAAATCGTACTCTCGGCAGTAGGTGTCGGAATCGGGTTCTCTTTACGTGTAACAGGATCAACGGCCTTATCACCCTTATCAATGTACTGTTCATCAAGTACCGTACCGTCCTTATTTACGAACGTCCACTTAAACTGCTGAACAAGAGTGTTATAAGTGACATTCAAATCAGGCCACTGTGCCGTAAACTCTGCCAACTGACGCTCACGCATGATAGGCACGTGGACGCTACCCTCGATAACAGAATGGTCAGTGTTATAACCATTTTCATCCAAGCCGGTCATTTTCAGTAGACGATCCAGAAGGGAAGTGCCATCCAGTTGCCAATCAACGCCGGTTAAACGCACACGACTCAAATTCGTGCACTTTGTCAGCATTCCAATCAAGTCGATAGTCGGGCACTTTTCGACAGTCAGTGTGGTGATATTCTTATAATCTGTAACCTTCAGGTCTGTTAAATAATTCAGGTTCTTAGCGCTTAGACTTGCAATCGCAGGCAGTTCAGCCTTCTTAATTTTGCCGCCCTTAGCAAACGCGACGCCGGTAATGCCAGAGCCGCCAGCATAGAACTCTTCCAAATTTGTACAGCCGGTCAGACTGATGGACTTCTTCAGGTTCGGCACATTCTGCAGGTTCAAATGCTCAAGCAGTGTATTGTTACCAACTGCAAAGTCAGTCATATTCGTATTTTTGTAGCCCTCGGCGGCAGAACCAATCTTCAGGTCAGTCAATTTTACGCCGTGGCTGAAATCAACATAGCCGGGATAGAAACCAGAAATATCGCCAATGCTCTGGATGATAGAAGCGTTGTAAACATAAACTTCGGTATCATTCATAGCAGCAATCGGGCACTGAATCTCGTAAGTCTGACCGCGCTTACCACGCACCTTCACAGGGTTAGAACCATACCGTACAGAGACATAAGTGTCGGCATAGGGGACAATATGGAAAGTGCCATCGGGTTTCACACCTGTCCAGTTGGTCGGAGTATAACCACGAATTGTCATATCGTCAGAGGTACAAGTAGCACCCGTATACTTAGATGCCATGTATTTTTCCTGATACCGCTGGAACTGGCGTCTTTGGTGGCGTTTGTTACCGTGCATCATTGGCAGATAGCTAGTTGTGCCATTATCCTCATAAGTGCGGAAATACTTACGCCGCATATCCATAATCCACAACTTTTCGGGCTTTACATTCTGATAATCCTCGAACTTTTTCAAAATACGAGTAGCACTCCATGCTAAAGCACTCTCACGGTTCAGGAACATCTTTGCAAGATCGTCTGCAAACAGGTCACGGATCTTACACCACAGTTTAGAGTCATGTGCGTTAAACACGCTCTTTGTACCGACGGTGTCCATATCCTCATAGCCGTAGCTCAGGGTTAGACCACCTTCGTTATCGTTGCCCATTGCAGTGTCATTATCGTAGTCAAAGCAGAAATCCCAGTGCACAAGGTCTGTCGTGTGCGGGAATACGTTCTTTGCACGGTTATCGACCATGGTATGACGCTCGGTAAACAGATAGTGGAACAGGGTAGAATCTTTAACAAAATAATTCTCAAAATTCTTCTTGAATTCGGCATCATCTGCATTCACAACCCAGTTCTGTACGCGAATCCACGCATTTTTAGCTGCCTGAATCTCTTCATCAGTACAATTCTTATTGATGTAACGGAACTCAAAGCTGTGGTCACCATCCCAAGTTTCCTCAGAGAAATCGCCACTCAGGAAGCGAGTCTGTGCATCGGTGTTATTATCAATCTCAATGATAACTTCCTTGTGGTTGTTCGGGTCCATACCCATCGTGTCGCTATTCTTCTTGGAATTGCCAAAATCACCACAAGCATAGAAATGCCACTGACCGTCCTTAAAGACAGTCGCATTAGCGGTATCGGTCTCCTGAATAAACACAACACATGGATAGAATGCCATGGTGTCGCGCACTTTCGGGTTGTCCTTGCGAGCTTGACGAATGTACGGGTTGAACTCATTAAACTCGTCTGCCAGCAGAGCATTATTTGCATTCTCAGAAGAAGCAACATTGACTTTGATGTTAAAATACTTCTCACCAACACTGTTTTCTGTAAATGCATACTTGCTACCAGTGCTCTCATCACCAAAGGTGAAACCACCAGAACAGTTGATATCAATATTACGACCAGATTCACCGTATGCGTTAGAGCTGGTGCCCTGTCCCTTGTGGGAGCCAGTAGCAGTCCAGTTATCTTCCACAGCACGGCCATTCTTGTAAATGTGTTGAATGGTTGTGTTTGGCACTTCGTTCTTTTTGCCAGTCGTAAAGGTCGGAGCAGAGATCTTGATAATGCGCAGGTCTGGGCACTTCTCAGCCAGTAGGTCAGGATTCAGCTCGCCGCTCACGTCCGTAATATCATTGCGGGTGTAGCGCTCAATCATTTCCTCTGCATTCTTTGCGTCTGCAATAAAGTTGTCGAGGATCTCGTCGTCCGTCAGGTTCATCATGTATGACTTCATGCGATAAACCAGCACGTCACAATCAGGAGAACCAATCGTAATGCCTACCGGAGAAGCCTGTGTAAAGTTGTCGCTTGCGTCATACAGCTCAACACGACAAGGAATACCATCCAACCATAGAACCATTTCCTTATACTGACTGTCTGGCAGAATATTAAATTCAAATTCCATAAAGTCGTCTTCACAAGTCGGTAGATCGATACTATTCTGCTCACTGGTCAATGTGACCTTCTGCGCCTGAATATTCAAACCAATACCACCGTTCAAGCAGGTCAGTGCCGTAGCATCGTAGTTCTTGACATTCGTAGTTTTAAACACAAGCTTAAAGTTCTTACCCAACTTCTTTGCGTCATCACCAAACAACTTGTAACTGATATTTGCAGTTGTACCAGCCTTCACACAGAAGTAGGTATCACCGTCTTCGTCAAGCTGATAACCACCGTTAGACCAGTCAAAATTATCGCTTACGGTCAGTCTTGTATTGCCATCAGACCACAAACGGGTCTCGTCAGCGTTAGTCTTGCCAGCAGGGTTGAAATCGAAAGCCAGATTTGTCTTAACGGGCTCAATCGTGATACCAAGCTCTTTAATCTCGACACTAATCTCCTTGCTCACGGAGCCGCATACGATTTTCAACGTATGAGTGCCAATATCAGCGGATTTCCATGTCCATGTCTGCATGGTACGTCCGACAGTCAGAGTGGCAGTCTTAGCGCCGTCAACCTCCAACGTTACAGTGGTCGTAGAGCTGGAAGGGTCATAAACAGTGTAATTGATTGCGACATTGCTATACTGTTTTGCACTGGCCGTCTTTGTGGCGCAGCTGATAATAGGAGTTGTATTGCCTTCAGTTGTCCACATGATGTCTTTGACGACCTTATTACTGGTGACCTGTTTTCCATTGATTTCAGCAGTCATGGAAACTTCCACAAGATGTGCACCGTGGGTCTGTGCAGGAATAGCATAAGTCAGCTGTCTGCCTGTAACGCTACTTGTGGTAGAACCAAGAATCTTTCCATCAATCGTAAAGTTGATGGTTTTTGCAATATTGCCATACGGAGTGTACCGGAAGGTTACCTCTCCACTATAAACCAGTGTATCATCAAAAGAACTCTCCAGATAGAACTCAACGACATTGACAGTCCAAGTCTTTGTACCAACACTGCCAACACTATCAGTCGCCTGTAGCTTAACAGTATTGTCACCGCTATGCAGATACTGTGTTGCGTCAAAGCTATTCTTTCCCTGGATAACGGTTTGCGTGCCGACTTTTGTATTGCCGACATACCATACGCCAGTAGCAGAACCAGTGTCATCGCCAGAATTGTCCACAGAAGAGAACTTGAAATTGATAATAGCTGGATCTCCAGCAACAACAGTCAAAGCAGACCCATCCAGACGCTCGATTTTGATAACGCTTGTACTGCCGCCAGTGCCACCGCCGCCACCACCTTGGATTACAACCTGTGTTTTCACAGTGCCATTTTCCAACAGGCTCAGCTTTGAATCCTCGTAAGTAATATCATACTCACGCCCAGAATTCGGGTCTGGTTTCACATTCTTCAACTGCTCCTGAATTTCAGAAATATCGCCATTGATAGTGTCAATGCTGTTCTGCAAACCGGAAGCAGTGTTTTTCACCACGGTCAAATCATTTGCCACGGTCTCAACGCTGGTCTTTTCAGCCTTTGCTTCTAACAGCTTGTCGGTTGCCTGTTTGTTGTAATAATCACTTTGCAACGTCTCTGGCAGATTGCCAACACTATTCTGCAAAGCCTGTACGGCAGCATCATTGCTGGTCTTATACTCGGTCAGTTCGGTCTTAACAGGCGCAATCTTTTCGTCTATTTTTGCTTCAACGGTTTTATTAAAGGAGGTCACCCAATCAGCACTCGGGTCAGTGTTCAGTGTGATGGTTTTAATAACCTTTTCGCCATTCAGGAACTTGATCGTCTGTGTTTCAGCATCATACTGCACATCAAACTTTGCCAGACCGTCAACCTTGGCGATATCATCTCGAAGCAGAGTAACAAAACCGTCAACCTCTTCCTTGGTGTAGTAGTTTGCCAGTGTGTCGGCCAGACCATCTACGACAGCCTGTGCTTCTTGTGCGCTCTGTGCGGCCTGAGTTGCAGCAGTCTGTGCCTCACCAACCTTCTGGCTCATCGTAGCTAAGAACTGAGTATACCAGTCATCGCCGGTCGGATCGGTCATTGCGGTGCCGGTAAGCGCTTTCAAAACATTTAGCTTTTCGTTCGGCTTTGTACGCCATAGATAATTCTTCGATTCACCGCTGTTCGGTACAGTAATTGCACCAGTCGCCATAATTTCAAACTTTAGCACACCCTCTTTGATGGTGGCATAGTTGCTGACCATCCAGTAAAACCGGATCTTATCAGTACTATAGCTCACGTTGATAGGTGCGGTATAGTTCTCAGCATTATTAGCGTTAACATAGTGGATCTGAATCGTCATGCTCATCAGGTCAACACCATCATAATAACGCGGCATCTCAAACGGAATAACCTGACTGTTGTTTTCCTGTGTGATATTTACCTGAGTCGGACTCAGTGTGATTTCTTTATTGGTATCAACCGTAGAAAAATCATTGTCCGAGAAGGTATCAAACCACGTATAGTTGCCACTTCTGGTGAAATTCTGGTCTTCCACAGAGAAGGTTGCCACATCCTCATCACAATCAACTACTGGACGAGCATCTTCTATGGAAGCCTCCATCGTCATTGCGGGGCTTGCAGCGACCATACGTTTGGATTCTTCAAATGATAATGCCATCTACTCACTCCTCTCATTAAGTATCTTTCTTATTATCGATATATTTTTCTTTGAGGACATTCTCATAAGTGATATAGGGATAATACGGGTAATAGCGGCTCAATGTAACATTCATTGTGCCTTCTCCAATGTTTTTATCTATCTTTTTAATAATCCACTCAACTGCAATATCAGACTTCAGGTACTTCGCTGCGTATTTTACCTTTTCATTTACGTCAAGCCACGGAATCATGTGCATACTCAATGTGATGGAATCCGTCAGCCGACAATTTTTCCATAGCGTGTATTTGCATACCGTCATGGCTGATTCATCCGAGGTATATCCGTCAAACTCACTACCCGAGCACACAAGGTTTCTTCGCCCGATTTTATCAATCGTCAACCGACTATTGTACAAGTCATCAATGCGGTTTGGGTCATTTACGACAACGTACTCAAGGTTGTCACATGCCTCCGCAATCTTGTCTGCCTCAATTTGTTTTGCGGTCGGCATTGCATCCACAAACTTCGTCATAGCATGAGACTGAGACTGACCAATAAAATAGACCCGGCTCTCAATAAGAAGAGCAGGGTCTGATATCTGGATTTCTGTATTCGTTGCTGGATTATACTTCACATACACGGTGTCATAATTTTTTGTGGATGGATTATAGATTTGTTTCGGGTAATAGCGCACTTGTGGATCACGCTGTTCTTTTTCGTATTTGCCTGTAAGTGCGTTGAACTTATATGTGAATGCACCATCAGTTGCCTGATTTAACCAGTGCTCACCATATTTTATGACGTAATAACGCCCTTTCTTTAGTAAAGAAGTGTCTTCTGGCTCATCCTCTCCTTTTTCGTTGGTAACAGCCTTAAACAACATCATAGGTCCATACACTGCGCATGTCGTTTCCCGATATTGTCCTTCTCCACTCGGATTCGATTTAATTGTCGTAACAAGGTTCTCAACACAGATTCTTGCATTTATCGCAATATCTTCTGGGCAAATAAACGAAAATCTTGTACCGTCCTGAATACTTGCCTGTTTTAATTTTAGCAATAAAATAGACGCGCCTGTATCATTTGGGTTCATGTTGTAGCTCATATTCAATTTATTATCTCTGAGCAGCGTAACAATATCATTCCATTCGCTTGTTCCTTTTCTACAATACACGACCTCGCCAGTACCTTCAGGATCATTTTTTTCAAGTTTATCCTTACAGAAGTAGTCGCTTGAGTTTGATGCACCCCATACCTCTACACAGTTATGGATCTGACTGTAATCAACGCTGGCATCTTCGCTAATAACCATACTCTTAAATGTATCCTCGTCCAGAACAACGGGGTCGTCGTAGCCAGACGGAATTTCTTTGCACACAAAAGTATCGTCGTCAAAATACATCTCAAAAGGGAAGTAGAGGTCTCTCAACTCCGTCAAAATGTTCCAGATGGTCGTGCCAGTATTATATTCTAGGTCGTGCGGAATTCGCCGCACCCAGTAATCTACCATACTCTTTGTCAGCCCTGAAAGTTCAAATGTCTCCTTAATGGAATCGCGAACATAGTGCGGCTTCTTTTTGTCATCTTCGTAATAGTTAACCCCATCCTTAACCACGAGCTTGCGGTCATACATCGGAATGCGCGTTGCGTATCCGGTCAGTGTTCCACCAAGCGTACCGTCAAGCAAACAGGTCATATCAAGGCAAGAAAGGCTCAGTTTGTTTGTTGTGGCATCATAACTGTATCCGTTTTGCTGTATCGCATATACGCCAGCGCCATACCAGTGCACGCCATCTGTGTCCACAAAGTTCGTGCCGGTTCGGATTTCAGCCTCACCAGAGTATAAAGCGTGATAGAAGTTATATATCTGAGTTAAACCATCCTTCAATTCCCATATCGTTCCTTGAATATCGTGCATTGAATAGCCAACAAATACACTTGTGTCATGGAAATACTTATCAAGCTCATCTTTTGTACAACCAGCAATCGCCGCAACGTCAGCTGCAGATAATATCCTGCCTGCTGCAATGCCACCCTCTACAGCAGCAATCATATTCTTTACACGTATTGTTTTCCCATAAATCGTACAGTCAACACCAAAACTATCAAGTTCAAGTATTTTACTTTGTAAAGTTGAACCATCTCTTTGAACTGCATCACAAGCTGCATTGAAAATCACTTCAATATAAGACCTGATATCTGCATTCAGCAGCGGAATAACAACATCTCCTCCGCCTATCAGTAGTGGAGTGTATGCAATCTCATACGTCTTGCCATTTGTTGTATAACCATCTGAAGATGCAACAACGGTCGAATATGTTCCAACATCTCCTTGCTCTTTCACAAAAGATGCATATTTCTTTTTATTTTCGTCTGTCCAAATAATACGCTTACGCTTTATATTTTCGATATTGCCATACTGTTCATAACCGCCAACCTTATATCTCCACTTTGCTTGCCTTAACTCTGTGTCCTTTTCTTTGTATATCGCACTATTTTTGATTTTTGCATCGATCTCTTCTTCTGGTATTCTTACCGCGTCCGCCCCAACAAGCGGCATACTTGTTGGAGCTTTCATACCAATCTGTAGGCGCAACATTTTGCTTGTCCACTCTTCTGTGGAGAACTGAGAAATAGAGAATCCACTCTTCGGGAAAATATCAAGATTAAAAGTGCGCCGTGTATCTGAGTCTGCGTCAATCGAGTTAGAACCACTTAACGCAAGCCCTTCGATCGTATCAATGATCTGGTAGTCCTTATTCAGCAGTTCAATACGACAGTATAATCTTTTTGACCGGCTTTTCAGTAAGGCCAGATCTTCTTCTGTAGGTAAGTAAGTCATGGCCCACCTCCTTAAATTAACCCAGCGTTCTTCATATTGTCGCCGTTATTCAAATCGCCAGTCTCTACAAAATCAAACGAGATTTCTACCTTATCTGGGTGATCGTCGTCTAAGTAAGAAACGTTTCCATTTACGTTCATCAGCCATGCGCGGCCATCGTACATCTTCAATACTTTTGGCTTTTTGTTCGTTAGCCAATTGATAAAAGTCTCCCGATAGTCAATAGACCCATCAAAATCAAACGCATCATTGGCGCGATCCCACTTGATAATAACACCAGAGAAATTGCCGCTATAATAATTTGCCTCACTACCATAGAATACAATGGGATACTTGCTTCCCAAGGTCGTCTCCACAGACGCCTCTTGATTGCGCGTAATATTCGTGACGGCTAGCTCAAGACCAACATAATATGATATGTCTTTATCCATTAGCCATGCTCCGTCAAAATCGCTTACGGCACTTGTAGATGTGTATACTTGTTCAATTTCATCCACAACAGGAACTGCCATATACTGATACTTCGTTTTTCTGCCACGTGCGAATTTGTCATAGCATACAATCAAAATAGGCTCAACGGAACTTGTGATCTTCTTTTCATAAATTGTAATCCAGTCGTATTTACCAACCTCTCTACGTTTTACGCGAATAGAGTCAAAATTATTAGGATCATCTGCGTTTTTTGTAACAGTGAGCTTGATTCTGCCTTCTCTTTTTTCATTTTCTGCCACAATTTCAAGCTTCTGCAGTTGTCCGTCATACTCAATTCTGAATGCGCAAAAATCCGTGTCCAGAACATATCCGTTCACAGTTTCTCCAACTGCTCGCACATAGTACACCTTATTATTATCAAGACTTTCTACGTTAAATGCATGTGAAATAGAGCCGTGGTATATCTCCTCATGTAGCAAAGTCTTGTCTGAATCATAAAGCTGATATTTATAAAGATTCAGTGTCTCGCCCTCTTCTTCGATGTTTTTATATTCAACATTAAAGGAAAAAGCGGGGAAGGGAATCGTCTTTTTAGTGCGTGCTTCCACATCAACAAATTTCAACACCGGTTTTTCATGGCAATAAAAAAGAACGGCATCGCTTAAATCGCTTTTCTTGCCGCTCTGATTTGTTACTGCAATTTTAAGATAGTAGGGTAGTAGTCTGTTATGTACAAGGTTCGCTGGCAGCATAAACATACGTACAGAAGATGAACCACTGGTTTTCACTGTCTGGTCAACAATAATATTGCCGGAGGCGTTGTCGTAGATAATATATTCCACTTCATTGATCGTGTCATCGTAGCATGTGTATCGCACGATATTTTCCCGTGTAGCGTCTATCACGGAAAATTTTGAAATTATCGGTTTCGCCAATTTAACACCTCCTTATTTTATGCCATATATTTCACATGGAATAATCAAATCGTTATTTGTTGTAATATTTGTCTCGCCAGAACTTTGTGCGTCAAAGAACGTAATTTCAGTGCAATACTTATTATTTTTTTCATATGTTTTTACACTAAATGGACGGAAAGCACTCTTTATATTTGTGTCAGAACTATATGATACATTTGGAGTAGAATTGTCGCCAGCGCTCAAATCATAAATCATACACAGCTTCGGCGTATTCATAGTGACGCAATGATATTCTGCACTACTCCATTCACCTGCGACTGGTTTCGACACAATAACAGAAACTTTGCTCAAGTATTCGAGCACTCGTTTTGTTGTGGTACTCTCTGGATCAATCTCAACAACTTCTCTCTCTTTGTAGCCACGGAAGATAAAAATATATTCTGAATAATCGCTGTCTGTTTCAAAAGTCAACTTATTCTCTTCACCAACAGCAGAGTATGCATCTTTTGAATCGTTCTTCCATAATATCTGGAAAATCTGTCCAGCCTTCAATTTGTCCACAGTAATAGTATCAGTGGTGATTTTATCTCCAGAAACTTGCGTAAGGCTGTTGTTTACAGAAGTGGAATCAAGCGCCACTTTACCATTTTTGTCAACAGATACAGCACCAGTCAGGTTAAGCTTTGTCCCCTTGATTTTTACAGTATTTGTACTCTGGTTTATCAAAGTAGCAATGTTTTTTCCGGTATAATCCGTCTTAGCCACCTTTGAATCAATGCTTTCAGTTGCTGTTTTAATGTGCTCTTCGAGTTTTTTATTTGCATTCAGTTCTGCAGCATCCGCATACTTTTGAGCTTCAGTTTTTGTGGCACACAGTCCGATGGCATTCTCGTTTTTTGAAATTTTAGATTCTGTCAGCGAAATTCTTGTATTTAGCCCGCTCATGTCCTCGTTGTATTTTTTAGTGGTTACGCGGGCTTCAATCTGCTGCTTTGTACTCTCCAAATCAGAATTATATTCCGTTTTAAAGCTTACAAGGTCACCATCTATTTTGCCAGCGGCATCCAGTGCCTCGTTTGCTTTTGTATCATCCGTGTATTTTAGCGCCACAGCCCAGTCAGTTCGACTAAAGCTTTCAGTTGTAGGACGTGCTGTCTGACATACAAGAACTTTATTATCACCAGAACTACTTGCCCAGATATCACCACGGCTATATGGGGTTGAAGGCGTTGTGAAAAAAACACGTCTTGATCCATTTGCCGTATCGTTTTCAAGGCTTGCAGCTCTCAAAACTTTCAATAAATTCTTGTCACTAAGAGTCTCCCATATAAAAGTGTCCGTCCACCTATACGCATCATCAGCCTTCATGTCATAATAAAGGTCGCCAATGTGCAGTCTCTTTGCATCCTCCGTTACCCAATTTACTGTCGGAGCTGTATCAGTAGATGGTACACCACTGTAGAACCATAAGCTGAGTTGTCCGTCTACCTGATCTTTCAGCGTTAAAAATTCACTGACATCCGTGTATTTGACAATAGTGTCAGCAAAATCTGTATCAATAATGGACAGCTGACTGCCAACTACGTTGACTTTGCTGTCCACTGTTTTCATTGTACCAATATTATCGGGGGAACATACCAGTCGCTTCATATCACCCTGCAATGCAGTCACAACCACACTCTGTCCAACCGTGTAAATCTGGTCAGAGGTAATGTTATACTGGCTTCCAAACACGGATATTGTGTATGTATTCCCACTCACCGCAGTTACCACGCCAGTCTGCGATTTGTCAAATTTTGCGTCATTGAGCTTCTTTTCAATCGTGTCTACGATGACTTTGCTCAACACGTCGATTGCATCTTGACTATTTTGTGACATCTCGTCCCTCCTTTATAAATGTATACTCGATCTCAACCTACCCAACCCACCCTGAGCCAAGTATACTTCGTATTTATTTTTGCTTATTGTACTGTTTAACGTCTATTCAGTTCCTGTACAACCTTGTTCGGCAGACGATTTACCAACTCACGAGCCAGTGCATCGCTATCACCAACGGGATTGTTCACATTCACATCACCAATAGACAGGGAAATACCACCAGCGTCGCGGCTTTGCACCATAGAAGCAGAACTATGTTTTGCCAATTGATCGCTGAACCACTTGTCTGGATTGCCGCCCATCTCAAACAGGCGAGAGGTAATATCAGCAGGAACAACACCATCGCCAGTCTCAAGATATGTATAACGTCCAGAAGCTGGCTTACGAACAATAAGTTCTGAACCTCTTTCGTCAACGTTTGCAAAATGATTCGTTTTAGAAGATTTAAGACCATTCGCGTGACGACCAAAAAAGAAACCAGCAAAACCTCCTAAAAAAGCACCAATCAATGCTCCTGCTGGTCCACCTATTGCCATACCCGTAGCTGCGCCCAGACCAGCACCAGTAAGAGTTGTAGCAACCGTTTTGACTGTTTTATCTTCATTGGCGGTTGCGTCATTCTTTTTGTCTGTTTCGTCAGTTGCTTTATTCTCTTCTTTAGATACGATCTGTGTAGCGTTAATTGTGAGATTTGTTGCGCTGTGTTTGGTGTTTTCTGCAGTTTCAGAGCTACTATCTGCTGTATCCTTGGTGTTCTCAGCAGTCTTTTTACTCTTGCCAGAGATATCCTTGCACAGATTTACAATTGCACCAATCGGGCTAATATCCCAGAAGAAGGTAGCGACAGACTTTATTGCTTTTTTGCCAAAGCCATCTTCTTTGTTAGACCAGATTTCTTTTTGATGTTTGAAATTTTTCGCAGTACCGTAAATACCAAGACCAGCCGCTGCGGCAATTGGAATCGCATAAGGTCCAGCCGCAGCCAAGGCGCTTCCAGCTGTGCCAATAAGTTTTCCAGCACCAGCAAGCAACTTACCTCCGCCACTAAGTAATGTAGTTCCAACCTTACCAATCCCGCCAAGAATCGTGGAACCAATCTTGCTCTTACTAACAGCATTACCGATAGCCTTAAATCCATTCACAAACGTGGAAATGATACCGCCGCCAGAACCAGAACCTCTAAATAGGCTCTGAGCGCCAACTTTAATTTTATCCCAGATGCCACCAAATGTTTCAATAAGTCCGTTTCCAGAGGTTTTAATCTGGTTGATCATTGCATTGATAACATCTGTTGCTCCAGTAGTTGCAGTATCTGTAAGCTGTTTTTTACCAGCATTGAATGCCTTATTAGCGGCATTGAAGGTGTCTTTAAAGGATTTATTTACATTCTCTGATTTTCCATTATTGAAGAATCCTTTTATCGTATCCCACAGACCTTTTGTGCCGAGATCTTTGTACTCACCAGTCTTAAACATGGAATACAGGTTATTTACCTTCGTAAGCGTATTGATTAGCGATTCAAGGTTTGTAATCAAATTCTGGATGCCGGTAATCGCGCTGCCAGTATTCAGGCTTGCAATGATCTTATTGTGATAATCATCCAGAGTGCCCTCCATCTGCGTGAGAGTCATCTTCTGGATCTGCGCAGTGTACTCAAGTTCCTTCTGGTAATCCTTCCAGCTCTTGCCGATATCATCCATGACCTCAGACAACTTGTCCTTGAACTCATTGTACTTCTTGATTTGGTCATCAATAGCTTTTTCGGCGTCCTTCTTATTCCACTCGCGCTGCTTGTCAGCAAGGTCTTCGCGTGCAGTACGCACATCTTCGGCGTTTGCCTGCCACTCGTAGCCATTCTCAGTGTACACACGGGTCGTGCGCTGTTGCTGGGCGCGGGCGAGAGCATCTTGTGCCTTGGAAAGTTCAATAGCGCGTTCGGTAGCTTCGTTGTTTTCTTCCAAAGCTTCCTTCTGCTTATTCAGAGCTTTAATCCGCTTGTCGATGACTTTGCCCATAGCATCGCCCCAAATTTTGAGGTCGTTGTTGGACTTGTCATTTAAAGTGGAGAGAAGGGAAAGGAAAGAGGACAGAACAGCTTTTGCATCGGATAGAGCGGACTTGAATTCCTCAATTACCTTTTCGACGCCATCCCAGTGCTTTTTCAGTTTTGTTGTAACCTGTGCGTCGGTCTCTTGAACTTCGAGAAGAGCCTTTTCCATAGCCTCGTCAAGCTCTTTTTGAACTTCGGCCTTTTGTTGGAGTGCTTCGTCTTCCGATAGATCCTTGTTAGAATCAATGGCAGACATTTTCTTTGTGTATTGCGCTAGAGCTTTTTGATACTTTACAGTTTTCTCCGCAAGCGCTCTATATTCTTCTGGAGTCGGCTCACGCACATCATCAATCATGGCTTGAACCTGAATACCAATCGGACTGCCTTCAAACTCTTTTGCAAACGCACTCAGTTTATCAACGTAGCTTTGGCGAAGCGCCTTTACGTCGATTTTAGCGTTTCCGTCCTCATCATAAGTAAGTAGATTAGAAAATTCTTCAGGAAGTTCCTGCAGCTTCTGCATGGTATCCTGTGTCAGCTGGCCGGTAGTATTCCACTCGTCCATCGCATCTTTTAGCGTGCTCCAATTAGTCTGATATTTGTCCAACTCGGTATTTACACGCTCAAGGTCAGTTCCAAGACCAACAAGATAATCACTAACAGAAATTTTGCCGCTTTCAATATTTGCTTTATCAGAACTCAACGAGTTTGCAAGCGCAGTAGCTGCTGCACCACCGGTTTCGTTTGCGGCTTTTATGCGCTTATCCAATTCATCAAGAGTCGCTTTCTTAAACGCCTCGGTGTTAAGATTGATGTTTCCGTTTTTGTCAACGAGATTATCCATCAAATCCTTGTTGCCACCAAAGAACTTGCTCAGTTGCAAAATAGACTCTATCTTACTTTCTGTTGCATCAAGGTCGCCAACACCGAATTGACTATTCTTGATTTTCTGCTGAATATCATACAGCCCAGAAAATGCGGATTTTATAGCGTCCGTCTTTTCCTTGGCTTCATCCATCGCGGTGCCGTAGCCCTTGATAGCGTCAGTCAACTGCTCAAAAGAGATGGTTTCGGAATCGACACTAGAGTTCAACCAGTCGAGAATCTTCTTCATCTCGCCAGCAGACTTGCCACCATCATTAGCCGCATTCGCTTCCTCAAGCTGCGCTCTGACAAAAGTGCGGAATTTTGCGGTGTTAAGCTCAAGTTTTCCATTTTGCTCAGTTAAGCAAGCAGTAAACTTATCATCAACACCGATTAACGACTTCATGGTGTCTGCACTAATATAGCCATACTGGTTATATTCTTTCATCGCTTTTGTTAACGTATCAAAAGCAGATGACAGGTCAGCAACAGATTTAGAAGTTGTACTAGATGATTTTCCAGCATTTTTAGAAGATGAGCCAAATCCATTCAACTGATTTGTTAATGCTTGCCCACCCTTTAAAGCGGCATTCATATTAGTGTACAGCAAAGAAAGCTGAGTATTTGTGCGAGTCGTGATTTCCTCTAGTTTTGCAGGATCTACGCCGCGTTCGCCGGCCTTCTCTACTTCGTTTGCAAACTCCTGAGCTGCACTGTATGTCGCAGTAGCCGCAGTAGCATTTTTCAAGGCAGGAAGAAGATTTTCCAGAGCAGTCTTTTCAGCCTCTGTTTTCTCTTTTAAATCATCAGTGCTTTCAGCCGTGTCATCGGCAGTAAGATTTGCGACCTCATGTTGTGCGTTAGACAGAATTGTGGCGGCAGCTTCTGCGTATTCAGCAGCAAGTAACTCGGCATAACTCTGTTTATTTATCTGGAGCTTACCATTAACAAGCTCAAGACAATTCAAATACTCGGTGTTCATCGTCAGTAAAGACTGAAGAGAATCGAGACTCATGTAGCCATACTGATTGTACTCTTCCATTGCACTGGTAGAAGCTTTATACGCAGACTGGATTTCATCCATTTTGGAAGAAATATCTTCCATCTTCTGTGCGCCAGCAGCCAATGCGTCAACACAATTTGCTGAAGATTGAGCTACAATACCAACTTGAACAAGTGCTTGAATAAACGCATTCACACCGTTTGTGTCAGCAGAGAAGTCCATGTCAGTCAGAGCTTTACGAAGATTTGCGAGAGCTTGCGCTTGCTCGTCTGATAATCCTTCGTTTGTGCCCCATAAGAGCTCGTTTAACTTACTTGCATCAAATCCATCAATCGTATTTTCCAGAGTTTGAATAGCAGAATTTACCTTGTCAAAAGTAAAACTGACGTCCATACTGTTGTTATTGTCATTCTGCCAAAAATCAACAGCTTGAAGCTTTCTACGAGCATTCGTGTTATTATTGATGGCATCAGTAGAATCATTATAAGAATCTACATCGTCACGCAAAGCGTTTTGCTCATCAAGTAAGAATTGGTAGAGGCTATGGTACGTCCCACCAGCCGCTCGCTCGGCTTCGGTAGTATTGTCAATAATATACTTTAAGGCTTTACCAACCTCGTTGTAATAGTCAACAATAGAATCCGCATCATTTAACTTGTCAGGCCCATAACCACCGAACTTGTTAAAGACATCAATGCCAGCATTTTTAATCTGGTCGCCCATATCCATTTCAGGAGCCGACCAAACAGTAAGGTAATGCGTCCGATTATTTTTCTTGGCTGTATCAACAAGCTTGTCGCCTTGAGCGTCTTTGTTTTGGGCCAACTCATAACGAGATGCCTCCAACTGCTCCGCTGTAATATCCTGAAGCAACCCAAGCTGTTCCTCATACTTGCCGTTTTGAAGGTCAAGTTTACCAAGTTTGTTTTCATCAAGCGTTCCTTGTTCTTTCGCAAGATCAAGAATCTCTGCCTGAATATCTTTTGCTTGGTCAAAGTCCTCGGTATCCCAACCAGACTTATCGCCAAGTTCTTCATATGCACTAACCAAATCCTTTAAAGAGGAAGTGGTGCTCTGCGCAGCATCGGCGGCTTCCTTGGATTTCGTGGCCGCAGTGTCAATACGCTGAGAATATTCAACAAATTTCTTTGTTATCCACGACAGTGCAAAACCAATGCCAGCGCTTAATGCGGCATTAAGTAAAATAGCTCGTGCTCGAAGCAACAACATACTGAGCGACAACTTGTTTGTTGCACCCTCGGCTCCGTTTGCCGCTTCTTTACACTGATTGTAAACTGCAACTAAACGCAAAAATTTCTTGATTATTGTGTCCCAAATGCTAGATGTCGTATCTGTTCCATTAGCAGAAAAGAAAGTTAATACCAATCTACTTTTATGAGGAGAAAGTTATGAAAAAGATAGGATACTGTCATTGGTGTAACAAATATGCCGATTTAAATTATGGCTTTTGCCCGTTTTGCTCAAGTCAACTGATATCAATTAGTGCATGGAATAAAATGACCAACAAAGAAAGAGAAGATTGGTTAAATAGAAATCCTAGACACAACCCTCCTAAAAAAATGTGGGGTGTTAATCTTGACTCCGCAGAAAAGGAAAACAAACAAGCTCGTGCTGAACTCGCTCAAGAAGAAGCTCGCAAACAATACATACCCAGATGTCCAACTTGCGGATGCCCTGACGTAGAACGTGTTGGCTTCGGAGAAAAAATTGTGGATACGGCTGTATGGGGCTTTCTGGCGAGAAAACCTAAATGCCAATTTAGATGTAAAAACTGCGGATATGAATGGTGATGAATTATGTCTCTTATTATTGCAATCCCTACTAAGCAGGGGATCTTCGTGTCAGGCGATTATAGACGAGAATCTAAATATACCGACAGAGACTCAAACGAAGTCATGTACACCACTCATTCTGATTTTGAGCAAAAGGTTTTCCGAACTAACAATGGTCATGCAATAGCTCTTGCTGGAAATGCAAAGTTAAACGATGGAACTTCAACTAATGATACTGTTTACAAGCTTGTTAAGAGTATCAATCGCCGCAAACTAACCATCAAACAAGAAATCGAGCTTGTAAAGAAAGACATCTCAGCTAAAACAGGAGATAATCCTGTTGCACTTCTTATCGCTGGCTACGAGAATGGAAAACAAGTCATCTTGAAAACAGATACAAGAGAGAATAGTATTCAGGACGTTTCAAACGAAGACATTGCTGTCATCGGTGTGATGGGTGTCGCAGAAAGACTCATTCGCATAGTACCGCCGAGAGATACACTTTGCGAAATCGATGTTGTTGAGTACATCAAGTTTCTGAATAGAACGGTCGCAAAAATGCTGGAATTCTCGGACTATAACCCAATGGTAAGTGAAGACTGTGACGTTCTAGTTATCACAGAGGATAACGCCCGATGGAAAACCTCACTCAGAAGACTCGACTCTCTTAGGTAGTGGACCGTAATCAGCGTAAATTACGATTGTCCCATCTTTTTTTAGGCATGATATCCCAAAATGCGGAACGACTTCTTCGATATCTGGAAGTTGAGCCGCAAATGCTTCAATTTCTTCAAGAGTTGAAAGAGGTTTTCGCTCAAAAGTAGTAGTATCATTCATATGAAAAAACCTCCCAAGAGAGCAAGCTGAAATTGAGGCAGCAAAACCTAAGTATGTTCCCAAATGCCCTATCTGCGGTTCACCAGACCTGTCCAAAATTGGCACAGCCTCCAAAGTTTTAGATGTGGCATTCTGGGACTTCGCCAGTGGAAAAGTAAAAAAGACTTTCCACTGCAATAATTGTGGATATGAGTGGTGATAAAAGAAAAGCCCTGCCACACAAAGTAGCAGGGTAGTGGTTGTATTTAGATTTAGCGGAAAACGTATTTTGCCATTGCGGAATTTCTATCGCAATACAAAAACTCAAAACTCTTAACGCGACTCATTGGGATACAGAGGACAGAACCGGTATTTGCATTCTTTGCGGCATCATCCATATCCTTACCAGACTTTGATTTTGCAGAGCAATGATATGTTAATGTAATATACTCATCATCTGCTGTTTCTAGTTTTCCTAAAATATGAGACCCATCATCCATGTTTAGCATCATCAAATTACCATGAGAATCGATATGCCTAGTCCAAATATTGTCACTCGGCTCAACTCCAAGAATGTTGACCATTATTTTTCGAGCCCAAACAGAGTTCTTGACTTTGTAAAATGCGGCAGCGGCAAGCAACCCTAAAAGAACGTATGCCAGTACGATAGGAAAATCAACTACAACAAAAGGAAGGATTCTATCTAAGTAATCAACCGTATACTTTAATACAAAACCAACTGCGATACTTAAAATAAGATATCCCTGATATTCAATTTTCTTTAAAGACAGCTTCATATAAAACCAGACACAGATTGCGCCTGGAACAAATACATTAAACAGCGTATCAATGCTGTTGATTAGTTTTACTATTTCCGTCATCAGCGCCTCCATCTTTGCTTTTCAATCTATTATCACTATAATCTCTGAAATAAGCATTCAGCTGATTCTCTGTGGTTTCGTCCTTGCCGCCATGATACGTGTAGTCCGTAATAGAACGACCGCCAAAATTAGAAATTTCCATATTCGGCATATGCTTTTTATTATTTTCCATGATTCAACACTCCTTTTATAAGAGTGTATCACAGACTGTCGTAAAAAGCAACGCAAATTAAAACGCCCGGCCTCCCAGCAGTAGGGAAGTCGAGCTTGTTCGTTATGATAGCTGCGCCGTTGTTATTTCAGAAGTTCAGCAATTTCTTCAGCAGTCACACCATTTGCCAGCGCATTGGCAACAATATCTTCTGCCTTTTTGCGATTCAGCTCTGCCGCAATCTTTTTGTCGGCATCAGCCTTTTTCTTTTCGAGCTTGGTGATCTCTTTGTTGAGTTTTTCAACTCTGCTTCTTTTGCTTTACGCTGGGCGTTCAGTGTAGCGATATCATCACCAATAGTTGCAATCTCCTGAGCAATGGATTCTGCGGCAGTATTCTTTTCAGCAATCTGTGCTGCGTAATCGACGCCATCGAGAACCTTTGCTTTATTCTTGCTTCCTTTAGGTCTAGCCATAATAAAACACCTCCGTATATTTTGGATACGCGATTGTACTTTTATTATAGCCAGAATATCGTATATAGTCAACGAATATTTTGTTTTCTCCTATTTATATCGCGCCAGAGAATAGCGCGTCTCCTCGTTTCCACCTACTTCTTTAAGTCGTCTGATTACGTCTGAGATGGACTTCTGAACTTTCGTCCAGAACTGACTATCCTTCCAGTGGTTGCTCACTGACCCTTTTTAGTCGATGAACCTTCCACCCTCCTACATTATATAATAGGGGAGTGGATCGGCTGCTGACCGCCCATTGTAAACGCTACTTAGCGCTCAATTATTACCATATTTTGACAATACGGTAAAAACGAGCTTTTATCTCAGCATATAGCATCCATATCCTTATTTCTATCTTTCGATTCCTACATTATATAAATATAGGTGATATGGCTCTTAGGGTTTCCCAGCACTCTAGGGGCTGTTTTATTTTTACATGGTGCCGCATCCTATATTTTTTATACGCAACAAATATAAGAGGGCATATTAACTTTACCCGCACCATTTTTGAGCTTTCCGCTCATCTGCATTACGGACAACACGCCAGAAATGGCAGCTGTCAAAGTGGGTAATGCACCAGCAAATTTTACAGCGTTATCTGCACCGTCAACAAAAACTGTTGCAAGATCTACGAAAAACTTCGGAATATCAGACTTCATCAAATCCGTACTAAACTTCTGGAATGCAGAATCAAGCTGATTAAGCTTCGCCTGTAAGGAATCCATGTACGTCTGGTTCTCACGCATTGCGCTACCGCTAGAATTAAGTGCCTGCTTCATAGCGTCTTCAGCAACACTAAAATTATTCAGCAGGGCAGATGTACTCTGACCTCCACGCTTACCGGCGATCAATTCGGTAATATTTGCCTGAGTGGTATCAGAAAGGTCTTTCCAAACCTCAGAAAGCTCCTTCATAATCTGATAGGTTGATTTGAAGGTATTATCATCCTTCATGATATCAACCCCAGCAAGTTGCTTCAACTCAGAGCGAAGCTCAGATACGGAACTCGCCATTCCATCCGTAGCAATACCGGCATTTTCTGCATCAGTCTTTGAAGCACGAAGGTACATACTCAAAGTTTTTAGGTAAGTGCCACTCGCTTCACTGTCCTGAAGTACGCCATTTACAGCGGCTGCAAGGCTAAGAGTCTCTTGATATGTATTTCCGGCGGCAGACATCGCAGCAGAACTTTTCTGCATGATAATTCCGAGATCATTCATACTGACAGGCTCTGTATTCGCGATTTGGTTCATGCAGTCCAAAAGATGTTCTGCGTCGTCTGCAACCAGACCAAAGCCTTGCATTGTAGAAATCAGGTAAGAGGAGGCAGTTGTTGCGTTATCAATCTGATCTCCAACGTTAGCCATAAGCGCAGACACACGAGCAAGCTCTTCAGAGTCTTTGTCCGTATATCCGAGTCGTTTCCAGTCAGCAGTACTACTTACAAGGTCAGAAATATTCGCACCAAGCTCACGAGCATTTGTTGCAGTTCTGTCGAGATATTCATTCATCTCGTCGCCAGTCATTTTACTGACCTTTTTGAGTTCAGTTACAGCCGTATCAAGCTCAAGAACGTTATCATAAACCTCTCGCAGACCCTGCTTAACCATAGCAACGCCAGCCATAGCAATTGCAGTCTGAAAATGCTCCTTAAACAAGCGAGAAAGCTTTTGGCTTAAAGTTTCTGTAGTGGCCCCACATCTGCTGGCCTCAACCTCAAGGCTTGATAGTCTTGCACTAAGATCAGTAACATCGCCTTCACAGCCAGCAGCAGAAGCTTTTATTCCGTTTAAACTATCAATTAGCCAAGAATATTTACTTTTATTTGCAATAGAGTCTTCTAACTTCGTTGCACGTTCATAAACACTCTTAAACTTCGTCATATCAACATTGGCTTGATTTAAATCTCTAAAATCAAATCCAAGTTCTTTTAAATGTTGACTTGTAGAATCAATAGTTGTATCAAGAGTCTTGCATTTTTTATCAAAGTCTTGAATCGCTTTTCCTGGTGTAGTGTTCTCAATAGAAGCAAGCTGATCTCGCAACTCTTTTAATTTTCCAGAAGTTTTTCCAGTTCCATCTTCTCCATATAAATATTTTTTGATATTATCATTTTTATAGTTGGAGTTATTCTTGGAATAGTTTTCAAGAGACTGAATCTTTTTTTGATATTTTTCATACTCGGATTCTTGAGATGTGAGAGTCTTTTTTAAATCATCTGCAATTTCTTGATTTTGTTTTTTTAGTTCTTTTGCAGCCGAATCAGCACCTTTTGCAGTATTCCTGTCAGCATTAAACTTTCCGTTTTTTTCGATATCCTCAAGCTTTAACTTCTGAGATTCCGTAATTACATCTTTTGTTTTTGTCTTGAGTTTATCCATCTCATCGTTGATTGCGCTCAGTCTAGTCTGTACCGCTTTCAACTCAGATGATTTGTTTCCATTAGCAATTAACGATGCTTCATCCGCTTTTAACTTTGCTTGACGATTTGCAAGGCTGAAAAGGCGAGAAATATCACTTTTTGAAGTATCTTGTGTTTTTGTAGAACCAGACTTTCCGGTATCAACCTTAACTGTCTGCTTTGCCGCAGATTGCATAGCTTTTTTAAGCTGTGCAGTTACTTTACTCTGGTCGATCTTAACATCAAGTGTAACCTTTGGAGTTCTTAATTTTCCGCTCTTGACCACCTTGTCAAGTGCATCATTTATATTACGGATAGTGTCGTTTTGATTTACTCCAAAAGCAATTTTTACTGGTTTTTCTTTATAATGCTCCTTGACAGAATTAAATTGCTGGTCTAATTCTTTTTTATTTGTGTCAATAACAACCTTGACCTTAATGGCCGTTACGGCAGAAGACTCTGCGCCAGTATTTTCTTTTTCATCCATACTGTTGGTCACCTCTCTTTTCCATTTTCAACAATTCCTTTCAAAATAAAAAAGAGAAGCGGCCAGCTTCTTCAAGCCAGCCTCCTCTCATTCAAATTTTCCAAATAAATTGTGGGATTACAATTCATGTAATGCGGTTTTTACGAGCATAGCTGCTTCAACTTGGACTTTTGAAATAAATGGACGCGCAGGACGCTTTGGTTTATTTTCCTTCGGTCGCCCCATTCGATTCCACTCTGCAATATCCATCCACAAGCCATACTCAATCCAATTAGCAAACATTGTTCCTTCTAATGCTGCATTATCTCCTTCTCGGAATGGTGTTTTGCACCACGATGTCTGCGGTCTTGCAATATCCTTTACCGTCATGGTCACCACATTATTGTCAGTAGTAACGCTACTTACGATATTTTTTTTACTTTCGATTCCGTCAGACCGCCCACTCTTCGAGTGTACGTTTTCTACAATGCTCGCTTGTAGTCTCGTTTCAATTTCCGGCGCAACACCTTCAAGGATGTCTTGAACGCCGCTAACCACACCGGCCAGTAAATCATCAAAGTTTGTATACGAAGAAGCAAGACTTCCCATTCACTTCACCTCAAATCTCAAACCGATCCTTTGCGGACTGAATCTTTGTCGTATCCTTCTTAATGTAATACTTGTTGGTCACATCCGTGCCAGCATGGTTGAGCAGGGAAGAGACATCTTCCAGACTCATACCCGCATTCTTCAGCAATGTAGCACCACTGTGCCGGGAATCATGCGGGTGCAGCGTAGGCTCATCAATCATCTCACCAATCTTCTTACACCAGTCACCGGCAGTACTTGAAGTAATCGGCATCCATGCACCATTGATTTTTGCACCAACAAACACATAGCCGCCATCCTCGATACCATGTTCAGTACGGTATTCCTTCAGTTCTTTCAAAAGCTCAGAAACTTCCTTACTAAACATCAAATCTACGATTTTACCTTCCTTCTCCAGAACGTCATGCACCATACGGTTCTCATAGTCGATAGACTTCCAGAGCGTATTCCGCACAGCATTAACACGAGCCATCGTTGATAGTGAGAACAGTGCGTACAGACGCAGCGTCATCGCATTATCCTTCATGTGAACGGTGGTCGCAGATTCAACCAAAGCATTCAGCTTCTCTCGCATCAACTTAACCTCATCCGGCGTAAGGTATGTCTGCTTCACGACAGCCACGTCCTTGGTTGGTCGGTCAATGAACTCCATCGGATTTTCTTTGATGATTTTCTTCTTGCGAAGATACCGGTACAGTGCAGAAATCGTACTCATGCGTCGCTTCATACGAGCAGAGTTATTTCCATGCTTTTTACAGTAGAACAGAAATTCCTCAATATCCTCTTCTTCAAGTTCCGTCACAGGGGCGTTACCCTGATTGTCCAGAACATAAATCATCCACTGCTTGAAATCTGATTCATAATTGTAAACAGTAGACGGGCTGAGATCACGGATACCCATATCAGTCTCATATCTATCCCAGTATTTCAAAGACACTGGGTTAACATTCTTGAACTTCTCAGCATCCCATAACTTCAGCGGTTTACTTCTTGTAGCCATATTAAAATTCCCTCCAACCCACCTCTAAAAGTGTTTATTCCTTTTTATCTTTTGCCAGCACAGCAGAGATCTCCTGCTTATTGTCCAGCAGAGCAGAAGTTACTTCAGAAAACTTTTCAACATCAAAATCTTTCAAGTTACCCTTCACATCATTCAAATAGTTCTCCATAAAGTCAACGAAATCAGAAATGGGGTCAGGCTTCTTGATAATCTCATTGAGTTTGCCACAGAGACCCAGAACCAACCATTCCTTATGAGAACGATCAATCTGCTCGTGAACGGCCTTCTCCAGAGAATCATACTGATCCCAGAACGCAGAAGTATCACAGCCAGCCTTCTCAATCTTGAAATTGAAAGACTCGTAAGCAATACGAGGCCACTCACTCTGCGGCTCGCTACGATAGTCATAATCTGCAAAATACTTCAGGATAGTCAACCGGAACACCACATCAAGCAGTGCGGGCTGATAATCACCATCGATAGTACATGCCTTGACTACTTCATCAAGAAACTCATTTCGCTCCTGAAAATTTAAAACCTTCATTTTATCTCCCTTTCGTCTGTGCTTGCTTTAATTTCTTTCGCTCTTTCCGAGCTTTTTTTAGGTCGTCATAATCGACCCAGCCTCCATCAATTTTGGAGTATGTAATCCAGCGGTAATCTACATCGGGATACTTAAACCAGAACATCTTGCGCTTCATCAGCGCGACACTATCAGCGAACCCCTTCGTATCAATCACTTGTTTGCTGCCATCTCGATATGTAATTTCATAGTCCGCCACATAATCAATCTTCCGAACCGCTACGTCCTTTCCGTCCTTATCGACCCGGCGGAACGCTTCCTGCAGAAGAAAGGGGACTTGCTTACGACACTCTACAATTTCGCCGCTTGCCAGCCTTGGCAATACAATATCTCGATAAAACAACATTTCTGCCTTACTATCATAAACTACGCCGTCATATGTTCTATCTGCTGGATTCTTACTGACGTTAAACTTTGTTCTGTTCTTTTTCTCCATAAAACCACCACGAAAAATAAAGGGGCGGTTATGCCCGCCCCTTACGATTTGATGTTTTCTTAACTACCGGCTTCACGGGCGTCTCATCTTTTACATCACTAGATGATTCATTTTCAGCCACTACAGGCTCATCCATAATTTCATGGAAAACATCACGAACAGCAGGGATAAAAGTTTCTACCTCGACTTCCGTAACATTCTTATACTTGCGCATCAAAAGAGTAGTCAGGTCTGCCTTTGCAGTCTCTTTTGAAATAATTCCCTGACGATACTGATTTACGGCAGTCCACACAAGAAAGTGCGGCTCAGTGTCACAAATCATTCGCCAAGGATTAAGACGCGCATCCTGCTCGCAATGCGGGCAAACCGGATATTCTTTTCCGCAAGTACGGCACCAATTCAGATTTGCCATTAGGCAGCTGCAGTCTCGATGCGGAACAGGCGCTTATCGTCAGAGCAGTACTCCTGAGTTGCGCTGATCTTAACAGGGTGAGTCAGCTCGTTATTCAGGGTCAGATCGATAGAGTTGTCCATCTTAGCGTTCGGGAAGATGATACGCATCAGCTTCTTATTTGCCTTATCGCAGGGATTGTAGCAGAATGCCTCAATCACGAACTCGCCCTCGGCAGAGAACTTGTCGGCGATATCATTGATAGCAACGCCCTCCTCGCTCTCGTACTGATACTTCACAACAAAGCGGTCACCAGCCTTCAAGTTTGCACCAGTGGGCAGAGTAACCTCGGTGCCAGTAACAGAGAACTGAGACTCAGCAGTCTCGCCCAGCTCAAAGGTCTTCAGTGCATTACCCTGACCATCGACCAGATCGATGTACTTAAAGGGGGCATTTGCAACAGCAGCCTTGGGAGTATGGGTCAGAGTCAGCTTCTTGCCGTCAGCAGAAGTCAGATACTCAACAGTGGTAAAGACCTGCTTTGCCTCAGAGGAAGCAACCTCCTTCTTGGAGCCCATCTGCTCTGCCAGAGCACCCAGATGCATCAGAGCATTAGACCAATCTGCCTCTGCAGTCTTGCTCTTATCGAATGCCATGATGTTAACGCCCTGTGCATCCTGAGCATAAACAGTCTCGCCGCCAAGAGTCAGCTTGAAATCCTTAACCTGATTCATGGTCCACAGACGCTTGCCGTTCAGGTCATACTCGTGAATGCGATGAACGCGGTCAATAACGACCTCATTGAAATTAAAATCGCTCATAATATTCTTCCTTTCAATTTATTTGGATAAAATAAAAGAGCAAGGTCAATCAATCAACCTTGCTCGTCCAATCCAGTTGTGCTTTTGGAATCTTTCCAAATTCCACGGTGCCAGCGTAAACGCCATGCATCGTATTATCGTAACTTTTTATTTGCTGAATCTTTCTTACATGATTCATAAACACACTCATAGGATAATCCATTGCCTTGAAGTAATCTGCTTTAAAGCCGGATGAACACGCCATCGAGAGAACAAGCTCTGCAAGATGTGGTTCATAATGCTTTGTTTTCTGATACTCCAAGTTATCTTTGGCTTCCTCTATCATTGCAATTCTTGTCGGTTCGTCAGCAGCAAATTCAGAATGCTTTTCAATTCCATTTGCGGCACATAGGTACTGAGAAATTGTTTCATACACCACATGGTCAATACGAGTATCCGTAAGTCTGTTGTGCAAGACAATCTCACCACTTATGTTATCTTTTGCCATCATAAACCCAGAAGTATCCATATTGCCAAGCAAAATAGACATGTCCTGATTTTTATTGCCTATAAAAAGTTGCCGGAACATTTCAAAATCCGAAACCTTCTGCCAATCAACCCCAACAGAGTCAAGCTGTGCTTTATAATCGCTTGATGTAGAACAGAATAAGTAAACCAACTGAAAATACTTTTGCTCACCATAATCGATAATATCACCGACAGACGGCATGTGAATCGTAATCTTGTCATTGATTTTAAAATCTCTTCCACGCATCAAACTTGGCTCATACAGTTCTCGAAGTTCCATCAACCACACCCCACAAGGTCATCCAGATCCTGCGTCTTGAACGTCATGATTCTCACACGATGGTGTAAATCCATGTTATCCTCGATGTTGGATGTGATTTTAAGTTGCTTGATTCCAAAAATTGTACTGCCGTGTAGTTCTTTTTCCACAAGACCACTCAGATAGTCAACTCGTGTTGCACCGCCATGACCATTCATCTTCATCAACGCTTGGTTCACAATAACCCACACAGTAAGCGTGAAGTTCTCATACCAATCGTTGACATTGCTGCGGTCGGTCATGTTTACCTTAAAACAAATATAGCTGTGTGCTGCCTCAATCGTGTCAGGAATATGGAAGTAGGGGAAGATGTATGTATAAATCGCCTCGTCAGGCTCTTCAATGTCATCATTACCCATCGCTTCAACAAGCCCATCAGTATTGACCAGCTTCAAAGCCAATTTGTTTTTATACTCTGTAATCAGCTCACTCGTTGTCACAGCAAACTCACCACCTTACATTCAATGGATGCATTTGCCGTACCATCCGCATTTGCAAGAGAAATCCTAACAGTTGCGCCGTCCATAATACTATTATTCAAAATACGAATTTTAAAAGTACCATCATCGGCAGTCTGTGTCTCAACAAATTCCTTGAACTCATCAAGGCAAATGAAACTCCACTTTGCAACCTCCGCAACCTCTTCACCAGTAATGCTTGTGAATACCGGAGTAAACTTCTTCCAAGAGCCACCAACACGAACTTCCGGCTTTCCGGCATACTTAATAGTAGCAGTCACCTGAGAATCCGCATCCGGCTCATCACTCTTATTCGGCTCAAAATAATCACAAATCATCTTCTCGGCATTATCCGTCTTACTGTTGTACTGATCCTGCCGGATATTCAATACAAGGAATCCCTGTGTCTTACCATGCAGTTCATAACGCTCTGTACTCTGGTCAACAGAAGTCGTAACATACGTTTTCGGCTCGCCGTTGATGATTTCCAGCATAAAGCGCTTATCAAGGTCGATCAGTGCTGTCTCATCATCAAAAGGCATCTGCACTTTATACTCACGTTGACTCAATGAAGTCACAACAAGTTCCTTATTATTTGCGTAATAAGGCTTACTCAGCGTTGCCCAGCGAGAGACTATCTCACCAGTAATCGGATTTTGCCATTGAATCTGGCGGTTACACAGCTCCATTTTTCCACGAAGAAAAATCTCATCATTTGGTTCTATCTCAGTTACCAGCCATTTACAGTTGTAGCAGTCAACAATATCACCAAGATTTAAAGAATCACCGGGATAAGCCCAGATCTTTTTCTCCTTGACTATACTATTACTACGGCTGACAACCAGCTTTTGAGGCAAACCATTTACTAAAGTATTATCCTCGTAGTCAACACTATCCTTGAAGTGTGCAGCGAAGTCGCGCTTTGCAAAAGCAATTTTGACATCCTTTTTGTTAGACATCTTTGCGGCACCACCAACAGCTCGTGCCCTCGTATAAAAGTCCATCTATGTACCTCCTTACTCAGAGTAGGAAGCGTATGTATCATAGTCGATGGTCTTACGCTTACGGGTCGAGCGGTCTTTTGCCATATAGTTATCCAACATTGTCATATTCTCCTCATGGATGTCTTTCACAAGGGCACGAATACTCGCACGCTCATTAGCAGGGGAGAATACCTGTAAACTTGTAGGAAGGTCTTGTGCGCTGAATGCTTTTAGCTTTCCAAACTCTCGTTTGAAATGCTGCTCTAGCATCAGGTGTGCAAGCATATCAATTTCGTCATATGTAAGGTCTGAATTAAATTCCTCTAGCTCAGAATCATAATCATCAAAGCTAAAATTCTCTTCAGGTTCAATATTTCTTGAAACAACAGAAAGCGACTCCATTAAATAACTCTTTGCGCGGTCATGCACAAGGTTTCTTACTTCATTCTCGCTCAGATCAAAATACTGAAAGAAATTACTATCAGTTTCAACCAGTTCGCAGAACTTGTCGTATATTTCCGAAAATGCGGTCACACTATCCCTCCAATCTTACTCGGCGGGAACGACCTCCGCCTTTTCTGCCTCTGCCTTCTTACGGCCACGCTTAACAGCAGTCTTTTCCGCAGAACTATCCTGTGCAACAGGCCGTGCGCCTGCCATCATAGCCTGCACCTGTGCCATCATAGCCTGCATCTGTTTCTGCATCTCAGCCATCTGATTCTTTGCAGTCTCAAGCTCTGCCTGAACGTTGTCAGCAGACTTGGTTGCAGGTACGACAGACAGCTCACTGTTACGCTTGCCAGCACGGAGCTCCTTATAACGCTCATCAATCAGGCGCTTGACCTTAGTAGACAGATCTTCACCGGCATTGGTCATACGATAAAAACGACCACGGATACGCTCAAACTGAGCACCATCCTTGATATCAATCATTCGCTGAAGATTCTCGACAGTTGGATTCAGAATCGCATCATCAATATCTTCAATGAATAGAACATCGTCACCCTTAATGCCAATAGCCTTAAAGATTTCATTCTGCTCTTCAGGGCGAAAACGCAGAACACCATTCTTGAACGCAGAACAAGTGCTGTTCATATACATGATCTCCTCCGGCGGAATAGGAATCACACAAGGTTCTTCCACACTACCGGGCTCAAAAGTATAACCCTTACCGTTCAGTGACGAAATGGTAACCACGTTATCGTCGCAGTTCAGAACGTCAATAAACTTCTTTTCCATCACGGAACTCATAATTTGTCTCCTTTTCTATAAAAGCGGAGACTGCAAAGTCCCCGCTCAAATTTGCCTTTGGTAAAACTAAGGATTTATTACTTCTGCAGAACAATCTTAGCGACACGCTCAGGATGAGTGATGCAGTAACCATAAGAGAAGTCCTTCAGCATCAGATGAACCTTCTCATTGTTGTTATCGTAATCCTCATAAGTATGGGTTTCACCCTTCATATCAAGGTTGCCCACAACACCTCCGATTCCGAAGATGCGTGCATCGGGTAGAAGCATAGAACCATCTCCCAGACGCTTTGCAGAACTAATGCCAGTAACAGCAACACCATCATAAGTCTTAACCAGGCCATAACGGTTGAACTCATCCTTTGAAGCATCAGACAGATACTGAGCATAGCCAGTCATACGACGCATCTTTGCACAATACTTCTGCAGGCTGACGGTAAACGGATTTGCACCATTTGCGTATTCATTCAGGTACAGAGTCAGCGCGTCCATTGCCTCCATAGTTGGCTCCTTGCCAGCAACAGTAATAAGCTGATCGCCACCGGTAATCATGTCATCAACCATGCCAAAAATGTCATAGAACATCTTATTCTTCAGAGTCTCACTCATAAAGGTAGTCAGAGTAGCAATAGACTTCCAACCATTACGGCGAATCTCAGTAAAAGAGATGTCAGTTTCCACCTGAATGTTCTTCCAAGTGGGCTTAATAACCTCATAATGCAGGTAGGACTTCGGCACGTTGCCACCCTTAGCGGCCTCGTGAGCTACCAGAGTATTCTTCACGGTACGACCTGCCTGATAGTCATCATTCTCACCGACATTGCCACGAGTAAACATAGCATCCAGCAGCTCATCAGGTGCATTGTAGGTGTCGTCAGTCACTGTGCGATTGACAAACTGAGCAATCTCCTTATCGGGGTCGCCCTTGTCAATCAGCTCATTGACATGTGCCTCACAAACCTCGGCAATCTCCTTGTCCTCGGCATCCATAGGCAGATTATACTGAGTCTTCTCAGCAACACTATAAACACGACCAGGCTTCTTCATAAGCTCGGCCACTTCAATATTCAGTGCCATAATTCATTTCCTTTCTCTTCGCGCGAAAATAAAAGCCGTCACTCGAAAGTGACGGTTTTAAATCTCACGTATCATATTTCTCAGCTTAAATTTTCAATCAAGCAACAGTCTTTGCAACATCCAGCACACGAATAACAATCAGCTTGTGGCCGTTGTCATCCATAACGTCATGCAGCTCATAACGAGACGCACCAGTAGCAACATCCCACTTGCCGTCAGTACCAACCTTCAGCACCTTACCCTTATTGCCATCGACAGCAATACCGGAAGCATACTGGTCAGTACCGTACTGCTCACCAACATACATAGGAACCAGCTTAACAAACTGGTTTGCCTTAATGGCAGTGACCATCTCATCATAGTCATCAAAATTTGTCAGGCTAGAATAGATGCCCTCCGGGTTAAACTCATGTGCAACCATATACAGGTCATCAGAGGTCTCAGCAGAAGGCAGAATAACTTCGCCCTTAACCAGCTGAACACCCATACCGGTGACCATATCGACCTTTGCGGCATAATTAGCGGGAATATTCTTCGCGCCGTTTACCATCAGTTCACGAATCATAATATTTTTCCTTTCTCTTAAATGTTATTACTTACCCAAATATTCCCGCCATGCATCACGCTTGTTAGCGTTAGTGGTGTTATACTTGGTTTCATTCAAATTCAGCTTGATGCTCTCAGACTTATGTACCTCAGAGGTCTCAATCTTCTTTTCAGCAGGCGCCTTCTTGGCAGCTTCAACGCAACGCTCGGCAATCACATTCTTGATGCCGGTCTCGTCCAGATTCTCAATCAGACTTGCATAATTGCCACCATCGGAAACTTCAGCTTCAGTAATCATCTTGCTGGAGAGTGCGTACTGACGCAGATCCTCCTTCTTCTGTGCAAGCTCTGCAGCCGCCTTTTCTGCCTCTGCCTTCTCAGCCTGATCCTTATATGGAGCCAGAGAAGCAACCTCTTCTTTTGCACTCTGCAATTCAGTATTCAAACTTGCAATAGTGCTATTCAGCTCCGCAATCTTGGTGTTGACCTGAGAAATAGAAACAACCAGAGTGATATTTTGCGGCTCGCCCAGAGAAACCTCATTACCCTCAACGGTGTAAGGGAACATAATGTAATCAAGGTCATTGATAGGACCATACTTCTTACACCAAATAGTGTGATCTTCTGGGAACATCTCGACCAGATACATGTCAGAATTGATCTTACGAACTTCCATTCGCAGCTTACTCATGATATCATCGACAGTCAGACTGGAAGTCTCTGGAGTGGGCTCAGGCTCACCAGCAGGTTCAGTGCCAGTTTTAGGCTCGGTCGGGGGAGGAGTTTCACCGCCTTCCTCGGAAGTTTGAACATCAGGCTCTGCCGGAGTAGTGGGCTCAGTAGCAGGTGCTGCGTCAGGCTCACCAACGGGAGTCTGCTCTGCCTGCTCAGGCTTAGTGGACTCGACCTGTACGGTCTGAGTCTCCTTGTCCTTATTCAGTTCCAAATTTTTTGCCTCCTTTTCATTAGATTCTGTATTTGAAATCTCTTTTGTATCCTCGATATAGGCGTTTGCCAACTCAAGACCAAAATCGGTTTCAGCGACCTCAAGCAGTTTAGAGCACTTATATGCCGGTTCAACATTTGCACCAAGCAAGCAATGTGCAGTAAACACGCCATCGTCAATAATTTTTGCCATGCGGCCACCCACGATTCCCTTATGAGCTTTCAGCACATCGATTTCCCAACTGGTATTTAATGTGCCGCTCTCAATACGGCGCAGAATCGTCGCACAAGCCTTTGGATATCGTTTCCAGATCTTACAAGAGGCAACAATAAAGTCGGTATCGTCAATTTTCTCGATACCGACCGACTGAAAACTACCGAATGCATCAGTGTCAAATTCAGCAGTTTTATATTCATTGCCATCATTGTCTTTTCTGGTGACGACTTTCATATTGTGACCGGAAAAATCCAGTTCACCCTTTGGAGCTACGACCAACTTACCAACAAGCGGGTTGCCAACCAGTGTACTCATCCAACTTTCAATGGTGTCACGGTTCAAAGCAACCTGATTCCCATTTACTGAGAAGTCACAGATGACAAACTTGGCAAGATAGTGGTCTGGATGCTCCGTAATCTCAGAGCAACAGATATTTCTACTATAGAAATACTCCTTACTCATCGTTCATCACCTCACTTACTATCTTCATTTCTCTGCTGGTCATAAATTTGTTTTTCAGTTTCCTCGCCCTTTGGACGGCCTGTCTTTTTATCACTGTCACCACCACCGCCGGAACTACCGGTCGATGTATAAGAGGTCTGGCGAGCCACAAATACATCGTCATAACCTTCCTCGGTTTCAGCCTGACGCTTGCGTAGTTCGTCCTCAGCATGAAGTCCCATATACTCGTAAGCAGTCTTGTAAGAACAGTTCAAAGTGGTGAACAGGAACTGAGCAATCGCCTTCTTCATCTCCATACCCATCATTTCAGTAGTAGAGACCTTCACATCAGGGCAGTACATCGGGTCTACACCTGCATCTTCGAGGCGAATACGATACCATCGCTTTAATACATCTTCAATCTGTTCTGCAATCTTACCGATATTTTTCATCAGCTGGTCAAGAGACACCTTTGCAGTTGAAACAGTCTGTTGACCATCAGTATTCAAGAAACTAATACCCAAAGCAGCCATTTCTCGATTGCGATACTGTTTGACAGTCTCGATATTTGTCATCTCAACTTTTGGCTCAACATACTTGATGTCCTTTACATAAGGAGCGGTCGTCACAAGCACGGTATTTTGCTTCCATGCACGCAGCAGGTTATCATGTGCCGTCACTTGTTCAGAGAAGCCCTTTTTATCGTTGTTTGGTCCCATCAACGCAGGGTCAAGTTGCTGCCAGATGATTTTCTTTGCCTTTGCCTTAGCATTTACACGGTCTGAAGTATCAAAAGTTTCAAGCATCAATGCCGGGCGTAAGGCGCGGAATAGGGGAGAGACACCATATTTCTGCCCCATGTTGCCGATACGAATCACACCACAATGGTCAACATCCAATTTTGCATATGTATCACCATTCTTAAACGCCTGATACACCTCATCTGGATAGTTGTTCTGAATCTCGGTCTCCTGATTTTCAAAGAATAGTGCTTTATTCTTCTTATCCTTCAGCATAGATTTGCTCAAAGCGGATTTCAGCTTAGACATGTTGATAAGTACAACAGGCTGTCCATTTGATAAGTAATCACTTATCTCAGCAATACCAAGAGGGTAGTAGTCTACAATGTAGTTCTCATCCTTCTGACGCAGATATGTAATGTAAGTACCCTCTGCATAAGTCATCGGAATGGCGGCACGAAGCAGACTTCGCACATTGATTTGTGTATTGAAGTCATCAATCACTTCACGGGCATAATTTACCTGTTTTGTCTTATTACGCTGCTCGGGGAACTGCGCGAAACTGCATTTGAACTCCGTATTAACATTCGCCTCAATCGCATCATAAGTAATGCCAATCAGGTCATCCTTATTGATGTAATTACGGATGATGCCATTGACCGTCTGCACATTCGTCAGGCTTGACTGTAACCCTCGTGCAAGTTCATCAATTCTGTCAACCGTCAGCGTTTCAGAGGAGGCTGAAATTTTCAGGTATGTACTATATTGCTTATTTTCAGGATCATAGGATGCGATAGCATGGCGGATAACATTGTCCATTCTTTCTTCTGAAAGCTCGTTTACAGATGTAAGCACAACAGTACCATCATCTGTCTGTGAAGCAGTCACGACATCAAAATCTTCCTTTTTCTTTCTTGCCACATTTTCACCTCCTCTGCTTAGAAGTCAATGTTAGAAATACAAATCGGCGGAGCAGTCATTGTCTCCACCGCAGACTGACGCACTTTATCCTTACGACGTAATTCGTATAGACGATGAGCAAGCAAAATCGCAACGTAGAACCTATCATCGTGAATTTTATTGGCAACATCGGGTGCCAAAGCATATGTTACGGTCGTATTTTCAGAGTTTGTTGTTTTCTGAATACTTGTAATCTCGTTCTTCATCAAGTCGATATTAACCCACGCAGTCTGTTCCTCTAAGGAGAGTTCATGCGTCTTCAAAATTTCTTGACCAGTTGATTTGTCCACACCATCCACTACCTGAACGTAATCTCCGCCGTTATATTCAAGAGGAAAGTGAATGACGCCAAGATTCATCAGCTCAATAAATTCCTCAACCATTGCAGTACGGAATTTACGAGGACTAATTAGACGTAGCTTATCAACAGCATCTGGGTAACGGGCATCATATCCTTCATATAATTCATGATTTGCGTCGATAAAACCACGATGTTCTACGCCTGTTTTATCAGTCCAATTGTTAAGCAAACCGTCCGCATATGTGGAAGTACCGCCGCCGCCTGCGCCTTGGTCAATCATCAATCTATCAATGTACTCGTAATCAGGATTTTGACCATTGTAATGTAGAATTAACTCATGCAACTGCTCAAGCTGACGATTAGAGTCAAGCTTGAATTTTTTCTCATTCGCAAGGTCAACCATGTTCACGCAGTTGATAATATCTCCACACATACCGTTTTCTTGATCGTTATAAATACGCATAATACCAACAATAGAGTTATCCATTGTGCGGGCAGGATCAAACGCAAGAATATACTGGTAGTTCTTATCCCAATAAAGCTGTGGTATATACTTTCGCTCATTGCGACGAATTGTACCCCATTTGATAATCTGGTTTACACCACCATCACGGCTTGGGCGATTATAATATTCACGCAACGCCTTCATTTTATTTGACTTTAGAGCTGCTTCAACTTTATCTCTCGTCAGCAGAGCCTTGTACGGCTTTCCGTTCATATAAACCTGAATTGCAACATCACAAATCATGTCACAAACAAAATAATCACGGTCACCGGCAATCATACGCTTTGCAAAGTTTTTGTAATAACGATAGAATAGTTTATCCATTGTATCCTGACTCGAAGCATACACAAGCTGTGTAGGAACCTTGCGAGGCTGGGTTTCAGGGTTATAAGAGTCATCCGTATCAGTCACGAAGTCAGTATTCTGAGTGGCAAAAGCTTCACAGACAACAATCAGTTCGTCGGAGCAAAATGCAGCCTCGTCAAAAAACACAAGAGTTGCACGACGGGATCGGTTGGAATCCGGGTTAGAGTTTAGCGTGTTAATGGAGCTACCGTTGTAAAACTCAACAACATACCCGGCGGGATTATGACTAAATCCACTCTTATTGGTTGCAGACTTTTTCGTTTCTTTCTCTGCAATATCTTGCAAACTACGGATAGACGCAGCTGTTTTACCAACACGAGTGACAATTTCTTCGATTTTATTAAAAGTTTCCTTGCTCTGATCACCAACGCTACTTACAATATAAATAGCTTGATTCTCATATAGGATAGCCTTTAGTAGAATGAAAACAGAACCTACAAAAGACTTACCAAAGTTTCGACTACACGCCCAAAGAACATGACTTGCATTCCAGCTTTGCTCCAGCATGTATGCCTGTGCATCGAATAGTTGGATGCCCAACAAATCTCTGGCAGCAATAACAGGATTCCGACGATAGAATGCAATCGTTGCCGCATCACACTCGTAAATCTTACGTTTTACGGCTGTAATGATAGGTGCTCTTTGTTTCGTTCTCATACGGCATCACCATCCGTATCTTTTGCGCTTGCGTCAATACCGGCATCTTCCAACAGCTCCTTGAGCCGCTGATTCTCGATAAGAGACAGCCTGTATTTTTCCTTAGCGTCATCACTTTCTTTTTGGAACTTATCAATCAGTTCTCTTTGTGTATCGAAAATTTCCTGCATGTCATTTTCGTCAAAGAAAGCATTTTCCTTGATTGCCTTAACACTCATATCTGCCGCCCATTGAGTGCCAGGAGACCGTAACTGGTCGTAGAAGTTTGCTTCTGCACCAGCAATATCCTTTTCACGCATATCCTTCATCAAGAACGTAAGCGTATTACGTCCGGCATCCTTATTGGAACGGTTCTTGACAGAAATCTCATTTTCCTTAGCAATCTTATCGTTATTAGAAACCAGCTTAACCTTGATATCATTCAGGCTCTTGATAGTGTCTGCTGAATTCATCGGGTCAAGCTGGGCAAGTCGGAAATCAATCTTACGAATCTGGCCGTTATTGATAACAACCTGAATAATCTGAGATAGCTTATAAGGATCGTCCTCAATACCATCTTCAAAATATTTAATAAGGTCACTAAACAAATAACGTCTGTCGTTTTCAGAGTGTCCTTCAAACGGGTCGTATCCTACAACCGAAATAACATCATCACGAGCTTGAATTTCAGCCTTTGACCACTTTTGTTCTTTTTCATCTCGAACATCCAGAGCATTTTTATTCAACTCACCATTTGTAAGAACTGTTGCAAATGTCTGGAATTGATACTGCCGACACGAGAGAGCCCTGGCGTACATTCCTGGTTTGCAAGAGCCTGAGTTCTGCACAATAGAATCATAAAGACTGTTATAGAATGGAAAATCCAACATATGACAGAGAATCATACATGCTGTACGTTCACTCTCATATCGTTTCGTGTACTCATCGAATAATTCATTGACACATTCCTTACAAAGAGTAGAGAATCCACCTCGATTTTTAAATAATTGAGAAAAACTATTTTTATAAAAATGTCCAGTAGGAGTTTCATATGAGTGTTCACAACGAGTACATTCCCATTTTTCCTTGGTAGGTATAGATGCCTCGACGGAATCTAGTACCTTTTTCTTTCTCGGCATCAATACACCTCCATTCAAAATCAAAATAAAAGCCGTAGAACGTGCGCACATCCTACGGCAACAAAATACACCCTCTAATGTGCTTGCATAGCAGAGGCCGAGAGTGTTTCCTTCTGTTAAAGACCTATCATGATACGCATCGTTGAGAGGCTTAATAGGTTCTGTTCTTAAAAAGTGTCTCTCACATGGTACGCACTGCAAGTAAGCGAGTGAGAGACTAATCATCTATATGAGCTTGCTATGTTCACGACATTTATGTTGGTAACATACCTTGCCCTGCCAGCGAACCGGCATAATAATCAAAATAAACCTACCGCCAGAGGGAGTAGAAAACTGACGGTAGGCTTGCAAAAGGGGAGATGCTGGGTGCAGAGGGTGGATTCGGACCACCGGCCTTCTGGGTATGAACCAGACGAGCTACCTGACTGCTCCACTCTGCGTTGTATAGTGCCTAAGTGTCACCTATCTCGCAATCGTGTGCGCACCACAGATTGGTCATAGTTTGACTTCGGACTTATCTCCAACTGCGAATTGGAGATCATTTTATTGGCACGTCCATCCCAAATTGAACAGGAAACACGCGGTTTTGGAGACCGCTGCTCTACCAAATTGAGCTATGGGCGCATAAAACCTACCTTTTAGCCGGTGGTAGGCGACCGATATAATATAGGCCCTCCGGGAGAAGGACTGGCGCGGTCTCAGAGATTTGAACTCTGGCATCGGGTTTACCGACCTAACGGTTTTCAGGACCGTTCTCTTCAACCACTTGAGTAAGACCGCACAACAAAAACAAGCATCCATCAAACCATCCGAGCTAAGTTGAGTTGTTCTCGTGTTGATAAAACGCTTGTTTTAGACTTTTAAAACTTCGCATTAACGTAGCGAAACACGAATAGCTTATCATTTCATTCCACAGAACTACTTTGCATCCAATCATCCATAGATTAAGTTGGTCTAGGCGGTAGCAACTATTGACCGCACAGCTTGGAGCCACCTGTAGGAATCAAACCTACGACATATGTGGTACGAACACATTATTCTATCTACTGAATTAAAGTGGCATGGAGCCAGTGACATGACTTGAACATGCGAAATCCATAAAGGCATCGGGATTACAAAACCCGCGTTCTACCAACTGAACTACACTGGCACAATAAGCTGGAGCAATCACTCCAGCCCATAGAAAAGGAGACAACAAATGATGTCCCAAAGCAGACCTTGCGGTCGTACTTCTTTTTTAATTACCCACTTATTGGTAGGGCGTCACCGCTTTTAATTCAAACGCACGATGCGTGTTTTATCTTCATTCAGCCTTCCGAATTTATCCTGATAGACCAAAATAAATCCTTCTCGCTGAGATGGGGTTAATTTTCCATCTGCGTAATCCATTTTTGACGTTTCACAACAACAACCCTGCTCATAAATTACAGAATTACCGATATCATAGTGACCTGTTTTATGAGTGTGTGCCATCACGATATTGTCAAAGAAATAATCATTATCCTTGAAATACCGATATGCCTTTTCTGCCGTTTTCAACATACCGCTGGAATAAGCAAGTGGATGCACAAAAATTGTTTCACCAACAAAACTAAACCAAGTATCGTTATAAACGATCTCAATACCACTATCCTTGAAAACATCAATCAAAGGGTCGTAATGAACCTTAGTATGAAGCTCCTTGTTGTAATGGTTAAAACCATCAACAAAAATAAGCTCTAAAGATGTCTTTGGCATCAGTTCAAGCAAGTCGGTGTCCAGATTCTTAGCAAGATAATTCTGGAAGCGTAAGTCATGATTACCATAATTGACAACAACCTTCTTAGGCTGAAGCATCTCAATCAGGTCAATCATATACTGACGTGCAATCAGAATTTCCTCCATTGGACTCTTACGATACACTTTATTAAAACGAGAAATGGCCTGCGCATCTACCAGATCTCCGTTTACCTGAAGGATATCAATCTTTCCAGCGTACTCACTAAAAGTCTCAATAGGCTTCTGGAATGGAATATGTAGGTCGGAAATAGACAGAATGCAGGTTCCAACATCTCTATTAGATAAGGACTCCTGATACTGCATACCCGCACGGAATGCCTTAAAACGCTTGCGATATGCGCACTCACCAAAATTCCTACCCAATTCATCATTGAGCACTTTAGATGCGCCATCCCAAGTCAACTCTCTAGCCAGAACAGCATTCCCGATTCTTACAAAGAAGTCATCGCTCGTTTCTTCTGGCCGTTTATTATAGCAACCCATTGGCATCAAGCCGGGTCGCCCAGCAGCTCATCAGAAGTGGAAATATTGATGGTGACACCCTCAATGCCATCCCACTTTGCCAGAGCCTCCTTCAAATTGAAGACATTTTCACCGTCCTTTGTAATCTCGGTGATAGTACCCTCGGCAGTATCAATAATAGCGTTCTTAAAAACAACACTCTTCTTAGCAACCATAATTTTATTCTCCCTTATATTTTATTTCTGGATTAGAAATCTAACATTGCTGCCCATTTACTAATCCAGCTATTATGCAAACTTTCAAACTGCTCAATTGCTTCATCAACAGTTTTTATATGACGTAAATCAATTTCGATATACCGACCATGCTTATCAGCGTATTTTTCTTTAATATTATCTCTCTCAAATTGCTTCTCAAAGTCGTTGTCATTCCTCTGAAAATATGGAATTCTCTTATAGTGCTGTTGCCCCATAACTTCACAAAAAATATTTTCCGATGGAATGTAAATATCATACGGCATATAGCGGTCGGTTTCGGGATTCTTAACTACTTTATATTCCGTGATGGTATCAGGATACATTTTTTTACAGTATTCTTTTAGACCGATAGCGACTCTACTGTCATTTTGATGAACTGCACATTCTGGGCATCCCTTGCCAGCTCGAAAATTACTCCAATCAGTCTGTTGCTCACCATGAATAGGACAAAGATATCTAAGTTTCTCAAAAGCTCCGTGATATTCGTCCTTAGTTGAAAGCAATGTGTACCCACGCTTCTTGAACTCTTCAGAAATCATATCGAAATCCGCATACTGACGTTTAGCAACTTCTTCAGTTGCACACTTACGGCATCCAGCTCCGCGAGAGAAATTGTTCCAAAGCATCTCCATTTCGCCATGAATAGGACACAAATAACGAACTCGATAATATGAATCAGACTCTCCTGTAAGTAACGTGTATCCTCGTTTTTCAAACGCAGTTTTTACATCATCATACTTCAATTTGTTCTTCCTAGTTCTTGCTAAGTCTTTCGCGGCACAAAATCTACATCCTTTTCCACTAAGAACACTTTGCGCTGGAGTGAAATACTCTTTCCCACATCTGTTGCAACGCACCAAAATAGAATCTCTCATCTTTGTGTACGTTCCAAGAACTGTTACTTTTGAGTTTTTCTGTTTTGCATCAGCCTGAAATATTTCATTTGTAATAATTTTAGACATTAGCTCACGTCCATTTCGTCAGCCCACTGGCTAATCCATCCACGGTGGTTCGTAGTCAACTGACATACGGCCACGCGATCATGCTTTGCAAAATGCTGGAGACAACGCATAAAGCCAGAGTCTGACGGCTTATCAAGATCACACTGCAAATCGTGACCAATGATAATCAATTTTACCTTCTCTCCATCACTACCGTCACAACGAGAAATAGTCTTCTGTAACTCTTTTGGAGTATAGTTCTGACTCTCATCCAACAAAATTATTCCACTTAGGTTCGTACCACGAAGGAAAGTATGAGTTAAACAAGAAATATAACCAGTACCATTCTTCTGGTTTACCATAGACTCGTCATTGATAACCTTGTTAGGGTCAACGTTGCATTTAATCAGAGCCTGATAAAAAGGTTCAAAGAAAACTTCCGATTTTTCCGTAATAGATCCAGGAAGATAACCCTGACGCTTCTCACCATAACTAGACACGACGTAAGTCAGTTTATCAAAATAGCCAGCCTGAACAAGCAGATTTGCAGTCGCAGTCGCAATAAGCGTCTTGCCAGAACCAGCTGCAGCGTTGCAGATCACAACATCAATGTTTGGATTCCAAATTGCATCACGAAACACACGCTGTTCAGGGTCCAAAGAAATGCCGTAAAAACCATACTGATCAGGATCAGTAATCTTCTCCATAGGAATCTCAGTGGGAATCTTTCTCTTAGCCATATCTATATTTACTCTCCCTTAATTGAACTCATCCACATCATCGCAAATCTTATCTACGATACCAAAGTTGACCTGTTCATTAGCATCCAGATACCAATCCTTAGCCTTATTCTTGGTCATGGTCTTCTTGTCGATAGTAGAGTGAGCCATAATATACTCACGCATCTTCACAACCTGCTTCTCGTAGTAGTCCATAGCCATCTTAGACTGCTCGAAAGTACCCTGAGTACCGCCAGAGCCACTGTGAATCAGCGCGGTAGAGTGAGGCAAAGCAAAACGCTTCTGACCAGACAACAGCATCACAAGAGCAGCACTCATCGCAATACCTGCGTTGATCGTCCAAACAGGAGTCTTACTCAGCGCAACAACATCAATAAAGCTAAACATTGCGTCCAGCTCGCCACCATAGCTGTAAATAAACAGCTTAATAGGCTTACGCTGCTCAACAGGTACATCCTTATCAATACGGTTGTACTGCAGAATCTTGCGCTCAATTTCAATCAGAGACTGGTCAATCTCAAAGTCGATAAAGAAGATGCGATCCTTCTCATCGACATAGAAGTTCATCATCTCAGGAGAAGGGAGACCACCACCATTCATCAGGTTAGTGATCTCTTCTGGCAGTTGAAGTTCAAAGTCCAATAGTCTATACCTCGTTCTTTCAAAAATTAGTAACGTGCGTTACGCTGCATCTGCTTCAGCATCTCGACAGCGGCAATATTAAAAGGAAGCAACTCAAGATATCGAGCAGACTCTTCCAGATACCGCTTGTGACGGGTCTTTGCAATGCAAGCATGAGGGAAGACCTTTCGTACAGCCTTCGCTTCGGACTTAGTGATTTCAATCATTAGGTAAAACACCCTTTCAAAATAAAATAGGTAGGAAGAAAACAAGCGTCCTCGCTCTCTCCCTACCATGACTTTCCGCACTGTGTTTTACTCTGTATATGTAGAATTATAACGTATCTACGTTAAAATATCGCGCTTTTCCGCATTTCATAAATCAAACATTTTTCTATTTTGTGCGGTTTTCTCAATATTTACGTTTTTGGCGCACTTACGACAGTATTTTTGTCTGCGTCCGGTGCGAGCAACCATCTTTCCGCAACAATCACACCTGATATATTCTTTCCCACAATACTGGCTCCATAAAATACCAGCATTCTCAAAATCGTCCACGAAAATCTCATGAGGAGAGTCCGGCTCTGCAATCAAAACATGGATATTCAAGTTGTCAATCTTTTTCAAGCTAGCAAACCCAATAAAGCCAAGATTATGTAACTCACAGATCATCTCGTTCTGTTTTTTCTCGTTTACAGATACGTTTGCCATCCTGAAAATATCAGCCGTATCTTCCGTGATCCAGTAGTTGCATTTTTCATTAACAGCAATATGGTATTTTGCCAGACACAGCATCGTAAACATCAGGCGTTGCATCTGCTTGCCTTCAAGTGCTTGAATCTTCTCTACCTCAGCCTTCGTAATGCATACACCATCAAGTTCCACCATAGGACGACCCTTTGCAGAAGCAATTGCTTTATCAATCAGTTCTCTATCCAGAACCTTGTTGTACCCTTCAAAATGACGCAGCATATACTCGTTAAGCTTTTCTCTTACGTCATCCTTTGAGTATCCCTTATAGAAATAGTACTTCGCAACATAATGCAAAACATGCCCTGCTTTCTTCCAAGGTATATCCTTCTCTAGCCACTCTTCAGCATAAAGAACTTCATTCAAGACAATCATCCGCATCCTCCTTGCTATTCATGTCAACCAGCATATCCTTGAAACGCTTTCCGTCATATTCAATATCGCCATTCTCATCCTGCACAAGAGAATGCACCATGCCGCCATGGCGTTCCAATAAGCGTTTGATCAAAGTATCGTGAAACAGTTCCCAGACTATTGCAATACTGGATGCATTCTTCTTACAAAGATCAAGCATAATATCGCAAAGCACATCATCATTGGAGCATTTGTCGTGAAGATTGCGGAACATACTTTCCTGATACAGCGCAATTCGCTCCTTGCGGTCTGCGGCGGTTTCTTTATTATTGTTTCCGTTGCCAGAATGGATTGCGTTACCACGAGCAAATTTCAAGTAATCCTTAAAAATAGAGCGAATACCATAGTATTGAGAATTGGTGTACTCAACGCCAGACTTGAGCGAGTCATAGTCAAACTTACGCTTTATCTTGAGTTCTTCCTCAAAGTCCTCCAGTTCATCCTCAATAGTCCAACACAAACGGTTCATGGTACAAGAATTGATTCCAACCGGCATCCGATAGAGGTAATACTGGATAACCATCTCGTCCACATCATCCTTAACAGTCTTTTGCATAATCTCATCCAGACCGGCAAACCCATCCCACTTGATGCGCTTGCGAGCTGCGGCCACATACTGCTTGTAATCACGCATCTGAGCAGGGTAGATATAGCTCATAAAGTATGGCTTACGCCAAGCGCAAATACTATTCCAGAACTTCTTGTCCTCAATGGTATCAGGATTATCATCGTCTTTAACAGTACAAGCTTTGTTGTCATACCAATATTGCGGCATATCCGTCGTAGCCACACCCTTTATTTTGTCGATCGCGTTTTGCTGATAAAGCTGTCCACAGATAATACGATACGTAAGCTCATCGTACTCTTTACTACCGCGCTCAAATTTACTCCGCACATCAAACATCGTTGTAATTCGGTTTGTTGTACGTCCAATATTATCTCCAAATCCACTGATATTAGATTCAATAAAATCCTTCTCGGTCGGAACTTTTTTATCGCATTTTCGCTGGACACAAAGAACAACGGGCTCATTTTCCCATTTATCAATAAGAACTCTATTATCTGTAGAAAACGTAAGATCAGCATCAAAGTCTTCGCCGTTAAGCGCAGCACACATATTGTCCCACGCATTGGTGATAAACACGGATTTCATATAGCGATACCAGTATTGGCAATCATCAGATGCATTCAAATTCATGCACCGAATATTTGCCATCTGACTCATAGGAGCTCTAAAACAAGCAACCCTCTTGACGTCTCTATCATTCCAAAAACGACTGTAAACCTCACCGGCCTTCAATAGTCCGGTTACCTCCATCCGAAACATAGACTGGCAAAGTGCATATGGATCACCACTCGCAACTTGAAAATTTCCTCGTACCTTCACAACACCCGTTTTTGCCTGAGAGATTCGCTTTTTAATAAAGTACCGAATCCGATTTTGCACATAAGGATCGTTAATTATTTCCGGCTCAATCATAAGAGCCTTAATATAGTCGTTTTCAAGACTGTTTATGTAATTCGGGTTATCACGCATTCCACTACCACGCAAATACAACAACGCATCACGCCAGTCACCGCCCATGACACCCTTGATTTCATCCAAAGTTGGTTTCACGAGTTCATGAATCTCTTCGTTCGTAAGCTGATAGCTTTGAATAAACTGATAATTCAGGTTGCGCTCTTCATCAAGCTCCAACTCACAAGTCTTGGTTACAGAGAAGTGATAGTGGTTCTCTCTACAGTTTTCAAGATAGTCCTCACAACTATGGTAACTATCCCAGAGCTTTAGCATAGAGGTGCTAAGAACGACCTGAATTCTATTGATGTCGCGATAATCTCCCCATGCGTCCTTTAACATATTCTGTTTCGCTACCTTTTTAGCGAATTCACGGAAAGGGAAGGGAAATAACATGCCTTTACAGAACGCATTCCGCACACAGAAACCAGACGCAGTAGATGGCAACTTCAAATCCTCACTCCACTGTTGTGCAAGATCATAACTAATAAGTCCAAACCCATCATTCGCACACAGCTCGCAATCGTGTTCCTTATCTTCAACTATCGTAGGTTCTCCAGACACTCCATCGTCCAGAACAACAATATGGTCTTTAAAGCGCGTGTAGCAATCATCTATAACAAGTACACCATCAGGGTCAGTGACCGGAATAGAAGCAGAGCAAGCAAGGGCTCTATAAGCCTCTAACTTTGCAGGCACAAATTCCATACCCTTGTTACGGCCATTATCGATTCGCTTGCGGATCTCGTCAACAAGACGGTCACTCACAAACACAATCGTACTATTCTTAACGCCACCAGTGGTTCCAACCAGACGACGATACGTGATTCCATTGATTTTGAACCCCTTTGGAGAACACGCCCGACGGTAATCATTCTTCTTGTCTACAACTAAACACATATAATCCGGCTTAAACTGAACTGCATCCAGTTCAGTGTATAGCCTCCGAATCTCCCGGCGGTTCTCCAAGCAAGATGGTTCATTCCGCAGCATCTTGATTCTACGCTTGATGCTCCGCGCCTTAGCTTCTGCTTCTGTAACACCATTCAACTCATCAATCCATCGTAGAACGGTGCTATCAGCCAATGAGATAATCTCGTGATTTCGTCTGGCTTCATCTAATGGTAGGGTTAAGTCCCATTTTGCTTCAACCAGACGCTTCGTATGAATCTTAAAAACAAACTTCTGGCAAGTTTGCTGCTTTGCCATTCAGCAGTCACCTCCATGTTCTTTTTGATCATATCCTGTATTGTATAGTTATAAAGAAAAAATATAAAATTAGGCTTTTACAGAAAGCAACTCTCGCCATCTTCCATAGCCTTGAGCCAAAGTCGTTCACGCTCCTGATAGAGCTCATCCAACATATCATCAGCAGCTTCGTACTCGCTGCGTGTCAGACTGCTACTATTCATATCACGCACAAGCTGCTTAATCTCTGCGTCAACATCCTCGTAAGTACGCATCATTCATAATCCTCCGGCACTGGAAAATATCCATAATTTTCAGTCGGCTCATCCATAACTGCTCCACATCGCGGGCAGAATAGAACCGGGTCGCAACCAAACTGGATATCAATCCACTCATCGTCTTTTTCTATACAATTACTACCACATTTAGAACACTTATGACTGCCATCTATGCAAATCCAGTGCGCATGAACCACAGGGCGAAATTCGCCGTCATTTTCGATGGCTTCATTGATGCTTCTCTTCATATAACTAATTGCTGATGCTTCCCAAGTATGACAGTCATCAAACATTTTGATATCAGCATCTAGTTTATCCAGCAGCCGTGTCACATTTACAAATTTATCCATTATTAGACAATCTCCCTTTAATATGTATTTATATTTCAAATAAGATCCACACAAACTCTTATTTAATTCTAATTTGTACGGCCAGCCTCAAATGCAGCCACATCGTTCATGAAATCATTGATATGTAAATACTTGTAAGCCTTCCGCACAGTCTTAGGCTTAAACTCTTGACATTTGCATCGCACCTCATCACAAGTAGTGAAGCACGGGATCTCATACTGGCATTTTGTGCAGACATGCTTCTTATAAAACTCCGGCAAGCGTCCAACTGCTTGGTAACACTCATAAGTTACCTTTAAATCAATCCAATATGGGTTATCAAAATTCATTGCACTCAACCTTCTTTCAAATCTCACCAATTAAATCATCAATATTAAGACCACAATCCAGCACATTGCGGCCAGCTTTCTTATTACTATTTTCTTCCATCTTGTCCGCTAACACCTTATCGACAATATCTGCTTCAAAATTCATAACGCATTCTACATTTACGTTATCACGAGCTGCCATTCTCGCATTCGCCTCAGCCACAAGTCGAGCCATAAGTTCTGCATCCGCAGATTCTTTATCCGCATCCTGCATAATTTGCTCATATTGCTCTTCAGTCAAACCGCTTCCAGTCAAGAAGTTGTCGATATACAGTTTTTCGATAATCTTGCATCCATGGTCTTTCTGGTTCAAGGTAACAAGTAACTGGTCGGTAGACTGACGAATTGTGTTGTCAACCATATCTGCCACCTGCTGGTTAGTCAACTTAACTTTTTTATATTCAAATTCCTTTCGGATTTTTCTTTCAATCTTATTATTGTCGCCCCATGGCTTCTGCTCTTCCAGTCGCCGCTCAACATCTTCATGTTCCTGAACTCTTGTTGCCACAATGACTTCCTTATTAAATATCATTGAGGACAATAAGCCATCACAGACAATTGTATTTAACTTTGCCATCATCTGCACAGCGAGTTCCACATCTGCTGGGTCGATTTTTCCAAACCTGCGGGCAAATAGATTCATTGTTTTTGGTTCAACAACAATTCTATAAACCTTTTGAATGGTACTATACGTTTGCTCTTTTTCAAATTCCTCTCTAAGCTTTGGGTTCAGCTTACGATAGAAATCTCTCATCCGACCAGTTTGCCAAAGATCCCGTTCAGTTGCCGGAGTTCTACCATCAGACAATGTGTAATCTTTTAGCACCTCGGCCTTCAATCGCATGTATGTCAGATTCTGTTTATCAGTTAATGGGGTTATGACAGCACGACCATCGACGTAATTAACAAATGCCCTTGTCTCCTCATAATCCAACGCATCGTTTGCCTTTAAACCATGCAGGGCACTATCTAGCCATGTTTTTAGTTTGACGCTTCCGACCATTTTTCGAAACGCCTCAGCAACAGCCTCGTCATCCTCTGTCTCAGCATTCCGTCCCCACCATCTGTAATCATGACCAACCATTCCACATGTCTCCCAGATGTCTTTCTTCTCCCATAGTAGCTTAATGCCGTCACATGGCTGCGACTGACAAAGAGCGTTAAAGTGGTAGACGAGCAATTTCTGAATAAGGTCAATAAACTTTCTATTACCACCAACTGGCTTTGCCGGAAGTATTTCATCCTCTGGCCGTATACTTTTTATAATGATTTGCCGACCAGCCTTCTTTAGAACCACGAATCTGTCCAGCTCTTCCAAGAATGCAGGACGACTATTTCCTGTAATTGGTTTACCTTTATCATCAAGAATTTCGAGACATCTTGCAAGCTCAGAAAAATTCTTGAAAATCTGACCAGCAGACAATTTTGAAATCATATCAGGTGTCACTTCATATGCTTTGGTCATACATTACCTCCTGTTTTTGTACATCAAACCTGTATATATATAATGTGTAATATCAGTTTTGATGTACAAAATTCATAATTTGTTAATATTTAGTTGTACTTTGAATTCTGTAAGGTTCTATCGCCCACAACTCTTCTTACAAAATATCTCTTAATGGTTTACTCGACTTGAAGCTATGGCGCGCAAGCGGCATAGATTCAATTTGAGTAAACCTACGAGCGTCCTCAGACGCGAGATCCCTCTCCACGCCCTGTCTGGAAGACTGCTATAAATATCCACCACAGTCATTCAATCACTAACTCCTTTACCGTATCCTGTATTGTATAGCTATCTACGTTCATTATACCATGAGAATGCTAAAAATTCAATAGCTATCTAATACAGGATACGAATATTTCTAGCGCCTATTATAATAAGGTATGTTTCTTGGAGTGTCACTCTCTATGAAGAACATCTAAATGCTTTGTATGTTCTGTGTAAGCTGCCAGAGGCCACAATCATGCTTCTTATAGGTCTTTTGAGTCTCTGATAGTGTTACTCAGATGCCAGATCAGTCCATTTATGGCGATAGGGGATTACAGATGGGCACAAATAGGTACTTTATGCTCCGAAGAATGGTCATTTTCGGTATATTTATGGTACACATCGGGAAAACCCGCATGAAATCTAGCTTTTCCGGCTTTTATTGACTCAAAAAGGAACAAAATAAAGGGTAAAAAGGTACAAATAAAAAGAAAAACTAGCCAAAATATAACGAAAATACGTTAAATTCTGGCTAGTTACCGAATGAGCTACCGATTGAAAAATAGCGATTTTAAGCTATTTTTAGTTATTTTGGGTGGAAAAGCGAGTGATTTGTGGGTATATATGGGATAGGGTATAGGGATATATTTTGGAGTATTTTTATCAGGGGAAAATGTACCCCGGGGTATGGATGGAGAAGTGTCAAGAAATTATTTATTAACAGATTAGGAAAGGTAAAAAGTAGTAGTGTTGGCTACCAATAAGAGAGGTATTTGGTGGGATTGTTGGGAATTGTTTGGAATTAAAGATAAAATAATATGTAAAATATTGCGATAAAACGTTATTTCTTGATTATGAATAAGAAAGATGTACTGGGGCTTCGGCCTGCTGCCGGGAACGTCCAAAAAATGGAAAGTACGCCCCATCCCATCCAGTGCCGGAAATGCTCAAAATACGACACTAATCCCTAGCAAATTACTAGGAATTTTTGGTGCAGATTCAATCCCTAGCATTTTACTAGGATATCAACAAGTTGCAATTCCTAGCACTTTGCTAGGATATCTGATTTAATTCCTAGTAATTTGCTATGAATTGTTCGATTATTCAAATTTGAAATACTTTAACAATTTATCACTTTACCATACTAAAATATTCCATTGGCCTGATCAGGCACTTTGCTTTATCACTTTATCACGCTAAAGCATTCCATTTTCCCTTATAAGGTAATTATAATATAAAGCAAAAATCCATTTGTTGCGTGTGCAACATTTACGGTTAAACCGCTTGACTTTTCCGGTTTAACCGGCTATAATAGTGCCATGCTCAAGGGCAACACCGGAAAGCGGAAAACATGATGGTTCTGGAAAACCGGAAAATTCCAGTTTCCACTTTTTGACGTTTTACCGTTTGAGCGGTTCAAAAAAATAGGGCTTGACAAAACGGTTAAAACTGTGATACAATACAGTCAAGCTCAAGGGCAAAAGCCCAAAAGCAAAACCCAAAATCCAATAGCACATTGACAAGTCAAGACTTCTGATTTTAGCCTGTTTGGTTTAACTCTTGTTTAATTACAAGAAAAATCATGCAACAAAAGTCAAGATTAGAAGTTTACCGTATCGGCAAACATTTACTTGTTTTGTCGGTTTGGTGCGACAAGTCACAAAAAATCGTACCTTGAATTTTGATAACACTATCTTTGCAGTAGGGGCGGAAACGCATAACCAAAAGCAAGAAAAGCGCATATTGGCAAACAAGATGTTTTAGACGCAAGTCTTTCACTGGTCCCTAGGTAGACTATACCTAAGAGGATCAGCAAGGATGGTCAACAGTATGCACCTTGTATTAAAAGCGTACTGTACCACAACGACAGACAGTAGTTTGTCGCAAGTACGATCACACACATTATAGCATAAAAAAGGAGATAATACTATGTTTAACCTGTCTAACGTCTGTCTGTCCATCCGTAGCTCTAACAACAAGACTTCTACCGCAAGGGGCTATGCAAGCAATGGCAAAGCTCTTGTTAGCTTTACCAACAAGGGCGGTGTTAATACGCTCAAGGCATACCCTAAAGCCGATAAAGTGCCGTCTTATCTGTTGATGGACGAAAAAGAGTATACGGCATACGGCAACGCAATCAAGTACGTTTACAATTCCGCTTGCCACGTCAATGCAAGCACTACCAACAAAGAGGATGAAAGCATTATCAAAGTTTACACTACCGACTTCCATTCTTGCCTGTCCGATCTCGCAAACATCGTTTTTGGTGAAACTTTCTCTATGCAAGAGTATCCCTCTTTTGGCACAGAAGTCCTTGCAATGGCAAAGACTTACCTTACCACCACTATGGATGGTGACGTTTCCCCGGCAAATCTTCCGATCAATCGTTTCGTCAAGGCTCTTGAACCTATGCTTTTGAGCGTAGCGGCACACAGCGTTTTTCTGAAAGACTATGAACGAGACTATAACCTTGCTTGCAAGCGTTGCAACTCCCGTATCAACAAGGCAACGGCACAGCTTGATAAAGCACAGGCAGAGTATGATAAGGCACTGTCTGAACTTGACAAGGCAAAAGAGCAGATTGTCAAAGACAAGAGCGACAACACCATCAAAGCGTCTACTAAGAAAACCCACGAAAACAATCTCGACAAGGCACAGAAAGAATTTGATGCAAAAAAGAGCGTCCTTGACACCATCAAAAACACTATCAACACCTGGACCATCAAGTTGGCCGATGCTCAGAAAACCTTTGAGCAGGCAAAAGCAGAGGATGAAAAGAACTCTTAAAGTCAAACCCAAAAAGTTAGTCTAAACATACCAGAATGCAATACATAATACGCCTGACGACTAGAGGTACAGGGGAAGAAGTAACCTCTACCAACGGCAAAACGCCGTCACAAGATACCATAAAAGAGGTGAAATATCTTGAAATCCTATCAAAATACGATGGGAGAAGTGCGTCAGAACACTTCTGGACACTCTATCATCTACAACGGCACAGAAGTCAAAGAGCTTGATCTTTACGGCACATTTGACGGCGTTGTGTTTGTCAGTCGTCCGTTTATCGCAATGGAAACAGACTTTATGCCTATGTACGTCAAAACGTCTATGGGATGGACTTCTATCCATCCTTGCAAGATTGTTGACTTCCTCAAAGAAGCATACAAGGCAAGAAGTGTTTCCCTTTATGACTGGAATGCCTATCAGCAGAGCAAGAAAGAAAAGCGTCTTGCAAAGGAAAAGGTCAAACAGCAGCAGAGTGAAACGGCTTTTTTCAGAGCATCACAATCTAATGCAGAGGGTTCTTTGCGCTATCATAAGAGCAAAAAACGTCTTGACGATCGCTACAATGAAGTAGGTAAAACAATTCAGAAAAAGCGTTCTCAGCGTGTCGTGTTTGGCTCTAGTGAATATGTCACAGTTTCCGGTTGGATCTACGGCAGAGAAGTCTTGATGAATAATCATAGCTTCCGCATGGATGAAAGAATGTCGTACTACATGGACGGCACTGGATGCTGTGCCCGTGATTTTGATAACAGAGATATGCGCCCTTTGAATGACGTATTCCCTGTGAAATCCGGCAAGAAAGTAAGGTGACAACTTTGAGTTTGACAGTAATTCGTCAGAATGATATAATTGTACCATCAAGAAAAGGCGGTGCAATTATGGCAAATCGTGATTATAAAAAAGAGTATCAGCAGAGCAAAGATAAGGCAAAACTGATTGGCCTGAAAGTTGATGCTGATTTCTTTGATGCTTTTACCGCTAAGGCAGAGCTGAACGGAACAAACAAAAATGCGATTCTGAAAGCCTGTGCAGAAGCGTACACTTATGGAAATCTCATCATTGATGAGAATGGAAAACCTAAGATTGTAGACTAGCCCTATAACCCACGCAACGAAACGTCTTGCAAAATCATGCAAGGCGTTATTTTTATGCCATAAAATGAATATTTATGCAAATAATATTCAGAATATTCAATGATGAGTACAATGAAAACACGTCAGAAAATCACATAAAAGAGGAGATTTATTATGGCAATTATTGCCATTGAATCGGCTCTTGATGTTGCCATAACGTTTGGTGATACAGAGCTTGTGAAAATCTATCAGGAAGCCCTAGCAGAAGCTGGTGTTGAATACGTCAGCACCGCAAAATGCTGGATCGAATAAGAAAGGATGTTAACAATGAAAAGTCTCTTGATGTTCTTTGGTTACTCGGCATATCAGGCAGGTTGTATTGCACCTATGATGTGTTTTTTCGTTCTAGGTGCTATCGCTATGGGTGTGGCAGAATGGAAAGGATGGTTGAACTGATGAAACTTAATCCTGTTTACCCCGATATTGTCAATCGCTTTCAGTATGTGAAAACGACTAACGCAGACGCTTGGCAGAAATATGTTAAGAGCGTCATTGCAGAGCATGAGTACAATGACCTGTTGACCCGGATTGCGTGGGATTTACTCAGGTATGTGTACACTTCTGGTACTATTTCTGGGTGGTACGATAAATATAACGTACATGATTCGCATATCACAACGGCAGTCAAGAAGGCTTATATTGAAGTCTTTGGAATGCCGTCAGAATAAAAGATATGTTTTAAGGAGAGCTTGATATGACCGCAAGAGAATATTGCAAGAGCCATCCTGTAACCGCTTATGATAGCAGCTATGGCCGTTGTGGTGGTTTTCAGATTCATGGTGACGTTCAGTATGGCATTGATGATTATATCTATGCTCAGTCTGGCGTGCTCATTGAGGATGAAAAGTATCACAGTTATCATCATTTGAAGATTCACGAAACAATGTCCGGCAGATTTTATGTCAGATGTTTTGGTAAACGAATCTATCTTGACGAGTGCATGAGAGTGTAAAGGAGAACGCAATATGAAAAAAGGTCAATGGTTTATGAACGATGAAACAGGTGTTATCACTAACATTCATCGTGAAGCTGTCGAGTGGTATCGGCAGGGTGCAAACGTTTCTATCTGGATCAACGGCGTGGTTGTGTGTCGTTGGGGTCACTGAAAAGAAAAGGAGAGTACAAAAAATGAAACTTACTCAGAATAAGCTATCCGTCATCCTGGCTACTGTTGTGGCTGGTGTTTCCATTCTGGCAAACTGCATGACTGCAAATGCGGCAGAGCCTATGAAAACTCGCCTGGAGAATCGTTATGTCCTGGCCGGTAGCGTGGATAAAATCGAAGTATTCCGCAACGGAATTAAGACCATCCATGTTATCGATGAGAACGGCGAGGAATGGTTATACTCCTACGCAAGCATGGAAGAAACCCCGGCAGATGGTCAGAAAGTAACCATGATTATGAACAACAATGGAACAAAAACCATTCATGATGACATCATCGAGGATGTCTTGTGGGCACGGCCTGATGAAGTGAATGTTGATTGATGTTCACAAAATGTTCGCAGAAATAAAACGTATCAACGTGCTAAAATGTGGCGTTAATAAAATCTACATTTTAGTGCTTGACAAAATCAGCAGTATCCTGTATTATGTAGCTAGAAAAGGTAAGTCCGTCATAGGACTTTTATTTTTACCGTATAGCTATATAATACAGGATACGAGAGAAAAGGAGAGTCAACCGCTATGGCTATGTACAAAACTAAGAAGGATGCAGCTTACGCATGGGTTCAGGAATTTAATGCGATTCCTCAGAGCGTTATTGAAAAGCTGAATAAAGTAGACATCGAAGAAAACGGTGAAGGTGTTGTTGAAGTCACACCGCCGACTGTGGGTGACCGTGTTTCGTTGTTGGACAGTGATTACAGCGGAGAAGGCGAAATTGTTGGTGTTGAATGGCACGAAGATGATGAGCCGGAATACGTCATTGTCCCTGATGTGGATACCAACACGAAGATTTATCTTCACGAAAACTGCTTTGATGTAATTCGTGACGACTTTCTTCCGATGTGGGGAACGATGTGGCAGTTTAATGACCCGTGTGATACATGGCGTATTGAGGAGACTCAGTGGCGTCAGAAGATGGCTGATTGTGGATTCCGAATCTATACGCAAGAAGATTACGGTTACATCTTTGGCATTGATGGGGCTGGCTACGATTTTTATTCTGATCACTGGATTCCTCTTTATGAGAAGTGGGGTCTGCATTGGGATGATGAGACTGTGAAGGAGATGAAAGAGAATGCATAAGTACACTCAGAAAGAACTGAAGAATATGGTTGCCCTTGGAATGGCAGAGGATGTTACTCGTGCAAACGATGAGGATTATGAAAAGATTATCAAAAGAGAAGATTATCTTTCTCAGGTCGGATATTCCTCTGGCGTTTATGGTTGTAACGGAATGTTACTGAGAGGTTATAAAACAGGTGGTTATTATGCAGTGACTTCAAGAACGTCAGCCATTTATCTTTTTGGTTAAGAGGTTAAAGCTTTGATTGTTGATAGCATTCTCGATCGCCGGGACGGAAGGCACTACAGTGCATACGACTTCTATCTTGAAGTCAGAAAGTATGAACGCCTAGGTGTTGGAACTCGCGGTGAAGATATCTCGTTGGCAATGGACTACGGTGACAACCGTGATGTGCAGCGTGTTCTGTGTCAGTATATCCAGCGCAATGGATACCCAGCAGATATTGAGGACTACATAAGAAGTCAAGTCTGGGTAGTGTAAGCAGCAGATGCTAGGTGATTAGCGGTACTAGGGCAGACATAACCGCTACCAGAATGCGAAAACACAAAAATATTAAAAGGAGTGTTAGGTATGAAATATTTGAGTGCAAAAAAGTTTTCAAGGGACGCACATCCATCAATCCATTACACCGGCAGCGTCCGAGGTATGAAAAAGCTTGGATTATGGGGAAAACATGATAAATGTGTTCGTTGTGGTAATTATATTTATAATTTATCTATCTGGATTGGTGGATACGATTTTTGGCATTAAAAGGAGCGATTGATATGGAAACAATGTACGACCGCATTAAGCGAATGGATAAGCATGAGCTTGCTGAGTTTATCTATGTTGTTTATCAAGCTGGTGTTAAAGATGGTGAACAGAATCTTTGTGATTCTCCTGCTGGATTTTTTGGTTGCGGTTACTTCCTTAATGATAATGCAAAAGTATGGATGCCGAATGATAAGCCCGAAGATCTTTATGATGCTTTTTATATCTAAACATTAAAAGGAGTGTTCTGTATGAAACGTTTCACCTTGTATGACATTCGCACTGTTGATGATGGTTGCGGTGTACAGGTTTGTAGGTCAGAGCGATACGATTCTATTGTTTTGCTTGATCCTGATGATTCCAAGAAGAAACTGGGTGAGTTTGATACGATTGGAGAGTTGAAGGAGCTCCTTTATGAGTTTGGTTTACAGTCTTCTTTAAAGAATATCTTAGATGATATCGAAGCGGAAGAAGATTATTATGAAGATTAAAATCATGCTTTTATGAGGTAAGAAAAATGTATTCGGAAAAGGAATTTATTGAAGCATATTGCTGGATGTACGGTCGGACGAAAAAGCAAGCAAAGTTTGCTTATAAAATCTATAGTGACAAGACTATTAAAGATGTTGTGGATACCTACAAGCGTAATTGTAAGAAGGCATTTTACGAAGACTAAATTGAGGTGAGAAAATGACTGAAAAAGATAAGCGTATTTTGAAATACGCAATTGATAACTTGGTTGCAAGAGAGAATAGTTTGTGTGAAGGATTTTGTAAAAATAATCCTACGCATAGAGCAGAACGTGAGCGTGACCGGGATTTGATTATCTTTGGTATTCGTGATGTTTTGTGTGAAGTTGAGCGTCTTGAAGAACAAGAGAAAGAGATGCTGGAGAAAGTCAAACATGAAGTGGTTCAGTTTTGATTGGGGTGATAAAAATGAGTAGTTACAAACCGGAAGAAGTCTGGACTGCATTTGATGTTTTATCAAGCAGAATTGCCGATTCTGATGAAATCGGGCAGAAGCGTTTAAGACAAATCAAGATCACTCTTACAGAATACTTTGAAATGATTAGGCATCTAAAGAAAACTCCTTTATGGGATATTTTTGAGTATGAAAAGAAGCTAGAACAGCCGCTTGACCTTTTGGTTTATGAAAATAATCATCTCAAAGAAGAAATCAATAAACTTCATAAAAAGCTTGGTATTAAAGAAAAATATAAAACAAATCCATACGATTATATGTTCCAAGATGAAGCTGGATTTAGAGACAAGGAGTGATTCTATGACCAACACTGAAAAGAATATTGTTCTCGCAGCTCTTTCTTCTTACCGGCGTAAGCTGATGGATCAGAGTGTTTCGTTCCTTAGAGCAGGGAATCATGAGGATGCAAAACAATCAACGATGGAAGCAGCCAACGTGAATGCGCTGGTGATTAAGTTCACAAGAGAAAAGGAGCTTGCAATATGAATAGCGAAAATAAGATTGTTGTGACCAGCTGGAATGGGAAGTCTTGGGAGATGACACCTGAACAGATTGAGGCGGCATACCGCTACAAAGAGCATCAGTATCGTATTGAAGATGCAGAGAATCAGCTTGATGGCAATGCTGATTGGATTGAGGAAGAATACGGTTATTCTCACGATGAGATTATGGACTTTGCTGACGAGTTAGCAGAACGATTCGAGGACAAATTTGATTGTAATGTATCAGAAAATGATGATTGGGTAGCACGCATCATAGAGATGTTTGACGTCGCAGGTAGAAAGGAGAGCAACGATGACTAATCCTTGCCGTTATTGTGTAGCACCGGATCGTTATCCTGGTTGCCACGACCATTGCGAAAAGTTAAAAGCCCATCGTGAAAGTGATGAGTATAAAAAGCTGTGCGAATATAAGAATACATACCTAAAAAGCCATTCGACAGCAAGTTCTTCCCAGATTAACAAAGCGATGCGGTACTTCAAATGTAAAGGTTATAGCCTTTATGGATTCAAGAATGTTGGGAGTGTGTAAAATGAACGGCTATTACGTTACTATTGAAACAAGCATTACTTACACAACGTTTGTTGAAGCAGACAACAAAGATGATGCTTATGAAATTGCGAAAGATAGATTTGTTGCCGGTGAAATCGAACCAGATAATCCAAACCCAACGGATATTGATTGTGTTACGATAAAAGACGCAGAGGAGTGATAAAATGTGGGATTTAGTTGAAAATGAATATTCTAAAAAATATGGAATTGGGTGCGCAACCTTTTTTTGTGACAAACAATTAAAAACAGCAATGGTTATGTATAAATATAATGGCCGTAGCGTTATGTTTTGCTATTCCGAGTACGATAATAAGATTCTATCTGACGGTGATAAAGACGAAATTGAGATGACAATCAAAATGAAACTCAACTTTTGGAAGGATTAACTATGTGGGATCTGAGGGAAGTTCACGCTTGTTTTGATGGCGAAGGCTGGGTTTGGAATGAATCTTTTCATCACAAGAATGTGTTCGTAGGAGAGAATGAAGATCCGAAAGAAATCTTTTGGCAGGAATGTCAGATGTTCTTTCTTCAGGATTATCTAAGCAAGTGTGAAATCGTGGATGATGGCGATATTCTGGAACTTCAATTGAAGGGTTCCGGTGAGCCGGTTCTTGCTATGGTGATTGCAGAGTAAAGGAGAATGAATTATGACACGGTTTTATCTTAATGCAGGCGCTCTTAATCGTTGGATGTATCAGAATAAAGCACAATACACGGGTGTTTACGTTGAGGGTGTTCTGGTTGATAGTTTTGTCGTTGAAACAAAGCGTGGAATCGCAGCTATCTATGAACACTACATGAATGAGTGGACAAGCAACTATTATGTTGAGTTTACCGATTATAAGAATGGTTTTAAGAATGGCGAGGTCGATAAGATTTGGTCTGATTGGTACGCTTTTGAAGAAAAGGCAAGCGCATAAGAGGTGAGTGAATATGGATAAAGATAAAAAGGTTTTTGAAATTGATACGGCAATCGGAAAGCTAGTTATTCGTGAAAATTGGGACCATGATTATCCTGGTGTAAGCGTTTATTTTAAGCGACCAGATGGGGCAGAGATTAACATATCTGATACGGAAGTTGATAACGAAACAGGCGATGTAAATGTTTTTGTATGGGATGACCCTAACAACGAGGATTATTCAGAAATGACAACGATTAGCAGAGAAGAACTTCTTAATGAAGAAGATTGATAAAAGGGAGATTTTAGATATGGAAACTTATACTGTTGTTGTTACTGTTTTGCCCGAAGGTGAAGAAGAAAAACAGGAATTTAGCTTCAAAACTTTCGCAGATTCCATCGAAGATGTCGTGTTTGATTTGCAAAATGATTTGGACGTATAAGGAGAGCTGAATATGACTAGTTTATATTGCTACGATAATGAAATCATAAAATGGACTTACGGCGACAATCTATATTGTTTGCATATTCAGCACGATGACATTGCAGACAATAACCCTCGCTGGTGGGATGACCATAATTCCGTAATGGCTTGTTTCCATTCTCGTTATCGTCTTGGTGATAAGATTGATGCGAGTACGGCAGAAGAGTTTTGGAATGATCTTGTTTACGAGTATTGTACCGATGATGAGATTGTCAAATCTTTAATTGATATGAAGTTAGAAGGAGTATGTGCGATTATCGACAATGATAATAGCATTTGCGATGAAGTTCGATATGCGATTTGTAGTAGCGGAGACAAAACCAATCCTTGGTATATTGACCTGAAATATAATGAAATCCCAGTGTACGCTCGTGGTGAATTTTCTATTCGCGATTGTCAGATTCTTCTTGATAAGCATATCGCATGGCTTCCTCTTTGGCTGCATGACCATTCTGGTTTGTCTATGGATTGCGATACGCAGTTCAGAGGTTCATGGGATGATAGTAATGTTGGCTGGATTGTTACCGCTATTACGGATGGTTCGAATAATACCAAAAATGAAGCAGAACGAATCATGCGTGATGAGGTGAAGGAATACAGTGACTATCTTTCTGGTGAGAACTACGGCTATACGCTTTATCGAGAAGACCACGGAGAATGGAAGGAGATTGACAGAGCATTTGGATTTATCGGTTCCGATGTGCTTGAAAACGGTATCGTATATAGTGTTGGTTGTAGTCTCGAAAAGGCGTTAAAAGAAGATCGGTGCCGTATCGGTGATGCAGAGAAGGTTGTGACCGTTACTTATAACTTTGATAAATGTTGAATTTTAGAAGGAAAATAAAATGGATGACAACATGATGGAACGTCAAATTGCTGATTATATGGTAAAGTATGGCACTGAAAATACGGATTTTGGGGCTTGGGTATTTGAAGTGGACGAACTTGCAAAGAAATTTGGTATCGAAAAGAAGTGGATTCAAGAACACGATGACGGGATTATGTCGTGGCTATACCTTAGAGAAGAAGTTATAGATGTAGAACGTGAACTTGGTGGTGATGATTTTACTACGCAATTGTTTGACGTTCGTTTTAGTCCGTGCTTTTGCTCAGGTTTGGAAGATTTTTGAAAGGAATAATATCATGAAAAAGGCTTTATACACAAAAGACGAACTTTATAATCTCCTGAAAAATGGTGCCATTCTTGATGAATTGCTTGAGATGAGTGATGGGCAAGAATGTACGATATTTAAGGCTGATTATTTTCCTGAAGAAGATAATTATAATATCGTTATTTATATTCCTGATCTCGATATGAATGGTGTTATCTATGACCGTAAAATGACTTTGCAAGAACTTGCAGACGCATATACGAACTTTTACACTGCACAGGATATTATTGATATCTGTGAAGGTGATGAAAAGAAGGCAAAACGCGTGTTTTACAATTGTGATTGGCAGCATCCCTCCACCGAATTTACAGAAATGGAAGCATTTGACGAAGAAGATGATTACGATGTTCAGTATTATTTTGCTGAAACTCGTTGGTGTATCGATGACGTTATCGATGCGGCAAAAAGAAAAGGCATTGTATTGAGCCCGCAGCAGGCTGAACAGTGGTGGTTAAAGAACGAGAAGTGGTTTAAGGATACGCTTACTGAATATGGTAACGAGATTCTTTTTAATGCAGATTTTAGTGAGGTGTAAATATGTGGTGTGTTATCGAATGTGGTTCTAAAGGTGAAATTTTTGAGCCTGAGTTTTTTCAAAACGAAAAAGAAGCTATGAAATATATCGTGGATGATTCGAAAGAATGCTATGCAATGTATTCTGACCTTCCTAATGTTCTGGCTTATTATGATAGTGACGAACTCGAAGCACAGGTTTGGACGGATGAATTTAGTTTCAGATGGAAAGCATTTGATGTTTCTGGTAAGTTAATGTAAAAGGAGAGTTTTATTATGAAATATGACACTCAAGCGATGGCCGAGGTTCTTTGTAAAACAGCAGGCGTTGAATATAGCTCTGATTTGGAAAAATTGCTGTACCATTTAGATGTTCAAGCACAAAATCCTTACAATGCAGATTTTCGGCGTACAGGTTTGGCTATCATTGCAAAAGTGTGTGAGGAGTTGGAAAAACGATAATGTATTACCATCTTGAATATTCTGTTAGACACTTTATGTACGGCGATACATATAGAGGACATGAAATATATCCAACAAAAGAACTGCGTGATGCAGAACTTGATTGGATGAAAACGTGTTACAGCAAGCCGACAGAGCTTGTCTATGCAACGTATGAAACCGAAACACTTAATGAAGATAAGATAATAATATGAAGGAGAATGAACATGACGGCATGTGAGATTGCAAGAGATTTCGTCAGTACAATGAACCCATCAAGGTGGGCTGGTGTTGGTCAGAAACCTGATAACTTCGACACCAGAATTAAAACATACACCATTGATGGTTTTCATGAATATGAGCTTGATATTTCATATGATGAAGATGAGCTTGGTTACGTTGTTATGCTTGAAATAAGATGGGCAGACGATGGAGAGTTGATTTACGTTCTTGACACTCAACGTGTTAATTCTGAAGATGCAATAGAATACTCAATCAATTCTCTTATTGATAATCTTTAATAAAATCGAGGTTTTAAAAATGTGGACTTTTAATAGGATTTATCTTCGGGAAAGTTGTATTTTGCTTGTTGAGGAGAACGGAGAAAAGAGTGCAATCACAACAAGTGCATATGACTTAATAAGAATGTACAATAACGGCGAGAGTGAATGTCCTTGTGATAACGCAAAGGTTATTTATTGCTCGATTTTTAATGTAAAAATGAAATGTAAAACGTTCAAAGAACTTATGGATATGCTTGAGAAAATTGTAGCTGATTGTTGTTGAGGTTTTAGATATGAAAAATAAAGCAGTGATTGTTGTTTATGACGATACGATGTGTAATGGTCCTTACAGTGCAGAGCACAAAACAATGGAAGATGCGGTAGAGTCTGTTAATAATGATTTTGAGAGCCTGATGAAAGAACTGCGAGATGAAGGCTATGAACCTGAATGGATACGTGACGGCCATCATATGCTTGAGGTTTATGTTCCGAATACGTCTATTAACGCATGGTGGGATTTTGAGTAAGGAGAATTAAAAATGGATACTAATGAAATCAAGATATTTGAACAGAAGATGATTGACGGTGCATTTATTGATGCTGTTGATTATGATCCGAAGGTGGCTGCACGAGCTGTGGGAGCACGTAAGATGAAAATGAAGGGTGTGTGCTCCTTTAATGAATACATTGGTTATTTGCAGACCATTACCGGTAACGCAAAGTTGTTCTGGAAGTATCAGTTTTGAGGTGAAAAATATGGTTCTGAAACTTGAATTTACCGATGGTCATAAGCCTTGGATATCATTTCCAATGAATAGAGAAGAAGCTCTAAAACTGTGGAATAGTCTAAGTAAGATGCCAACAGTACGACCAGAGTTCAGGTTTGGCAAATTGAAGTGTCGCTGTGATTGTCTTGGTAACTGGTATGTTGCTCAATGGTTTGATGGAATGCACAAGAGTAAGACGTTTAGATACCTTGCTAATGCTTTGAAATACATGGAAAAAGAAATGGTTTGAGGTGATAGTATGAGTGAATTTGAAAATAAAGTTTTTGATATTTGGAATCGTTTTGTGAGGAATTTGCCTTGTTATCCAGAAGAAGGTTGTGACCGTTGGTGTGACGGTGAGAACATTCTATGCAAAACAAACGAAGATGCTCAGAGTGTTGCTGATTATATTGATGAAAAGGCTGGAGCGTCAGTATCTGCTACTGGTTTTTATGACCCAGAAGAAGATAAACGAATGGGGTGTGTAGATAAGTACACCGGTTGGTATTACGTCACGATTTGATAAAACAGTTCTTCTAGGAGGGAAGATAAAATGAATGAAAAGCAATTTGCAATTGATACACCTATCGGAAAGATTATCGCAGAAGGCATTACAGAGCCATATCCTGAGATTGTGATTTACCTTAAAAGAAATGATGGCGAAACAATTAACCTGTCTAGTATCAATTACGAAAGTTGTGGTGATATTGAAAGTTATCTTTGGATGGATGTGTTCAGTGATGAGTACACGAATCATAAGAGCTGGCCGTTTGAAGATTTGACCGCAGATTTTTCTTAATAAATATAAAGGAGTAAAACAAAATGACTACCAACAATCCTATGACCGTAATAACCTCAAAGTCCTTTGGCGCACTGAATGTGGATGTGTACCAGAATGACAAGCACCAGTATTACATGACACGTGAACAAATTGGTGCGGCGCTGGAGTACAATAATCCTAATAAGGCAATTCAAAACATCCATGTTAAGAATACGGATCGTCTTGACCCTCTTTCAACATCCCTCAAACTGAGGAAAGTTGAAGGTGGAATCACGAAAGAGCGTGAAATTATTTGTTACAGTTTGCGTGGTGTTATGGAAATCTGCCGTCTTTCTCGTCAGCCGAAAGCAGACGCGTTCATGGATTTCTGCTGGGACATTATGAAATCTCTGATGCGTGGTGATTCTGTTCTGGCTACTCCTAAGATGGATGCTGCACTGAGCAAGGAATTCATTGATGTAAGACTTCACGCTCTGTTTGATAGCATGAAGAATCTTCAGAGTGAACTTGATTCCACCCGCAAAGATCTTAGTGAACAGATTGAAGAAGCTCGCGCTACTAGCAACGAAGCACTGAATGTGATTAGCAGCGTATCTCAGTGTGTCCATCAGATTAAGGATAAGCAGATGGACGATGCGATTCGTTCTACCAGAAACTTCACTCCTCGTAAGGATGTGATGAGCGACTGGCGTAAGAAGATGTATGAACGTATCAATGTGATTGCCGCAATCAATAAAATGAAGGTACAGGATGTATTCCGTGATATTTACGAATATATGAATCGTGTCTATACCTTCGTTATTGAGGAAGAGCGCAGAAAGTATTGCGCAAGAACTGGTCGTACTGGTCACATTCCTACGATTGATATTGTTGAAGCAAGTACGATGTACAAGTCTATCTTCGGAGCCTTGGTTGAAGATTCGTATACTGAAGCAATCAATAAGAAGAAGGAAGAGGCTGTTGAACAGAAGGCTCTGCCTGAAGCTAAAGTTGTTGAAGCAGCTCCTGAAGTGGATGTTTGTGTTGCTCCTGTGATTAATGTGGAAGCCAAGGAAGTTGAGCCTGAGCCGGTTGTGGAGGAAAAGCCCAAGAAGCAGAGCGAAACGGCAAAAATTCTTTTCCCCATTATGCTTCCTCTGGCAGAAAAGCTTGGTGATAAGCCGCAGTACAAGCACACTTACACTCTGATTTATGAGCGTATTGGCTATAAGAAAATGAATAATTTGTTTGTGGCTTACGAAAAGGCACACGGTAATGCACCTCATCCGAAAACTAAGGTGTTTATCGAAAATGAAAAGAATCTCGCGCTGTTTAAGAAAACTGTAAAGCAGCTGATGAAAGAGCAGGAGAATAAGTAATGTATGTAATCTCGAATGGTCATAACTACATTATGAAACGGAAGGGAGGTCGAATCTGCGCCACCTGTGATATCAATCTGGCATTACAGTTTGAATCCAAGGGGCTTGCGATTTGTGAGATCAACAAGCTTCCCGCCGGGTATAAGAACGGGCACTACGCACCGAAGTCTATGGATGAAGCTACCATTGCAGGCAAGAGTCCAAATATAACGGCTCCGGCTGTAAAGTCAAATACATACGCATTTCACATGGAAGATTCTGAATGGCTGGCGGAACTTAAAAAGAATTTGGTTATCACAGATAAAACCATGTGTAATTTGAAAAAGATGTATTCAAAAGTGTACGGTGATTTGACTGCCGCAAGTGATGAGATTGATGACCTTGAGCACGCTATTGAGTTCAAGACTGTTAATGCAGCACAAGGTTATCAGCTTATGGCAGAACTCAAAAGAGCTCGCCGGAAGCGCAGAGAAGCCAAGGACGCAAAGCTTTTGCTTGAAATCGTTATGAATACTGAAACCAGAGAGTGGGGAGATGGCAAGCTAGAAACTGCTATTGAACAGCTTGGCACTCGTCAGTTCACTCCAAAGGTTCGTAATGATCTGTTTGAAAAGAAATGAGGTACATAAAAATGAAGGTCTATATTTTACATGAATGCATTGATTCTAGCGATTTCTATGCCGAAAGTAATGTGATTGCCGCTACCAAGGATAGAATCTGGGAAACTGGAAGGATGATCGACTTGTTTAATGAGTGCAAGGATGATAATCAACCAGTAGATGAAGATGAAACATGGTGTACAAATTGGGAAGCACATGTTGTATGTAACGGTGATAACTATTATCGTCACCATTGGAAGATTGATGAGCTTGAGGTGTAAGGTATGCTCAAATATGGAAATATAACGTGTAAACGTTGTGGTATTACATGGTATGGACCAAAATGCGGAAAGCTTTACTGTGAAGAGTGTCGTAAGGTTGTAAACAACGAGAAGAGTCTCAAGTGGTATAGAAGTAATAGAGAACTGGTTGCGAGGAATCGTGCAGAGAGAAAAGCAATGAGGTGAATGTGATGAGTGCAGCCGTTGAAAGAAAAGAAGAACAGATATCTAAATTGATTTATTTTAATCCAAAGCCTTCTGTTCCGGCTAAAAAACGTGGTGTTACAAAAAGTAAGCAGAAGCGTAAGCGTAATATTTCTCCAATTAGAAGCTTGGATGATGTTCAAATGATTTCGGAATACTTCTGGGATAAAAAGCAGTATCGTAACTGGTGTTTATTTAATGTTGGTATCGCAACCGGGTTACGTGCTAGTGATTTGCTTAAATTGAAAGTTTCCGATATGTCTTATTGTCTTTACAATGGAAAGATTGAAGTGGTTGAAGACGCTGGAGTGTGTATCGTTGAGGAAAAAACATCTAAATATCGTGAGATTATTCTTACTCCAGAAGCGAGAGACATTGTTGAAACATATATCAAGATTGCGAATCTTGGATATGACGACTGGATGTTTCCGTCTCGACAAGGGAGTTGGAAAAAGTCTTTAAGAACAAATGGTGGAGATGGGAAAACTGGTATTCCTCATATTGCAGAACCCAAAAAGGCCGGTGATCCTATTGATGTTGATTCTTTTGCTCGTATCCTTCGTAATGCTGGCAGAGATTTGGGTCTTAATTACAAGATTGCATCTCATTCTTGCCGTAAGACATTTGGTTATCGTGAGATGTGCCTTAATAAAGATGATAACCAGGCGTTGTCTTGGATTCAGGGTCAGTTGAATCATAGTAGTCAGGATATTACATTACGGTACGTTGGTTTTGATGAGGATAAGGCAAAAGAATATTATAAGAAGACTTTTTATGGTGTGAATACACACAGCTTGGAAGACTGAGGTGTATGATGGCTGATACTTATATTAAAATCTGGGATACCTATGAGAGCTACTTTGAACCCCTTAGTGCTGCTGAGGTGGGGCGTCTGGTATTGGCGATGATGAAATACAAATCGTCTGGAACAGAGCCTGAACTCAACGGAAATGAGCGGTATGTGTGGCCTGCTGTGAAGAGAGATTTGGATAAAGATGCCGAATACATCGAAGGTAAGAGGATTTCTGGTAAAGCTGGTGGCTCATCAAGCAAGCGTAAGCAAAACGAAGCAAATGCAAGCAAAACAAAGCTAGAAAAAGAAAAAGAGAAAGAAAAAGATAAGATATCGTCTTCGTCTTGTGATGAGACGACAACGACGAAACCTATCGAGGATGTTTTCCGAGAAAATATCGGGAAGCTTGGTGCTACTGGTCAAAAGGCTTTAGCAGAATATGTTGAGCGTATGGGCGATGAACTTGTACTTGCTGTGATTGGAAAGTGTTCTGATCTCGGCGGTAGCACATGGGCTTATGTGCGAAAAGCTCTGGATGAAGCAGAATCTCTTGGTTGCAAGACTGTTGATGATTATCGCCGGGCTTGTCCGATAGGGAGTGGTCGTAACACAAGAGTGACTAGGGAGATGCCTAGCGGTGGTGATTGGCTGAAGAACGCGACGCATAGACGTCCACTGATAAAGAAAGACGCTTAAAAGTAATATTTTAGGAGGAGCTTATGGGTAATTGGTACAAAGTATCAGGTCAATACGATGACGGTTGTAAGGTGTATAAGAAAGACTATATCGTCTTTGCAGAGTCCGGCTCTGATGCAGAACAAAAGATTTTTCACTTGAAATTGCCGTATGATTGTTCTTTTTTCCTTGCACGGTAACTCAGTTGATTAAAAATATTATTTATGAATTTTAATAAATGAGTGATTTTAGGAGGTTTGAATTATGGGACTGTTACTTGGTTTGGGTTTACTTGGCGCAGCATTTGGTATTGACACAGTAAAGCTTTTATCAAATAAAATAAACCATCCCACAGAAAATATGCATTGGCTTTTTGCTTTTGAACTGTTTAAAACAATATTACAAATCAATATATAAAATGCGAATCAAGGGTTGAATTTTCCGAATAAAATGGTAAACATAGCGAACGCAACACGGCCAAAGATATGTAGGAGCAGGCCTTGAGAAGAGCGCACTTTGGAAGCGGCCTGAATATTTGTCAGG